TGATTCTGAGAAGACTATCGAACAAAGTAGTGTTATGAAGGAGAAGAGAGTTATGGAAGCTCCTTTAAGCACAAGATATTGTCCTGATCATCCTGGTGCTCAAATAGCTCGTATTGGAGAGCATGTTTGGCAATGTGAATTAGATAAGAAAGTTTACAATTTTGAGACAGGGTTCACCATGGAGGATGGTACAAAAGTGCCTGGTGGTGATGTTTCAGAGCAGACCCAAGGTATGAATTTACCTGGATATACCATGTTTGATACCCGCGAAGGAAGGCTTAATTCGGGTAGATAATTATGGTAATAGATAATGAACAAAAATGCCTTACAGAAAATATTACAACATCCCGACAAAGATGAAATAATATCTAAGTTGGTTATTGGTATTACACCAAAAGACATACATGACTGGCTATCCGCTAAATACATAAACGCTAGTGAAAAGAAGTTTGTGGTTGCGGAGAAGTCTATAAGTTCATTTCAGAATAATTATCTGGATATTTATAATATGATTCAGGAAGATGTGGTAAAGTCAAAGTCAGCTCTTGCCACAAACACTGAAGAAGAATTAGCTTTATCTGTTCAGAATAATCCTACTTATAAAAGTAAGATGTTAGAGCTAGCAGGTAAAGAATTAGATATTCGCAAGATGGTTGCAAACTTATGTGTAGCTATAGAAATAAGAATTGGTCAAGTATTTGATGAAATTCAGGAAGACCCCAGAAATATTAATACTAGAATTGATCGCTTATTAATTGATTATGCAGAAACATTAGGCATAATTCTTGAGAAATATTATAAGTTTACTGAAGAGCCCGCTCAAAATGTTATTCAGCATAATGTGACTTTGAATGTTATGGATCAGCATATTTCGGTATTTCATGATATAATCAAGGATGTTTTATCACATATGGATCTGGAAGCTTCTATGTATTTTATGGAACTATTTAATGAGAGATTTTCTAAACTGAAACTCCCTCCAGCAAATGTCATATCAAATACAGATACTAGACTAACAGAAGCCAAAGTTTTAAGCGAAACAATTGACAAGAAGATAAATGGATGAACCATGGCAAATGAATCTAAAGATATAACTTGGACAGATTTAATTAAAGGACTTCCTGATCCTGTTCCAGCTGAACCATCAGAAAAAGAATTGTCTAATCTACATGAGATTTTGTCTAATCTGGGGTTAAGTTCAGATTATGATCTTGGAGAAGATTCTGAAAAAGTTTATGATTTAGATGATCCTAGATTTAAAATCAATTTCCCTGATAAAGAAGAACTTGATAAAAGATATAAAGAAATTATGGAAAATTTTAAGTCTTCTGAAGGTTTTAAGTTGGCATATCCAAATAATCAGTTTATGAATATTCCTGGTTCTCATAATCTTGATAAATGGCTCACTGCGGTTAATCGTATTTATTATGACGTCAAAAAGGGAGAGGAAAGAAATGTAGCTATTCGTGAAGCTACTGCTGGATGGAAGACTATGGAAGTTTATGATTTTCTTAATTGGCTTAAATATTATGAAGGTGGAAATCAGTTAAAATATAAGAAGGCACAGAAGTGGTATGGTGACGCTGATATCGGATATCTTTTGCCAATTAAAAATGACAAACAACCAGCAAAAGAGGAAAGCAGTTCTGATCCAACTAAGGGCATGTCAAAAAAGAAAAGAGAAGAGATAGAGAACCAAAGAAAAAAGATTATTGGGAGATTAGATTCTGCTGAAAAACTTATTAGATCTCTTGAAGGTCAAGATTTAGCAGAAGATCAATTTGAAAGTCTTTTAAAAACTCTTCATGAATTAAAGCAAAAGATTTATATGGTCAACAAGAAAAGCACCTCTTCAAAATTATATGAGGATATGATTGTAAGAGAAGCAAATAGGTTGACTCATAATGGTCATGGAAAAGCCGCTGGACTGTTATTATATTCTTTGCATAAGGTATCTGCAATGGAACCGGTGAGTGGTGAAGGAGCTAAACAAGAAAAATCTGCTCCACCAAAAGATAATGCTAAAGAAAAGGTACCAGCACCTGCCTCTGCAAAAGAAGAAAAGAAAGATGCTATTCCTGCTGCAAAATCACCTGCAGAACCAACAAATATGTCTGTGGATCAAGGAAGTGGTGAAGTGGGAGGGTTACCATCAGTAGGACCAGGAATGGTGCCACCTCAGAATAATCCTCCAAAGCCAGTATCACCAGGTATTGCAGAATTTATGCAAGGATTATCAACATCATTAAAGACTGATGAAGAACTTGAAGTAAATGATAATGATGATGATTTATATGTTGAGGCGCAAGTTGAATCTCCTGCTCCAAGACCAATTCCTCCACCAAATAAGGATCTGAAAGATGAAAATTTGGAAATAAAAGAAGAGGAAATAGGATCTAAATCTGACAAAGATTTAGATAAAATGGTAGAAACTTTGTTTTCTAATTTAACAATGAATGATATTGTTGCTAAATTTGAAGATATTGCAAAGTTTTATAAGACAAGAGAAATGGCTCGTCAATTATCTCTGGCTGACATGATGTTGGATAGTAAAGGACTATCGCCATTCTTCCCTTCATTATCTGAGGCAACTAATAAAGCTTTGGAAGCAAACAACTATATTCTTACTCGTATTGAAGATATTATTTCTAAACTTCGTGGAACATTAAAAACTAGAGATATTGATATGACAGGGGAAGAGAAAGAGGGAACTCCTGAAATAGAAAAAGTTAAAGATCTTCTTGAGGAGAAAGAAAGAAAAGAAGAGGCAAGGAAAGCTAAGAGACAAGAAGAGGCAGAAAAGGAAGTTCCAGAAGTAGAAATGGATTTGAAGGAGCCTGCACCAATACCTCCTCCAGCACCTCCAGCACCAAAACCAGCATAATGTGATATAAATGTATGAAGCTACGAGACCTTAATAATTTTTGTATATATAAGATTACCAATTTAATGAATGGTAAAGTATATATTGGAAAAACATCTAATATAGAAAAAAGATGGAAGCGTCATATTAGTGTGGCTAAAAATAAAGAAAGAAAAGCATATCAATATTTACATAAATCAATAAATAAATATGGTGTTTATAATTTTAATATTGAAGTTTTGGAGAATTGCTTAACAGAAATTGAAGCTTTTGAAAAAGAAAAAAAATGGATTGAAAAGTTTAACTCCAATGATTATAATTTTGGTATGAATTTAACAGATGGTGGTGAAGGTACATCTGGGGTGAAATGGTCTGAAGAGTCTCGTGATAAAATACGAGGAGAAAATAACCACAATTATGGAAAAAAAATATCTGATGATATAAAATCTAAAATATCTAAATCTGTTAGTGGTGAAAATAATGGATTTTATGGCAAAACACATTCAGAAGAGGTTGTTAATTTTCTTAAAAATAGAGAAATTTCAGAAGAATTAAAAAAAGTAATAAGTTGCAAATGTAGGGGGAGCAATCAATCTAGTGCTAAATTAACTGAAAAAGATGTATTAGATATACGAGATAAGTGGAATAGTGGTAAATATTCTCAAACTGAATTAGCTAAATTATATAATGTTAAACCTAATACTATTAATCAAATAGTAAATAGAAAAAGGTGGACACATATATGAAACTAAAAGAATTATTATATTTATTAGGCAAAACAGCTATAGATATAAAAGCTTCATATCCTATGATATGTGGAGGTACGCCGAGGGATAAGTATCTGGATCAATTAGAGAAGGTTTCAGATATTGATATTACTACTGGTGATAAGACAATAGATTACTTATCTGAAGCTTTTGCTGATAAACTTGGGAAGCAATATAAGGTAAGTAGAAAGACAATGCCAGATGGTCATAGTACTGTTTTTATTGGAGATCTAAAATTAGATTTTTCATCAAATTTTGTAATACCAAATATAGATTTATACTTACAAAAACTTGGAATTAAGGAGCCCACTAATTTCCAAAGAGAGATGTTTAGTAGGGATTTTACCTGCAACGCTCTTTTATTATCTTTAGATCTAAAGAATATTATTGACCCTACTAATAGAGGGTTCAAAGATATAAAAGAAAAGAAGATTAAAACATGTTTGGCTCCAGAAATAACATTAACTTCTAATAAGAATAGAGTAATTAGATCGGTATACCTATCATCAAAGCTAAATTTTGATATAGATAATTCAATAATTGAATTTGTTAAGAAAAATCCACAATCAGTTCAGGATTCATCTCAGAGTTCCTTGTCTAAGAAGCTAAATGAGGCTTTCACTTGGGATGCTGACCGTGCTGAGCACAATTTAACAAAGATGAATTTGTGGAATTACATTCCTATTACTAAAGAAGTTTATCCTTATTATATAAAACATATCAGAGGTGGTATAAATGCCTCAAAGTAAATCTGCTTATTTTCAAGGTGGTGGAAAAGAAAATGAACCAACACCTAAGAAGAAAAAATATAAGTCTGAGCCTGCTTTAGTTATGCAGCCAAGATTTAAAGAACCTTTGTTTAAAAATTATGATCTATATGAAACAGAAGGTGTCGATGGACCAGCAAAGCATGGTCCTGGTACCGGATTGTATCAGCATATGGATGAATACAAAAGTGTATCTGATTTCAGAGAAAAGAAAAAGAAGAATAAAGAAAAATACAAGGCGGAAGATTTATACAAATATGACGATGGTAGTATATCAAAGGCAAAAGAGAAAAAACATAAGAGAGCTGTTAGAAGAGTTGCTCTACTTATTGCGCTAGGCTGCGATGAAAATGATATAGATTTTCTTGTAGATGAACAAATTAAATCATCTCCAGTTTTAGGAGATAGTGGAACTGTTAGTAATTCTGTTCCAATTGGTGGGTTATTAGATAAATATATGCCCGAATATGATTTCGAAGGAAAACCACCTACTGATTTAGATTTTGGAACAAATTATGACAGTGATAATATCCATGACTATATTGCTAAGTTACAAGAGATTATGGATAAAAAACTTCAAACTCTTAACCCTAAAGAACCACCTGTTTTAGGTTTGCCACAAGGAATAGAGCCTGCTTCAGATTTAGATAATTTGTATGAGCAGGACCCAAGATATGGAACCACAGATTCAGGAAATACTTTTTATGATAAGATGTGGATTTAACAACGGGTAATTATTACATATAAATGCATAAGGTAGATAAAGCTAATATCAGAGGTATCTTGATGTCACTAGAATCTAAAGCACAGAATTTTTTGTTTGATCCAATGCCAGATCAAAATTTGGCGGGGGATTTTTTCCTTGGTTTAGACCTTCCTGAAGAGGAACTTGAAGTTGTGGAAGAACCACAAGAATTTAAACTAGAAGTTCCCGATGAAATTGAGGTGGAAGACCGCGAAGAACCACTAGAAGTCACTCTTGACTTTCCTGGTGATTTGCCTGGAGCGCCTGAAAGCCCAGAACAAGAAGAACCAGAGCCAGAGCTTGAGGTTGTTGATGGTGACGACTTAGATGCAAAGGATAAGAAAAAGAGCAAAGATCCAAAATGGGATTGGGAATCTAGAGGACCAGAAGGGTTTGTAATTTGGGTTAAAGAACGTTTTGATAGCGTTCCAAAGCATTCAGGTTATGATTCTGCAGGGCTAGAAAGAGCAATATCTTATCTTGATAGATTAGATAATGAAATATCAAAAGCTATGAGGATGGATCTTGGTGGTGAGTTAGATGCTAATAATGTTGAAGATATTAGATCAACTATTGAAGATGGTTTAGAAAGACTTGAGGCTCGTCTTGAAAAGATAAGGTCAAGAAAAGGAAAGAAAAGAAGGAAGAGTGCAGAGAGTGAATCAACACTACGTAAAGAGGCACAGAAAATTACTGGAGTTCAAGGTGTTGTTGCAGTAGCTCCTCTTTTTATTCTAAGGATTGCAAAGATTTGTATAAATGGAATGGTATCTGGCGGTCATGATATTGAAGATACTTATAATAGATTGGTTAAAAAATTCAATCTAAATGAGAGAGAACAATTTGAGACACTAGAACTTCTTGATAATATGGGTTATAAATTACGTCAAGATAGAGGTTTCTTAGCAGGTGAAGAGATTGACCCTTCAAGTAGCAATAATTTTGATTGGGCAGCAAACTATAGGAGCTAATATGTCAAAATATGTTAGACATCAACCAATTATTTCTAGAAATGCCGACAATGGTATTGAAGAGGACCATTGGTTAAGACAATTTCAAAAGAAATTGGAAAAAGGTGCTGTTCAACCAAAATCAGTTGATGAATATATGAATTCTATAATAAGTGGAAAATCAAAATATCCATCTGTTGAAGCTGCGGTAAAGGATATGCAAGACAGAAGTGGTTTAACTGAATATTTAGATAATATCAAAAAATCAGAAGAAGTAGATGACTCTTCTGTAAAAAAGACAGCATCAGATGATAATGATGTAATTGAAAAGGAAATGCCAGCTGAGTCCCTCCCTGTAGTCATTAAAAAATTCCCTTCAATAAAAGATACATTACAGAATATTGTAACTGAAACAAAAGGAAATTTATCTATTCCTGCAATTATTGATAGGCTAAAATCTATTCATCATAGTGATATTTCTGATGGAAAAGATTGGGAAGATGATGGTTTGATAATATTTGTTAGTAAAGTTAATCTTGAAGAAAAGAAAAATAATCCAATTGTAGATAACTTTTCTAATCTTGGTCGCAGAGAAGATGCAGCTTATGATGAGATAGACCCTTCAAATATGGATGCATTTCATATTTTGATGCCTGCAAAACACTGATTTTAATAATAATTTTGTATCCATATGGTAATATATGGTAATTTAATATATGAAGGATACAAGATTAGACGTATTTAATACGCTTAAGGATCAGCTCATGAGGATTGATCCTGTTATGTTTTGCGAAAAGTATCTCACTCTTGAGGGGGAGCCTTTTCGTTTAAGTGGCAATGGTTATAAACCATTTGCAGATATATACCGTTATATTGGACTTAAGGCATTAGAGCCAGAATCAAAACCAGTAATCATGGTTAAGGGACGCCAGGTTGGAGGTACAACTATGGCTTGTGCTCTTGAAATGTATTTTATGGGTTCAGGATTATTTGGTACTTCAGAAAAACCTCCAATAAGAATTATTCATGCTTTTCCTTTGTTAGAGTTAGCTGCTGCATATTCTAAGACAAAATTAAATCAAATGATGTCCACATCATTGATTAAAGAAGAAGATGCTAATGCTAAAAAGGGAGGTAAGATAAAGTCATATATGCAATCTTTGTTGGACACAACAAGTCCAACAAATGACTCTTTACATTTTAAACAATTCATTGGAGGAAATCATTTATGGATTGAGTCCACGGGAATTGATGCTGATAGGTTGATGGGAAGAATGCTAGCTTTAGATACAGATATTCCAACACCAAATGGATTTGTAAAATTAATTGATCTTAAAGTGGGCAGTGAATTATTTGATGAAAATGGAGAGGTATGCAAAATTACTAAAGTGCATCCAATTGATTTAAACCCTGTTTCATATAGGGTATTTTTTGATGATGGAACTACAGTTGATGCTTGTAAAGATCATTTATGGTTAACATATACTAGAAATGATCGCGTGTCTTTAAGTAAATTTGAAAGAGGAAAAATACAAAATCCACCAAATCCATCAATAAAAACAACAGAAGAGATACTAAATACACTACATCATCTTGGGGAGACAAATCATTCCATACCAAATTGTAAACCATTACAATATGATGAAAAAAAATTAATTATAGATCCTTATTTATTAGGGTTATGGCTTGGTGATGGAGATGGTTCTGGAAGAATAGAGTCTGCTGATCCAGAAATATTGGAAGGTTTTGATAGTCGAGTTATACCATCTTCTATTAATCATTGTGGTAAGTTTGGGGTATCTAAATCAAATTCTTATCGTGTAAAAGGGTTAACGTCCGATTTGCGTAAACTTGGTTTACTTAAAAATAGTCATAAAAAGTTTAATGAATTATATAATAAACATATCCCTGATTTATATATGCAATCTTCTATCAAACAAAGACTTGCATTATTACAGGGGCTACTCGATAGTGATGGTCATTGTGATAAAAATGGTAACGTAGAGTTTGTTCAAGTTGATAAAAATTTAGCTTATCAGGTTTTTGATTTAGTAAGAAGTTTAGGTATTAAAGCAAAGATATATAAACGAGAAAGTTGGAGATATGGTATAAAATATAAAGATAAGTATCGAGTTAGGTTTATTACTAATTTACCGGTATTTAGACTTAAAAGAAAATTAAAAAATCTTAAGCAGATACTTACAACTAAAAGTACACATAGATTTATTGTTGACATCAAACCTATTAATTCTGTACCTATGCGTTGTATAACTGTAGATAGTCACAATGGTTTATTTATTGTAACTAAATCATATATTCCAACACATAATACTGCGGACATCATATTTTTTGATGAGGTACAGAGAACAACCGGGCTCGCAATGGGAAATGCATTAAAGATTCTTACCAACGCAAAATATGGAAGACCAACAAAGGGTGTGCAAGTTTATTTTGGAACACCACGTAGTAAAGGTTCTGACTTCTATAAGATGTGGATGACATCTTCACAACAATATTATTATTTGGGATGTGAAGGTTGTGATAAACTTTTCCCACTATATACTCCAGGATCTGACGATTGGAAAGATATTTGGATTTACGATAAGATAGTTAGATGCCCTCATTGTGGAAAAGAACAAGATAAACTAGCAGCTGCTGATAGAGGTAAATGGGTAGCTCTTAAAGATCATAATGATCCTGAATGCAAGATGATTGGTTTTCACATTAATCAATTATATATGCCTAAGTTTACGAGACTTGACATCGATAATGAAATGCCTGGTAAGCACCCAATTAATACTGATAGAATATATAATACAGAAGTATTGGGAGAATTTTATCAAGGTGACAGCAGCCCAATTACTCCTGATGAGATTGCAGAAGCTTGTGGTGATATTGGTAGAAAGTTTAAATCTAGAATTTCACCAAAAGATGAACATATGGTTCTTCTTGGAATTGACTATGGTAAGAGAGGAGATCTTGAGCAACTAGCTAATCCAGAAAAAGCAGTAGTTAGAGGGCAATCATATAGTACTGCTGTTGTATTGGCTGCAAAAGGTCCTGGATTATTGTCTATTGAATTTGCTACAAAGTTTAAAAGAAATGATTTTGAAAGCAAGAAAGGTATAATAGATCAAATTCTTAGACAATATAGTGTTGATTTGGCAGTAGGAGACATTGGATATTCTCAAGACTTTTCCGAAACGCTTCATAAATCATATGGTGACCGCTATATTGTATCTCGTGCACATCCAAAAGTTAATAAGTTTGTAAAATATAATGCAGAAGCATTTCCTAAGGAAATAGTTTTTGAAAGAGATTATTATATTAGAGAGTTATATGAACAAATGAAGAAGGGACAAATAAGATTTCCATTTGGTGATTATGAAAAAATAGCATGGCTTGTTGAACATTGTGCAAGTATGGAGATAAAACCATCAATATCTAAAACTGGAGCAGATCCTGTTGCACATTATGTTAAAGGAAGTACACCTAATGATGGATTTATGGCTTTATTAAATGCTTATCTTGCATATAAGTTCTTAATTACACAAGGATTTACAAATAATAATCCACTTCTTCAAGAAGGAAGTTTTGATGATGTAAATAAACCAAGAGTAATGACAGGATTTATACAGAGACGTTTTTAATTTGTAAGCTCTTGATATATTATTAAATGAGTATAGTAGAGTATGCATGATGGAAAAGAGGCAGTATGTCCGGATTTAGAAAATTAAATGGTGGTATTCCTGAAATTGCAAGCTCTATAGTTGCAAACGGGATCTCAAGAAATAGTTATCAAAAAGCCCAGGGTGTTCCGCAAGTCAGCGCATTAATGGCAAAAAGCGTCTCAGAACAAAGAAGAGATACGTTAACACAAGAAGTTGCGCAAGGTCTATTTAAAGATGGATCTGGACCAACTTATAATGAGAATAGACAAACAACAAATTCTATTGTTAGTTGTTCTGTAGGTGTAAATAAATTTGCTCAGGTTGTAACATCTAATTGGGGGCATCGTGGTGGAGAGGGAGATGTTGTAAAACAAACTCCTGAAGTATATTCTCCATTATGGCTTAATAGTAATCTTAATTTGCCACGTGATAGGGCTACGATTAATGCTTGGTGCCGCAGTTTTTATGCATTAAATCCATTTGTTCATAATGCAATCAATTTGCATAGTACTTATCCAATAAGTAAATTAAATATCAAGTGCAAGAATAAAGAAATTGAACGCTTCTTTAATGATATGATTGAAGAAACAGATCTTATGAATATCTGCGTTCAAATAGCTCAAGAATATTGGCTTTTGGGCGAGTCTTTTGTATATGCAGAATTGGATGAGAGCAGTGGTAAATGGAGTAGGTTGCTTATCCAAAATCCTGATTATATGGTTGTTAAGAGAACTGTTGTTGCAGATGAGCCTCTTATCATGCTTATTCCCGATGAAAATCTAAAAAAGATTATCTTCTCTAATAGACCTACTGATATTGAACAAAGAAAACAATTAAATCAATTGATTATCGATTCTGTTAAACGTGGGGAGAATATTCCACTTGATAATTTTAATGTATCTCATTTGGCTAGAAGAATAAGCCCTTACGAAATTAGGGGAACTGGTCTTCCTGTTTGTATTTTTAGACAGCTTATGCTTTTTGACAAACTTCGTGAGTCAAAATACGCCCAAGCAGATAATATGATTAATCCATTAACATTAGTTAAGATTGGATCTGAACAATACAAACCAACATTTGCTGATATTGAAGCTTGGAGAAATGTTTTTGAAGAAGCTCAATATGATAAAGATTTTAAGATTTTTACACATGAGGGTGTAGCAATTGAGAGAATTGGTTATGGTCAGGGGATTTATGATATCTCTGGTGATATCACTCAGTTAATGAAAGAAATCTATGTTGGTCTACAGGTACCATCTGTATTGATGGATGGTGGTGCTGATACTACGTATGCAAATGGTGGTGTGGCTCTTGATGTTCTGAGACAGCGCTATATGCAATTCCGTAATATGTTATCTGCATGGTTAAAGAGAAAAATTTTTGCTCCTATTTCAAAGATCCAAGGATTTTATGATTATGATGGTGGAGAAAAGAAACTTATTGTTCCTGAAATTGATTGGAACCATATGTCAATTTTTGATGCTGGCGATTATATTCAGAATTTGATTACTTTGACAGGTGGTGGACCAGAACAGAAGAGAGCATCATTGCACACATTATATCGCTCAATGGGATTAGAGTATGAGGAAGAAACCAGAATGATGAGAGTCGAAGCAATTAATGATGCTATTGCAAAACAAGAGGCAGCATCTCTTGCAACAATGAGTCTTAATGAACTTAGAGCACTTGATGATGATGACGAAATCCCAGAGCCATCAGAAGTTGCCGGTGGCGCAGGTGGTCCAGGTGGAGCACCTCCACTCCCAGGAGAAGCACCAATGGGTGATATGGGTGGTTTAGGTGGCGGATTAGGTGGTGGATTACCTCCAATGCCAGGCGGAGGAGGTGGTGAATTAGGAGGCATGCCAGCACCAGGTGGAGAAGGTGGTGGTGCGCCACCAGAAGCTCCAGCTCCTCCAGCAGCGCCTCCAGCATAATATAATTATCATATAGTGCTATTTATGTATAATCTTGTATTGTTTACAATCGCACAAGGTTGAGGAATTACTATGCAAAAAACAGCACAGCAAAGAGGAATTTTAAATAGAGTTCGTGAGAAAGTCAGCCCAACTGGCAAGCTTGAGGAGTTTTTTGATCCAGAATTTAAGAGTATAATGGAAAAACTTCGTAAGGTTGATGATCAAATTAGAGCGGAGTTAACAGGAAAACAGATAGGGGATGAATTTCCTACTGGACCAGATGGAAAACCAGCTGCAGATGTTGATGATGTTCCTAATTTTAAAGAGTATATCAAGGATGCAGAGAAGCATCTTGATAAAAAAGAATATATGAAAGCATTTGCTGATTTGGGTAAATTACATACTGTAATAGAGAGGGTCTCTAAACTAATTAATGAATTTGAGGTTGTTCTTGATACAGTTCATGAAAGATTTTTGTTTAGTGATTTAGTTCCTGAAAGATATGAAGAAGGAAGTGAAGAGTATGCTAAATATCTTGATGAATTAAAAAAGAAATTCATGAAGAAGGAAAAAGAAGCGAGTTCACAATACAACTTAGTAATTCAAGCTGGAATTTTTGATTTCTTTAGTAGTAAAAGATCTAGGGCATTAGAAATTTGGGAGAAAAGATACCCTAAAAGAGTAAAGGCATTAAAAGCTGCTACTAAATCTATGATTTCTGCCGCAAAAGCTCTAGAAACTAATATACTAAAAATTCTTAAGACAATGGCTACTGATCGTGCAACACGTAATGTTGATGATTATGTTATTCAAGCTAATAATCTAGTTAATATTTTTGACTCTTTTGATAGTAAGTTTAAGAGTTATTATAATGAGCATATTAGAAAGTTTCTTGAAAAACAAGAACTTTTTGCTCCAACTAAAGAAACAGAAGATTCTAAAGAGCTTGCTAATGAAGAAGTTGATGAGGAAAAGAGGGAAGTTCCAGATACATTAGTACCATCTACTACTCAAGACACATTAATTCCTCCAACAGAACCAGAAGGCTTTAGTTCTAATCAACTAGGATTACCATTTGGTGGAGAGCAAATCGGAAGTAGATCTCTAGAAGTTGAAGAGTTAGCTCCAGAAACACAGAGAACGCCTATGGCACCAGAAGCTACACCTGCGGCAGTTGGTCCTACAGGTACTATACCTATGTCTCAAGAAGAATACTCACTTCGTAGACAACCAGTCAGTCCTCTTACTAGAATGCCTCCAGCACCTAAAAATCCTTCAATTCAATTTGGAACTCCTCCAGCAGAAACAAGACGTGCATTGTCACCAGAAGAGCAACAATTAAGAGAATTGATGCAACAAACTAAGCCAGGTCCAATTTCTTTTGAGCCACCAAAACCAACTATAATTGAACATAGAAGAGGTGTTGCAAAAGCTAGACCCGCATCTGAACAATTTATACAATCATTAGAGGCTTTGTCTTTTGAAAGCCCATCAGTATTGGCTAAATATATTAGAAAATACGCAGAAGTAATAAGAGAAAAAGAACCAGAGACATATCGTAAGTTAATGGATATTGTTTCTTCTATAGAGGTATGATATGGCTGGTCTCGGTGAGCAATTTTATAAGAAACTGTTAGAAGTTTCCAGAGAGGTTCAAATGCCTCCTGAGTATATTCTTACAGTTATGAATATGGAGACAGGATTAAACCCACGTGCAGGTAAGACTGAGCAGGCTGTTGGTTTAGTACAAATACTTCCAAGATTTCTTAAAAATCTTGGTTGGGAGGGAACTGCACAAGAATTCAAAGATCAACCAGCATATGGTCAATTAGAATATATAAAGAAGTTAATACTTTCTAATATGAAGTATAATGGTGGACCATTTAAATCTGCAGCTCAATATTATGTTTCTAATTTCTTACCTTTAGCATTAAAATTGCCTGGTGTCCAAAATGAGGAACCTAACACACCTATTGTTAGAAAAAATCCTACATCTGTTGATTTACCATGGGATAATACTCCTAAACATATCGCATTAGAGAAAACATACTATGATAGTAATTCTGGATTAGATGCGGATAAAGATGGAGTTATTACTTATGGCGATCTTCAGGAGATGATGAGAAAAAAATCAAGCGATAGTACATACAGAGCAGCTATTGATGATTTAAGAAAATATACTAATTATTCTGGAAACGTAGAGAGCGAAGAGCCTAAGCCAAAGGTTGATTCAAAAGAAGATGATTATGAGGCAAAAGGCTTATTTTCTAAATATATTCAGAAATTTAAGGACAGAGATTTTTCAGAGTTTTTCGGTTCAAAGCCAGATACTACGACTGGAGAGTCGGGTGGAGGTGTTATGAATGTTCTTAATAATCTTCTAAAGAGTATTATGTCAGAAAATAATACCCATAGAAAGTTATGTAAGAATGGTTTAAAGAGCAATAATTTTGTTATAGAAGTTTTCGCTGATGATCCAGTTGATGCAATAGAGTTTTCTAGAGTAATGTGTTCTGCATTAGAAGAGGTATTAACTGCCACATCATTTACACATACAGATGAATCTTTTGTAGAGATAGATGGAGCTATTGCTGGACCAGAAAAAGAATGTATTGCAGCAGTTGGAGCGCTTTCTGAAGCAATTGAAAAAGCCTTTAAAAAAGCTACTAAAAAGATTGGCGGTGTAGATATTCATACAAATGTGATTTTTAACAAAAAATCATCATTAAAGAGAATTACAATAACAGCAGCCGAATCTAATTATAGAAAGTTTATGCTTAAGATAGCGTAATGGAGATTCTTATGCCTAGTAAAAAATTAATTAGTCAAATAAAAGCAGCAACAGAACATAATACTATACATGAAGCTATAGAAGATTTCTCTAAAACTGGAAATGAAAGAAGTTTTGCTGAATTTATAAATTATATGTTGCATGGTAAACTTGTAGAAGTTTATTTATCTGACGCTTACGAGAATGTGTCAACAGATCAAATTTCGACAGATTACCCAGCAGTATTTTGTGGTGTAGTAGAAGGCGCCTATCATAACTGTTTGGTTATTAATTGTGCTTATATAGATGAGGAAAAGAGTGGATCAAAAATCAAATTTGGTCACCATTTATTCATAAATGATTATTCTATTGTTACTATCAATGAAGTTAATGGTATTAGTTCAATGGAACATATGCTTCTTCGTAGTAGAGATACTATGACAGCATTAAGAACAATGAGTAAACTATGATAAAAATAGCTAGAATTGTTAAACTCCCTAATGGTAAGTATAGAGTTCTTTCTGAAAATGGAAGAAATTTAGGGACTTATAATTCAAGAAAAGGCGCTGAAAAAAGACTTCGTGATGTAGAGTATTTTAAACATAGAGATAATAATGATGTAAAAGACTCTATTGACTTAACTGATATTGATGACTTCTCATTTTCTGCCACTTTAAGAAAGCTAAGATTGCAATGTTCTGAAGAACAAGTAAGGGAATTCTTAGAGATATATAAGAAAGAATTTGATAAGGCTATGCAAAAAGATTTACAAAAGCCAGATGTTGTTGCTTTACAAAATTCTTTGGTTGCATTCTCAAAGATTTATGATATCAAATTAAGTAGGTCAATATTTAAGGAAGCAATGGTGTCAGAGCTTGGTAATCCTATTTTGGTAGGAAAGTATTTATCTGATATCATAAAATTTACTCTAACTAGGATTAGTCCAGAGAGAAGGCAGGGAGCTATAGAGAGTGTTAGGCAGAAGATTTATGATATGAATGAAAATGAAATTTCTGCTAAAGACTTGCCTGCATCATCTTCTATGGGACAGTCATTAACATTCGTAAAACATGTTCTTTTTAATCATGATGCAAGATATATTAGAGAAGTTTTAAATAATATTGTTAGGAACTTGCAATGATAAATAGGTTTTTACCAGTAACAAAGGGATTATTTAGAGGGAGCGCCCCAACATATCTTGATGTTATTACATTAAAAACTAAATATGGAATAAATAAGATTGTTAGTCTTGATCAGCAATCTGGAGATAAGATAAAAGATGCCGCTGAAAAATTAGGTATTAAACAGATAATTATACCTCTCACATTTAATAGTGCTGGTCTTCTTAAATTACTTGATTATGATCTTAAAGATTTATTAATAAATGATGGTCCAACCTTTGTTCATTGTTATCATGGCAAGGATAGGACAGGTTTGGTTTGTGCTCTTTTTGAATGCAAATATCTTAATGAAGACCCTGAAAGAGCTATAGAAAATGCCAAAGAATTAGGAATGGGACTTGGATTAAACCCTAAGGTAACTAGATTTTATGAGAAGATAATTCGTTCTTGTAAATCTAATAAAGACATAAATGATGCTGATATAGTTAGTATAAGTAGAGAGCCTATTGGCGACAATCGTGATAGTTATTTAGATCAGGCTCAACAAGGATCATTTGCCCCATATCTTAGTAAAACGAGGCAAATGCCTATGGATTCTGTTTACAATCCTATCAATGATCAATCTCCTACTCGTGAAAATTATCAAAATTATAAGGAAGTCCCTGATTTAAAAACAATGTCTTTTCCAAAGGAAGAATACCTTTTATTAAAGGAAAGGGTTGATAATAATAAGCCTATTTTTACAACTCGTGTTTCATCTGAAATGGGTTTATGGAATAGGGATGAGGTTGTAAAATCTCCATTTGGATTACTAAAAATAATTGATATTGAAAAATTGGGAGATTTAAGTGAGCATCCATTTTTAAATGAACTTACTTTTAATCAAAAAGCAGAGTTACAGAGTTATGATAAGATGGAACTAATAAAACTTATCCCATTAAATGTTCCATATGAAGAAGTTATTAATAGTGAGAATGTTGTTCCACAGGTAGGTTTATTTAATAATGATGCTGGTGGACAATTTACGGGACCTACAATCAATATGACTGGATTTATATACGAATAACTCAACATTTCATTTAGATAGAAAATATCAAATATATAGAAAATTTTTAGATAGAGAGCAATAATGATTAAACATGCTTATGCAATACAAATGTCATATGAGGTAACTGATGCTGAGAAGCAGCGTGCTGAAAAGGCATTAATACACTTTAATCACGCTTTAAAGTTATTGTTATTGGCTGATAATCATCTTAATATTATGAAAATTCCATTTAAGAATAATCCTGAGATATCAACTGACGATGTTATGAAAGCTAGGGCAGCGATTAGAAGATTTAGAGATCAGGCTGTTGATGGATTTAATGATTTCAAAGTTGAGTCTTTTAAATGTGTCAACGTAATGAAAAATTTTGCGTCAGATACACAAACAATTAAGTTAATGAGATCTTTTATTTTCTCTGTTGATTCCTTAGAAATTAAAGTCAATGATTTTGTTGCTTTATTTGATGAGTTAGAATCTAAAGATTTTGTGAAAAATGTAATAAGTTCTATAGATAGTATACAGAAACAATGTGAAGAGATCGATGAAATTATAGAAGAAAGAATAAAAGATCATATCCAATCTAATATTCTTGCAAGGAGCTGGGTAGATTCTGTAAGCAATGAACTTCAAATGGAAGTTGAAGAAAAAACTCCAATAATTATGGAGCTTTTTGATAAACGACAGGAAATTCTTGGCAACAAAGCTAAAGAGAATACAAAATAATATACGACAAAATATGGTCTATAGAGGTAATAAAATAATATATAGGTTAAAGTTTCCGAAAGTTCGGTAAAATTGTAGCAATAATAATCTATAAGTTATAGTATCTTATTTCTGAATTCTCTCAGTTTGGAGAGTGATAATGTTTATAAAGCGTGGCGATGGACAAATAGTTTCTGTTTTTGATGGTGATAAATTCGTAAATATTGATCCAAAGAAGCAGAAGAATAGAATTAAGAAGGGTATCGATTTTAACGATGAGGATACTCTCGATGAATTACTTATCCCCGAAGATGAAGACCAAGGAGAGGAAGAATAATGCTTATTAAACTTGGAGAGTCTATGGAGATCTTAAGGATTGAGAACACTCAATCCTGCGTGCCTGCTGTGAGCGAAGAGGTTTTAGAAAACTTCAGAAAGTTTGCAATAAACTTAAAGAAGATTGCTCCAAAAGCAGAGAATTTTCTATACTTCTCAGCAGTAATGATGCATGCTGCTGAGGCATCGGCTCTTGAGTCAGATGGTGCGCCTAAATTATTGTCATCTGGAAAACCTGTAGAGGTAGGGTGGCGTAAAGATGGTGGCACTTGGCGTTGGGAGTCAAATGACCCTAATATTAGACCTTATAGAAATTCTAATGGAGATATATTTCCGGAAGAAGAGCTAGTTAAGGCATATAAAAAATGGGTACACAAGCCTCTATGTATAGACCATAAATCAAATTCAGTCGACCACGTTAGAGGCTTTATAGTTGATACTTATTATGATCGCAGCTTAAAAAGGGTTATAGCGTTATGTGCTTTAGATAAAGAAAACTACCCGGATTTAGCAAGAAAAGTTGCTACCGGGTATTCGACTTCTGTGTCTATGGGTACTGCAGTTGGTAGAGCAATTTGTACTGATTGCGGAAGAGTTGCAAGAATTGAGTCTGATTTTTGTGATCACATGCGCAATAAGACTGGTTATGGCGAAATTAATATTGACTTAAATCCAATCGAATTATCGATTGTTGTAAATGGCGCCGATCCTAAAGCGCACATTAAACATATTATTGCTGCGGCAAATAACCTCAATGATTATGTAGAAAAGAAAAATAAGGAACTTAATAAAGTTGCCGAACATTTTACTGGAGACATTTTTGTTATTACTGATGGTTTTACTGAAGCTGGAGAAATGAAAGAATCTCATTCTGTCAAAATTGAAGGAAAAACTATTGAGGAATTGAAAGATAGTTTTGAAAAGGCTGTAGCAAGTCTTGAAGAATTAAAAAAAGATACTAATAACGCAGCATTTAATCAATCAAGTGGATCTGTTGCAATGGGTGAAACGGATACACCAAATACCGATTCTGGATTGGCACCCCCTCATGTCAGATTTGCTTCTACGAATGATGTGGAAGCTAACCTAACATCTGAGCTTAGGGCGGTTATGTCATCGGTAGAGGCAAAATTGAGCCAAATGAAAGATAGCTTGGATAAGATAGAAAAAACTTCCACAAAAATACAAGAGGAAAATATGTCTGGACAAAGAATTAATAAGGAAGGTTATTTTCAGGGGGCAGAAGGCGACGAACCTACTCCAGGTAAGCCAAAGTACCCTGTTGACCCAACAAATGATAAGTTGAGAACTGATGGTGATAAACATATGGATACAGATGACACTGGTCCAGTTGAGGGATTATATCCCGGAGATTTAGAGCGCAAAAAGATGCTCGCTCGTGCAGAAGCTGAAGAACGTGCCCTCAAAAGGAATGCAGTTGTTGAAGCAGCTAAGAGAGCATTAGAAAACAAGAAGAATGCATATTTCCAACAGGGTGAAAAGAACCCAGAGGAACCAACTCCAGGCAAACCAAAATACCCAGTAGATCCTACTAACACAAATCTTCGTGACAAAGAAGATAAGCATATGGTAGGAGTAAAGCCATTCCCAGAAGTCGGACCTGTCGATGGAATGTATCCAGGTGACAAAGAAGTAAAAGATAAGCTTTCTAGAGCATCTCTTGCTGCTCGTTTCAAGAAGGTATCAAATCAAGATGGAACCCAAAATTTGGGAGCTAGTTCTTGGAATGTTTACTTGGGAGATAAATTACTCCTTACTGCAAGTGTAAATGAACTTTCTGGTGGACGTGCTGGAATGCTTTATGATACAATTGCAACAAGAGAATTTGGTGGAAAACTTCTTGAGAAGGTAAAGGTTTTGGGTGCTGATAAGGTTAGAGACCTCGTTAAGAGTGCTCAAGGCGCACCTGCACCAGAAGCTCCTGCACCAGAAGCCCCTGCACCAGAAGCAGCTCTACCTGCACCAGAAGAGCCAATGCCAGAAGGTGAAGATACTGGTAAATCCGGTAACCCAGCTGATACAGCTGTTGAATTGGCAGATAAGGTTAGAGATTTGAGTTCTGATCTTGCAGAAGCAGTTAAGGCACTTACTGGTGAGCAATCTGAAATGGGTGATCTTGAAGAGGCTCCTGTACCAGAAATGGGCACAGCAGCATCTGAAACCAGAACACTTAATACTTTAAGAAAAGAATTGAATGGTGCATTGACTCATGCAATGAAGGAAGCTATTGCTGAACTAGATCAACATGAACAAGAATTGGAAATGATTGCTGGAATGTATGCCAAGGGCGTCAAGAAAGCAAACAAAGAACTTGTTGGAAGTATTGTTGAAGATGCTCTTACAGAAGCAAAGGCTTGCACTGCTGATGGAATGAAACTACTAACAGCCTTTATCAAGTATGCTCGTGGAACTGAAGCAATCGTAAAGCGTGCCGAAATTGAAAAGGAACTTTACAGTTTGGATCAAGAAGAGGGAGATGTGTACGATATGGATGCAGTTAGTGATGGTGTAGCTGTTGATGATGAATTACAAGACTTGATGACTGCTACAGATGAAGATTTGTGTATGGTTGAAGAAGCTTTGAGTGCAGAAGATGATGCAGAAATGCCAGTTGTTATGCCAGAAGCTGAAGAACTTGATGAGAATGAAGTTAAGGTAGAAGTCCCTGCAGATAAGGTTGGTCAAATTGCAGGTCAATTACCACCAGATGCGGAGGTTGAGGTAATGGCATCCATGAATACAAAAGAAGGTCGTGCAGCCCTTCGTGCAAAACTTGCTGCTGATACATTGGTAACCTGCAAGATGCCTTCCGAGGCACATCCAGGTGGCGGAGTAACAACTCAACTTGATGTAAAGCCAACTGGCGATCTTGCAAAGGTTGAAACTCTTGAAGAGACACAAAAGGCTATGATGGATCTTGCAAAGGCTCCACCAAAGGTTCGTAAAGAAGCTGAAGCAATTCATATGCTCGTTAGCACCGGTAGATTGGAACCAACAGATGAAAACTTTGCAGCAATGATTGCTGAAGGTCTTGATAGTGCCGCTGTATCTTATTACAAGAAATATTTCGGACAAACTGATGGTGGATCTGAATTTGCATCAGAACTTGTTAAAGAACATGTAAAGGCTCAAATTGAGAGTGAGCTTGCTAACTTCAAAGTTAAGATGGCAAGAGCATATGAGCTTACTTATGAAATGGTTAGTCGTGGACTTTGCCAAAATTCTACAGATGCCATTGCATCTCAAGTTGATGAATTGATGACATTTAGTGACGGAAACTTTGAGTCTTTGAAGAGAGTTGTTTCAAAGCATGAGCCAAAGATGCGTAAAGAAGCTGGTGTTATGCCACAAGTTGGAATGTTTGGTTCAGGAGAGGTTTCTCAGCCAGCACAGGATGACAATTTAGTTTCCCAATTGTCTTCTGCTCTTTCACAAACCAAAAAAGGTGTTTTCTGAGAGAAAACAAAAGACAATAAACTTTTAATAGGGGTACTAAAATGAATAACAAAAGCATTTCAGATTTTGTAGCAAATAGTATGAATGCTGCCCTAAACAGCGACGAATATAAGTCTCTATTTGGTACACAGGTAAAAACTGCATCTGATGAAAATGATGCAAAAGAAAAGAAGAGCGATAAGGATAGCGAAGAGAAAGAAAAGAAGAGCGAAGAGAAGGAAAGTAAAGAGAGCAAAGAAGAGAAAAAGGATTCAGCAGAAGCTGATGATATGGAAGTTTCTCCAGTATATGCCGTTGCAATCGACAGTCTTCTTACAGCATCTGCAGCACTTGACGCACTTAATATGGAAAAGAATGCAATTCTAAGTCTAAAGCTTGCTGAGTTGGTTCTTGCCGCAAAGAAAAAGGACACCGAAGACAAGAAGGAAGAAAAGGCAAGTAAAAAACCACCTTTCTTTGCAAAGAAGGATGATAAGAAAGAGTCCAAGGAGTCTAAAGAGTCTAAGAAGTCAACAGACGACAAGAAGGGCAAGAAAACTTCCAAGTAATTTTTAGAGGTAAACAAATGTTTAAACGCGGCAGCATTGAAGATGAGTTGATGCGCTCTATGGAAAAAGAGCTAGTTAGTAATAGACTTGAATCGCAATATGGATTTAATAAAATAGCGAGAGCAATTGACAATCTCAGTGCTGCCGCGTGCCTCTTTGATAAAGCTGGTATGAATGATATCTCTGATGGTATCATGGAAGTTTTAAGTTCTGTTGTTAAAAACAGTAAATCTTGGGAAGATCATATTCATGGCGGAAAAGCTGATGATTATGAACCAGATGATTTTGATGAAGACACATTGGAACGCGGAAGAAAAGTAGAAATGGAACATACTAATGATCCTGAAATAGCAAAAGAAATTGCTATGGATCACATGGTTGAAACTACAAAAAATGAAGGTAGTCCAATTGAGTCTGATTATTATAAAGAACTTGCAAAACTTGAGAAAAAGTTGGAAAAATGATCAAAAAATCAGTATTCGAAGATGAATTAATTTCAGGTATGCAAGTTAAACTTGCAGAGGTACAATCTGGTCAAAATACCGATAATCTTTTTGAAGCAGTAAATCTATTACATTCTGCAGCAGAGATTTTTGAAGAAGAGGGTCTTATAATAGCTGCTGATAAAGTTATAGCAGTTCTTAAGAAGATTGCTGAAAGTGATCCCGCAAAAACACCAGATCGTCATTTGAAAAATCTATCACCAGAGAAACAAGTTAAAAATCTATTACATCACGGTACTCAATTTAATATGTCTGATGATGGAGTTTTAGAGATTAATGACTCTGATGATTTATTAAGTGCTGATATTGATTTAGAAGTGTCAGAAGAAGATTTTCTTCCTTCATTTGAAGATGAAGTTTGATTTCTATAATTTTTGAATTCTATATATTTATCATATTTTCTTGGTAAATATATAGTTGCATCTTTATATATCCAATCAAGAATTTTTTCTACTTGATTATTACCACCAACAGATAATGTTGTTGTTATTTGATTTGTTTTCGTATGAGCTAATTTAGTTGAAAAATGAATATTTAATATATTTTCAATTTTATTTTTAGCAGATAAACAAAATTTATCAGAAGAAGTTAGTTGTAAATTATAATCAATTTGTCCAGATTTTTTTTGAGGTTTACAATATAATGATCCGTCTCCATCAAAATAACCTCTTATAAAGTGATTTAGTAAATTATCATCTAAAAATTTAGGAAAAGTTAAAATTAAACTTTTATTTGGAACACATCCTAATGAAGATAATTGTTCGCTTATTTTTTTACTATTTATTTTAAATAAATAATGTTTATTTGAAGTATTTTTATCTATTTTAAGTTTTAATTCCATATTTGGACACAGTAGATCTCGTAATTTTTCTAAAATAGATTTATCGCATTCTTGTAGTTTAATTGAAATTTCATATGAATGTGGTATTCTTACATAGTTATTACCATCAGCATATAGTAGACCTAGAAAATACGCATTATTTTCGTTATTTATATTTTCAAAAAATTTGTTATTGGTTATATATTTTCTTGTATAGTCTTGAGTTGTACGACGAGGTATATTATTTCTCTTTAGTACATTCATAACTAATGTTTGAGAACAGGTGCATTTTTTTGCAGTTTGATATGTATCTAGTCCAGATAAATATTCATAAATTATTTTTTGAGTTAATTCTGGTGTTAATTTTGTCCTTTTCATATAAAGTTATATATCATGACCTGGTTAAAGTTTAATGCATAAAATAGGATAATAATATGACTTTGAGATTGATACAAGTTGGCAACAGTTTACCAGCTTCTTTTATTTGTGACCCTAGTGTGGAATTTCAGCCCGGCATGTGTGGAGAACTTACAGTCATAGGAAATCAAGTTATGGCGACAGTTAGCACTGGTACAGCGCCAATTGGTATTATTGATGAGATTAGAACAAAAGCATTTACTAGTGTTTCTTGGAATGAAGTTATAATTGTTCCAGCAACAGGTATTCCTGGTCCTGGAGGAATATTAGTTACCCCAATTGATATTAAAGCTGAGCTTAGGAAACCAAATATTATTCCTGATAGTTTTAACTCCACAATTGATGTCGCGCTTAATCCCGTTAATGGAGTTATTACTTTTGTTGCGGGAACTCAACTTAATTTTGATATGACAGGATCTGGGACTCCAGATGCTATCAGGACAATTGTAAATTATACTTATCAAATTGCGAATATTCCTGGTGATGATAGTACCGCTGGAACAGGCAGAATGACTGTTTGGTTCCAAAGGATGTTTGCGCAAACTGATCAATTTGAAAGTAATCAACAATATCCGGTAAGAGCTAATCTATATGTGAGTGAGTCAGGATATCTTACTACAAGAAAACCAAGTGATTATCATCCAGCTGTTGCTATGGTTACTGCTCCACCAACACCTATGAATAGTATGATCGAATTTCTATGGTACTGAAAATCCGTCCACATTGTAATTAGAAAAAGATTAAGATGCAAGAGAATAATTGGTTAAATAGGTTTTGTGCATATCTATTTATTTAGTATAAGTATGTTATAAAACTGCATACTTAAATAAAGATACCGATTTGTTTGGAGCTATCATGACTTTTAAGCACATAAATTTTGACGATTCCCCAGTAATGAGATCTCTTGAAAGAATGGCTATTTCAAAAGAACAAGAAAAGCAATCTATAATTGAGAAAACGGCTAGTGAAAATAATAAGCCAGACTTTACTCCAACCGAAGATTTCTTTTCTAATTTAACCAAGTTATGCTCTGGATTAAGAGATGTTGGTTTAAGCAAATATGCAGATGAATTAGAGAATAATTATCTTAGATATAAACAAGCACAAACCGAATATTCGACCAGCAAAGAAACTGGCGAAGATTTAGTTGATCAGGCTCATCCAAAGGGAAGTGTTCAGGTTAGCGATGGCGAATATGGAATTGTTGAGACAATTGTAGATCAACAATTAAAGACATTAAAAATTCTTGATAAGAAACCTACTGGAAAATTAACTAATGCTTTTGATATTATTAATGCAGTTAAATTATCTATTGGTCAGGTTTCAGATGATATGGAAAATCTTAGAAGAAAAGCTGCAATAAATCAGGTGCAAAAAATAAATCCATTACTTAATTCTATTGAAACAATTATAAATAGATATTTTGGAAATAGTACAACATATAAATCAAGAATATCAACTAATATTAGTCAAGTAAGAGTGGGATTAGGTAAAATTACTGAAGATGGAGATATTAGATCTGGTATCAAAGAAGTAATTGGGGATTTGGAAGACATGGTTAATTCCACAGAATTTTTTGATTGGAAGGATTTAGGTTTATTAAATCCAGTGACCGCACCATTTTCAGCAGCAAGACATGTAGGTGATATTACTGATTTATTTACTGGTGATTATTTATCTGATAAGAGAGATGAAATATTATCAAAGATAAATAGTTGTTTAAGTATAGCGAATACTGCATTAGGTTTATATATGGGGCAATTTGATGATAATATAAAGAAATATTATGGATCACCAGAAAAGGAAGAAAGAAAACCAGGTTCTCCTATAACTTTGGAAGAAGTATCTATTACATCTAGTGAGGGAGAGATTCAATTAGGTAAAGTAAATTCTTATATTGGTAACGCTCTTAGTAAATTAAGAGTATTGACTCCTGTTATAAATTCTAGTGGTGATGTTAATTCTCAAAAAGCTATATCACAAATAAGTTCTATTATAAGTAAGCTTACAGAAATTAAAAATCAAAGCAATGCTATAAGTCCTGATTTAATGACAGAACAAGTCGCCAATAAATTTATTGGTATTGCATCACCATATGTTAGAAAAACAAATGCTTTGTATAATGCCTGGATGAAATAATGAAGGATATAGTTAAATTAATAAAAAAGATTGCAGGAGTTGAGGATGATCTTAGGAATGCTACATCAAATGCTCTGAGTGGTAATCCTCCTACAGCAGTATCTCCAATTAATCTAGATGAAGTTTCTATTTCTGCAGATACTCCTTCAACTGGCGCTGATGTTGTTAGTCCTGCTGGAGGGGGAGCTGATAATGATGTTATTGGTCCGGGTGGTAAAGGACCAGCAAGACCAGCTGGTGGTACAGGAAAAGGTACATATCGTCCAGGAAATAAAGCAGTAATAAAAATGCAACAAGCGATGCAGCAGTTTGCAAATTATATTATGGATGATGTTAAGTATTCTGATTTGCCTATAGTAAACGCTCCTGATATTAAGAGAAAGCAAAGTACAGATCAGCGCAATAGAGGAAGTTTTATGGATTTCTTCGCTCAAAATTTTGTTGGAGAACTTCCAGAGGACCGAAGAGGTGTTGAGTGGTCAGATGATCCTAATGCCAAATCTTATGAAGAAAAAAAGCAAGGCGAAACAAGTGTCTATCAAATGAAAGTTGTTATGGATACAATAAGTAGAATAGGAACTAGTTCAAAAGAATTTAGACCTGATGGTAGGTGGGAATGGAGAACTCATAATGCACTAAAGAATATTATGGGTTTTGGTTTTGCATTACTACAATTAGCAGGTGAAATGAAAGTTCCATCAAATTCTTTTAGTCCAAGAAGATTACTATCTTTCAAAACAAATCTTGATAAAATTGAGGTAGACGGAAAAGATGTTAAATTGACTCCTAAACAAGAGACAGATTATGCAAATCTTTTCACAAAAGATATCTATGGAATATTGTCATTATATAAGGATATAAGAGAAAGAGTTGTTGGTAATCCAAAGTTTAGACCATATCTTGAAGAAGATAGAGCATTTGGAAAAGTAACCGAAGAGTCTGCATTTGATAAGCAAAAGAAAGAAATAATTAAAAATAGAAACTCTGATCAATATAAGCCAAACTCTCCAATGGGGGAAAAGGTAATATATGTTTCTATTGGAAAGGGAAGCCCAGCAGCAGTCCCTCTTTCTGCTTTAACAAGTGTTGCAAATTATTTATCTTGGGCAGAGAGAATGGGATTTCCAAAAGAACAAGCAGTTAATGTTTTTACAGGTTTTATAAAGCCAGAGATAGAAAAACGTTATAATCAATTTCAATCACAACAAGTAGAACAAAAACAACCTGCTCCAGAAACTGCTCCTACTACAGAACAACCAGCTGCTCCTGCAAATCCAGCGCCAGTAAAATAAGAGGGTAAATAATGTCATTCTTATATAATCCTAATGTATTCAAAAGCTTGATTAGTTCATTAAAAAATGAAACGATTATCAAGAATGCAGCTGATCCCAATGTTGCAAATAATGCTGATTTTGTCGTTGCAAAAGCTTTTGCCGATCAATTATATTCAGAATTAAAGTTTGAAAAACCACAACCAACAATTTCAACTGGAAAAGGGACTCTAGAATTAAATGTAAAGACAATTAAGAATTTCGGAACATTTATGCAGAACCTGTCTGACCATGAAGTAATGGTTGATGGTGTAAGACTAGTTTATCCTATGGGCGCAGAAAATGGTGGATTAACAAAAGAACAAGCTACAGAAAAGGGTTTGGGAATAGTAACTACATCTCCTTATGGTGAAAGAGATAAAGAAAATAGAAAATATGATTCGCATAGCTTTTATGTTGATGCAAAAGCACTAAGATCATACTTAGAGTCACTTAAACAAATGGCTGAAGGTACAGATGCCCCAGAAGTTGTTCTTCCATATGTTAATACATTAATACTTAATTTCAATAGATACTTCAGAGATTTAGCTATCGATAGGGCAAAGAAATATGATGCTACAACTGGTACAGAAATAAGTGATAACACTATTTTGGATAATATACCTAATTACTATGTTTATCCAGATAATCCTCGTAAAGATGTAAATCTTTTAGCTCTTGGTTTGCCACAACAAGTATCAGGTATAACATATCCAATTACAGTTAGAGATTTGAAAGATTTTAATACAATGTTAAATTCTTTCACAGTTTTTGATGAGGGAGTTGGTAAATCTATAATCAAGAGACCTGCTGAGATGGAAAAACTTAAGTGTATGATACTTAATGTTTTACTTGATAGGTCTAATTATTATCTAGCCGCAGCAACAGAAGATAAGAAGCATTTCGCTAAGTATTACAATAGCCAAGTTAAGAGTTTGATGTCTCAATCTAATTGTCAGGTTACTGCTCCAGGTCAAGAAGGCGAAGGTAAAAAGGAAGAGGGAGAAGGAGGGGGTGGCTCTCAACAAGAATTGCAAAGTTGGCTGGGTGACTTGTCATCTGTAGAGAGATTACCTCTATCTATGGACTCTGTTAATGTTCCAAGGATAATGCATTTCATTACTGATTATAATAAGTTTTTATCAAAATATGGAACTTCAGTTCAGTCTCAAGTTAGTTCTAAATTAACACAAATACAACAAGTTATTGGATCTCTGAATAATATGATGTCTGGGGGCGGCGCCAATAATCTTATTTTTAATCTTAAATCTCCACCAGTTGCATTCTCTACTAATTTGAATGGTGGAATAAAAACTTTAGCTTCATTCTTGAATGCTTTAAAGAATTTGGTTCAATATACATCCGAAGTTACAATGCATATGGAGCATAATTTTGGAAGAAATATTCCAAAAAATAATTTAACTCGTTTAAGATCGCAACATTATGTTATTGTAAGAGATAATATGGATATGTTGCAGAATTTTATAAAAAATTATGCTACTCCAACAAGGAGAAGGTAATGAATAATTATGAGATAAGCTTCTATGTTGATTGCATGATTGTGGAAGCTATTGCTGAAAACCCTTCCATTATTAAAAATGCAGAAGGAGATACAACTGGAGCAATAGTTTCTTTAATGAAAGCAGTTAAAGATTATGTTGTCTCAAAAATAGATCCAAATGATAAAGTTGGTAGTGTATTAAATCTCTTAGCTCCTACTTTGATTTTTAGGATGTTTGGCGCTCTTGGTTTTGGTTGGGTTGGTGCCCTTATTGGTTTGGCGGTATCAGTTTTTGGTATTAAGGTAGAAGATATCCTTAAAACAATTGAGTCTGGCATCAGATCTCTTATAAGCAGTGGGAAACCCATATCATCATCTGAAGTTGATGAAATTGTTAATAGCGCTGTAAATAGTAATTATACTCCAGCAACACCAGAGGAAGAGGCTGAAGCAAAAAAGAAATTAGAAAGTCAATCTTCAATTGATGTTGAGCTTATTAATGCCAGAATTGTAAAAATGGCAATGGAAAGCTATTCAGAGGGTATGAAAAAGGAAGCTTATTGGGGTATTGGTTTTGGGGCTCTTAAATTCAAGATAGCTGGTGTTTTAAAGAAAGTATTTTCTTGGGTATTCAAAACTATACTTGCATCTGCTGGATTTATGGTTGCTGGAGATGTAGTTAGTAAATTCTTAGGAATAGGAGACAGTTCTAAAACTACTGAAACAAATAAATCAAGCAAGGAACCAACAGTAAGTATAAGAAGCTCAAGTCAAACAAGATTTCCTACTAATAAATCATATACTAATGTTCAGTATAATGATGATGATAGTATTACTTGGTCGGTTCCATATCCTAATACAAAATCAGGAATTAAGCAAATGTTAATTGATTTCGCCAAGCAAGTTTATGACGGGCTTGATGGACTTGAAAATATTATAGCTGCTCAACCTGGATTTATGGTAGCTATGGATAAAATCTATTGGTATAATTATTCTTCACCAGGTGCTAAGTACGTATTTATACCAAGGGCTTTTAAGTCAATGAAACAAATAGTTGATCTCTTTATAGATGATGTTGCCCAAAAAGCACCTAAATAAACGCATATGCCAGCATATTAAATATAATTTACCACAGAGAGATGCCATAATGAGAAAAAGTGATATTTTTGATGAGTTTGTAAAAATAGCTGAAGAGAAGGGAATGCTATCTGGAGTTACTTCTGAAGAAGCTAAAAGAAAGCTCGAAGAAAATCCTAGAATGGATTCATTAGACATATCTGCTATTGAAGCATTATATGGTGTGAAACCAGAGACTACTAAGGGCATGGAATATGAGCATAATATTGCTGAGCTTGCCCATCCAAATTCTGTTGTTGTATCTCCATCTTATGATAAGATTAATGGGCTGGTAGAAAATATTAATGAGAGGCAAACAATTCTTCTTAACATCTTAGATAAAACACCAGATGGTATGTTGAGGCAAAAGAAATATGCTGAACAAGAATTTATTCTCAATTTGGTTAGAGTAGGTAATGATTTAGATAATAAGAATTTTGAAGAGCTTCGTGTATTGGCTGATAAATGCTTGGAGCAAATGGCTGATCTAAAAAAAAAAGATGAAATTGTAAAGACTGCTTGGGTTCCGGTTGCTATTGGTGTTGTTACAGCTCTTGGTGTATTATATGCACAACAACATTTACCATTTGCTAATAAAGGCTTCCAAAAGAATAGTGAAGCTTTAATTGCTGAAATTGATGATCTAATAAGTAGTAATTCTGATTGGGGTTTTGGTACTGAATATACTCAAAACTTCAAGCAAGAAATGCGCAATTTCAAAAACAAAGTTTTGGATTTTAAATTAGAAATTGATAGGATTATGCCAATTATTGAAACTATGGATAAACCAAGATCAGCTCAAGAATTAATAGAGATGAGCAAGGGTTTTGATTCAAGTAGTGCGCTTAAAGCATATGAAACTCTTGATAAAAAAGTTCGTGAATTCTCTGCTTATTTAGATCAGATAAAAGATAATTTTAAAGATGAGTCTTACAAATTAAGACAGACACAAGATAAAGGAGTCTTAACTAGAATGGTTGATTGGACCAAAGGTCTTTCTGGTGGTTATGGATTATTTGCTGATGATTTCGATGATGTTGTCAGAGCATTAGGTCCTTATGAAGATAGTGTTAAAGGATTTCTAGATGTTCTAGGAGAGGCTGGCTCATTTAAAAATAAGGCAAGAGAAAAGGTTGAAAATGCTATGAGCAAGAGTAAACCAGAAGAAAAAGAGAATGCTGAAGAGTCTAAAGGCAAAGAATATACAAGAGAACCAAAATCAGAAAGTGGCGAAAAAACACCTAGATCTATCGATGATGAAATTAGAGATCTAGAAAAAGAACTAGATAGGTTCTCAATTTTGCAATAAATATATCAATATCTAAATATCTCCTTTAGATTTAGTAAGTACAAGGTGTAAGTAAGTGTGCCGATTAATCAAAAATTACGGCATTAAAAGATTAAATAGGTAACTAAAATGGCTTTAAAACTTTTGCAACCAGGAATTCAACCATTGGGTCAGTTCGATGGTCTTGATACAGAAGCAACATATCTCAAGGGTGGAGAAATCGTAACCTTTTCATCTGTTGTAACAGGTGTTTCCACAGATAAAGCATCTTGGGATGTTTTTGATGGGTATGTAACCCCAAATAAGAGAACTGTTGTCACTGCTACAGTCGCAACTTCTTCTCGTCCTTTGATGTTGGCTGATGAAGGAACATCTGGATATGGAACTTTGTTTGGATCTGTTGTTGGCGGAACTGTTGGATTAGTTTCCACAGGTGGCGCTGTCCTCGGACCTCACACTGCAACCGGCTCTGGCAAGGTAACTTGCTGGGATAAACCAGGTCTCTATGCAGTCTCTTTGGACGCATGTGACACAGCAGCAGCTGATGGTTTGACACCAACCAATACAACTTTGGCAGTTGGTGCTTCCTTAACATTTGCTCCAGCAACTCTTAAGGGCGGACAATTAACTCCTGTTGGATCAACGTTAGCAAATTCCAATACAGTTGTTGTTGGACACTTTGTTGAATTCGTAACAAACGGTTCTTTGGTAACCACTCCAAACTACCTAGCATCAGCATTGTCAAGTGCTAGAACATATGCTTTCGCAGTGTTCCACTTTAACCCACAATTCTGATAAATAAGACTTAAGTCTGCCCAGGGGAGTGGGCTAAATTAAACCCTGTTAATTCGGGGATCCCCTATCCTTTAAGTTTAAATAAATAAAGCTGGTAAGACTGGCAAAAAATTCTAGGAGAATAAATAATGAATATGTTTAATAACCATGGCGAAATGAACGCCGGATCTTTAAAGGATGCTTTACAAACTCTTGTAAAGTATGCCGCAATTCTCGAAGAGAACCAACCTTCCAATATGGGTCTCGCTGGACAACCACAATTGAGCGATGAGAAGCGTGATGAGCTTATCTCCCGTGCTATCATGACTCAAGATGGAAAGATTGCTCTTGCACAAGCAATGGCAAACCCAATCCGTAGAAACCTTGACTACCATGGAATTGCTCGTAGAGCATTGGTTGTTGATCCTCTTCCACAAGGTGCAATGCCAACTTATGACCGTGACATCGATGTTGCAGCTGTTGTTATTTCTAGCAACGGTACTGGACCAGAGTCCAGAGTTTTTGGTGACCGTGTTGTAGTTCCTGAGTTCGAACTTTACGCAAATCCAACTGTACGTATTGCAGAAGTCAAAAGGCGTAGATTCAACGTCATCGACAGAGCTGTCCAAAAGGCACGTCAAGAAATGATGGCACAAGAAGATGCAAACGTCTTCGCAGCATTGGATGCAGCTGCTTCCGTTGAAAACACCCTTACCGATATCGCTGATGCTGGATTGCTTAAGAGAGACCTAGTTGAAATTAAACAACAGATCGATCGCTGGGACCTTGTCACAACCAAGTATTTCATGAACATCAATGAGTTCACCGATATCCTTAAGTGGGGATCTGGTGGTGGACAAGGCGTATCTGGCGGCGATTTCGATCCTGTCACCATGCGTGAAGTTCTTCAAACTGGTCTTTATGCTCACATTTGGGGCTCAGACATTATGGTGAGCAAGATTGTCCCTCCCGGAACGATCTACGGTGCGGCAGACCCCGAATTCGTTGGAGTCATGCCAATTCGTCAGGATATTGAAGTACTTCCAGCAGATGAACCAAAGCAACTTAAGCTGGGTTGGGTCGTAAGTGAGATTATTGGTCTCGCCATTGTAAACCCAAGAGGCGTCGCAGCCGGGCGTAAAAGCGTAGTTGTCGAATAAGGTTTTGAATAAAATCAAATACTTAGACACCAACTTAATTTAAAATAAAGCCGAGTAATCTCGGCTTTATTTTTATAATACATACCTGGCACAAACTATGTTTCACTTGATATATAGATTAATATGAAAAAATTAAATCTTATTGGTCAAAAATATAGTATGTTAACAGTTATAGAGCAAGCTCAACCAATTAATGGTCGTTCTGCCTGGAAGTGTCAATGTGATTGTGGTATTATTAAAGATATTAAAACAGAAGAATTACGAAGTGGAGGTACTAAATCATGTGGTTGTTGGAATAAAAAACAGCGTTCTTTGAGGGCAAAAAATATGTATTCTAAATGTATAAAATATACGCCTATAGAAGCTTCTGCTAGACGAGTTTGGCGTGCTAATTATAATGAAATGCAATTTGAGGATTTTTATTTTATATCACAGAAATATTGTTATTATTGTGGAAATCCTCCGTCAAATATTCAAAATGGTGCTGATAAAAAATCTTCAGATGATATGAAGAAAAATGGATATTTTATATATAATGGATTGGATCGATTGGATAATTCTAAACCACATTCTAAAGAAAATTGCGTAGCTTGTTGCAAGTATTGTAATTATGCTAAAAGAGAAAGATCTATTGAAGAATTTAAAGAATGGATAATTAAAGTTTATACATTTTTTATGTCTTAATCAGAATTATTTATTATGTTTAGAAGAACATTTTTATTATTTAGTTTTGAATTTTTAATAACTAATTGATAACAATAATCCAATGTTGAACCAATTTGTTTACCATCAGTAATTCCTATAGCTATCAGATCATTTCCGTTTATTGCTAAATCTTTTCTAGAAAAAACAACAATATCTTTAAATTTATCAAAAACTTCATAATGATGTTTTAATAGATTATAATCTGCACAAACCCAATGATTAAATTGTTCAAGTGTATAATTATATTCATCTGGTGATTTGTTTTTTAAATGGGCAATAAATTCTTTATAATCGAGATTTGTTTTATTTTTTAATAAATTGAAATATCTAAATTTTGAATTAAGGATGAATTCAACTCTTTTAATCTCTTTGTTTGAGAATTTTAACATTTTAAGTTCTTCAAGAACATATTTCGGATCGTAATCGCGGTATAGATGTGCAAGTCTAGTCTCAAGATCTCCCTTACACAATCGCACTTCGTGCGGCACTAATAGGGAAGATACCATACTCATAGCGCCAGTGTCAAATAGAATCTTGATACCATAACTCATGTTTGATCCCATAAGAATCTTTGATAATTCATCATTCATTCTTTCTTTTGAGACTTTACTGAGAACTTTTAGATTATCAGGATTAGACATCGCTTTGAATGTTTGTGATTCTATTACAAAACCAAATCTGGCAGCAAATCTTGCTGCCCTCATGATTCTAAGACCGTCTTCTTGAAAGCGTTCATTTGGGTTACCAACGCATTTTAGATATTCATTCTTAAGATCTTTTTCTCCACCGAATGGATCAACTAATTCATTTTTGATTGGGTCAAAAGCCATGGCATTGATAGTGAAGTCTCTTCTTGCCAAGTCTTCTTCTATATTGTTCACAAATTCAACCGAGTCCGGTCTTCTTCCGTCTGAATATTTGCCTTCGGTTCTAAAAGTAGTTACCTCAAAGTGTTCTCCATTAAGGGAAACAGTGACAGTTCCATGTTTTAGACCTGTTGGATATGTTTTATCGAATGTTTCTTGAATTACATCAGGGGATGCATTTGTGGCAATATCCCAGTCTTTAGGGACTTGTTTTAATTGTAAATCTCTAACACAACCACCAACGAGGTATGATTTATATCCCCGTTGTTGAATTATGTTGCACACTTCAGCTGCATTTTTGTTCATAGAAATACCTCGCCTTTGCGCATAGCGTAAATCTTTAAAAAAGGGTGTCAAGTGTCGTATCAATATTTAGATAAGATAATAATGAGGCATAATAATGTGTTAATCTCCTGAAAGCGTCCATATGAAAATAGAAACTGCTACAGAACTGTTTAAATTAATAACCGAAGGCACCAAAGATAGAAGTGCTAGAAGGAAGGCGTTGTCATTAAGAAAGCAGGGTCTCGATTCATTATTATCTGATAATGGCTTAACAAAAATTGCATTTGATACTCGTAGGATTGATCAAGAAACTGAGTATAATCCAAGAAGAGGTTTGCAAAATTATAGCCGTAGTGAGGCTTTTATTTCCGAGGCTATATCTGAAAAACTAAAAAACCTAGCCAAACTAAAAGATGTTTTAGATAACCTTAAAGCCAAATATGGTAAAGAGCCAGAATGGCAAGATAGTTATGCTAGAGTTTTGTTGAATACATTAAACAGTGGATTAAGAACTGGAATTAATGATGGAGATTATACCAATGCCCAACCAGGAGTTGGAAGCCTTGATTATATTGAAGAACTATTGCATATGAGATATAGATTGAGTCTAGGTGAACTTTCAAAAATGGCAGAATCTAATCTTACCAATATTATTTTGGGTAAGGACGAAGATCTTACTAGAAAAGATGTAAATAAAGCCATTGAGATCTCTAAGAGTGATATTGCAAATCAATCATATGATACATTGATGGAAAAATTATTTGGTGGTGTTAAAGCAACTCAAGACAATCCAGAAGTTGAAAGGACGATAACAATAACCATTAGAGATAGTATTAAAGACAGAAAGGAGTAAGCCATGTCTACAATGGACGAATTTGCCCCTTATCTGAAGAAATATGGGTGTTTTATTGTACGTAATATAACTAATGATCGTAGAAAAACGATAAAGATATTTAATTATCCAATACCGTTTAATCGGACAAGAGATATTTTGCAGATACCTGGAGTTGCAGAACAGGATATCAGGGCTTCTCTCCTAAAGGGAGAATTAAGGCATAAGATTTTAGCAGGAGATATTGTTGTAGAATGTAGTGATATTGATCTTTTACAATTTAATGATGATCAAAAGAAATTCCTTCAAGATGCTGGAATTATAAAGGGTCTTGAAGTGACTGGGGTGGTATCAGAGATACCATTTCTTTTGAAACAGAATGTTAAGCTTATTGGGGCTATAAATGGTTCTAATAGGATATTTAAAATACCATCACCTGATAAGTTTATAAATGGAGTATTTCATGGTAATACTTTTAAGATACAAGTATTCCATAATGGAAGAGAATTAATAGAAACTGATGATTATATAGTATCTGAGTCTGGTGGTGTAGGTACTGGTTATGATACAATTATTCTTGTTTCATTTGCTCCAAGACATAAAAGCAAAATGTATTCTAATTATGTTGTAGAAAATCCGTCAATATAAGAACTTAAATATGTAATATTTAGATATACAGAACAGAGCCAATTAAGTTTAAACAAACTATAACCAGTAACTATAAGGGCGCAAGAGAAATCTGGTAATTTATTACTGGCTTATTTACATAGGAGTAAAAATGACATCTAGAGAAAATGCGTTGGACCAAGCTCTTGATATTGCTGGTTCACTAACTAAGAATGCTTCAATGACTTTAGCGGACGAGCCTAATAGTCTAGGTTCTGCGCTTAGTGGTCAAACTGGAACTGATGGTTACATTGGTTCTGTTGTTGCTGGTGTAGCAACACTTACTGGATTGACAGGAATGACTGTCAGTTCTATTGGAAATTTCCTTTCCATTTCCGGAGCTTCTCAGGGTGGAAATAACGGAACCTTCCTAATTATCACTTACAATTCAGCAACATCTGTTGATATCTCTAATGCTTCTGCTGTTGCAAATGATGGATATGTAACTTGGATAGAGAGATATCCATATAGTTTGGAAGACGACCTTAATTTTGAGCGTACAGACCGTGCTGCAATCAAGGGTGTTGCTTATTCTGCAGCAATCCCAACTTATCAAAGACCAACTGCTGTTGGAACAAACGTCCCTGCAAATCTTTCTAACATTGCAAGTAAGACAATGGATGCCCACGCATGGGTTATGAATAGATTGTTCACTGATGATGCAGTCAGTCAAGGCGATGGCTATACAACAATTACTGATACAGGTAATTTGAAGCATGCTGATGCGACAGACACAACTGGTGTTCCAATCACTGATGGTGCAGACGCTGGAAATTATGATGCATGTTATGTTGAAATCATCAACCCATTAACTGAGGCTGCATTAGTTGCTGTTGGTGGCTCTACTGATGGTTACAGAATCTTCGGTCTTACTCGTGCAGGAACAACAGGTGTATCACCAAACTCTGTTGAAATTGAGTTTAGAGCAGTTCCATTTGGCGATGCATTAAGCTCTTCCGTAGCATATACATGGGATGGATACCAACCAACAACAGTTGATTTGTATTACGGTTATCGTACAAGAGTAGACCAAATCAATGAAACTGACTTCAGAACTACATTAACCAATGGTATCATTGGTGATTCTGGAATGAAACAAGATATTAGTGATATCTTGGATACAATTGGAACATCCGATGGAGATACTAGTCTTGCAGGTCTTTTGACTAATACTGGTATTTATTATCCATTTAATAATCTTCCAGATGCAACCCCAAGTGTTGTTGAAGCTCTTAATACCTTGAATGAGCAGATTGGTGATAGAAACTACACCGGCTCTATCTTGACTGATGGATACACCATTACACAATCTTTGCAAGAGTTGGCTGATGCATTGGGAACAGCTTCTATGACAAGAGTTATTGAAAGAGTAACTGTTGATATTGATGCAGGCGTAGCTCACACTCTTCCAGGAGCAAATACATACACACTTGACGGAACTAATAACGGTCAATATCTTGTTTTGTTTACAAGAGGTGTTTTGAGAGACCCAGGACCAATTGTTGATGGAAATGATTATGCAGAAACCTCAACAACTCAGGTAACTTTCTATTATAAAGTCAAGGCAGGTGATCATATCAATTACATGATTTATGCATGATTGATATATGATAATGTATGATAGATAAACCTGATTTAACAGTTAAGCAAGTAGAAAATCCTAGTAGGATCTGCGCATCTGGTCACATTCCTCCTGAAACATTTAAAATTCAGGAGGAAGGACCAGAAGAACCTACTAGGTTTTTTTTGGTTTCCGGTAATGGGATAAATGGAATTTATTGTGAAATTTGCCTATGTATAGCTGGGTATGTTGCAAGACAGAATAAGAAAAAGGAACAATTATGAGTCACGCTGATGATATTATTAAGTTAAGAAAAAGAGTATTAGATGCAGTTACTGCAGGAGTAGTAGATGTTAATTTAAAATCTTTCTACGAAGCCACATTGCTACAAATCTTGAATGAGTCTGAGAGACAAAGACAAGTTTGTGCAGCGCAAGCAGAATCTTTTAGAAAGCAGGCTGCAGTTGCTGATGGTCAAGCATCAGCATATTCAGCCATGGGTAGTATAGTATATAATGTACTAAATTCATATATTCTACAAGAGGAAAGAGCAAAAAGAGAAGAAATGCTTAGAGCTGAAGAACAAAAGAATAAGGAAGAATATGCTGAGGCTTTAAGAAAGAAGCAAGAACAAATTGATAAAGAAAATGGTGATGTTGAAGAACCAGAAGAGCTAGAAGAGGAAGAGTCTGAATCTGAGGTAGAACCAGAGCCAGAGCCAAAAACGAGAAGAAATAGAAGAGGCAAAAAAGCGACATGACAATTAGAAAAGAGGATATACGTGATTTAGACATTATTGACTCCGAAGAACTTGCTTCTGACGGGTATTACGTATATTTATCTTCTACTTTGGTATCCACCACTAGTTCTACTTCAGTTGTTGAAATAAATATGCCCCCAGATAATGAGGGCATTTTATATGGTAGAGATAATGCAGTAGAGTCTGGAGATAGAATTTATCTTACTGGAACTAGCGGTGGAAGTGCTGATGGTTATTATATTGTAGATGAAATATTAACTAATCTTACATTATCTATTGATGGATATATTAATGACTCAACAGATGGTTACATATATTTTATGCATCCTGTTGGTTCTAGTAAAATAGGATTTGATCCAACAGGTTTATCAAAAATATCTTCTCATAATGTACAAGATGCAATTGTAGAAATATCTATAAATTCTATTTCTGAAAATCAGCATACTGCTTTAAGGCAACTTATTCATTTTATCAATGAAGGTCCTGCAAGTGGGTTTGCATCTGGAGCTTATAAAGAAGTTTTACCAGAAGCAGATCCATTTCCCACTTCAGTTATTTGGTATACAAGCATTGCAAAGACAAATAAAATTGTTGAGAAGACTTATACATATAATAGTAATAAAACACCTGCTACAGTAACATGGAAGATATATGATGCCTCTGATGTTTTATTGGCTACTGTAACGGATACTATTGCATATAATGGAGTTTTTGAAGTGAATAGAACGAGGACGATTGCATGAGTTATGATAGCCCTGCTGTGATATTATATGATGGATATGGTAATCCAGTTTTAATTGATGGTTATCATATATCTGTATATCCAAAGGGAATTGGTATTGGAGGGCATTTTCCAGATCCTTCTCTAGATTATCCAATTGTTTCTGCAGGAGAGAAATCTCCCTTTCTTATAGATGAACATGGTGGTATTGCAACAAGGAGTCAAGTATTTACTGACGAGGGTTCTTATTATTTTGATTTTAATAGCGCGTTAAGTTCTGATTGGACAACTGATACAAATGGTTCTTCAGTATTAGTTTCAGCATCAAATCTGATTATAATACTTGGAACCGGCTCAGATGGTTATGCAACACTTACTCATCCAGGACATACTTTACCAACAATAATGGAGTTTGAGCTTCGTATTTTTGGAAGAAAATCAAGTCAAACAACAAGAGTTGGCTTTACCAATATGCACGGTGGTTTTGCCTATTTAGAGTACACATCACCAGCAACTGATTTGGCAACATTTTCAACCAGTTGTACTGGGGCTGTTGGAACTGTGCAATCAACTGATTTTTCAATACCAAATAAATTGAGAACATCATCAAATTTGAAAGTAAGAATTGAGATGGGTTTTGGGTATGCTGCTTGCGTTGTTGATGGTAAAAAAGTTGCTCTTCATGAAAGACATATGCCAGAAGTATATAATACACTTAATATATATATAGATATTAGGAATCTTGATAATCAAACATCAAACACTTATTTGTATATGGATAGTATAAGATTATTAAATCATAATGTTGTTCAGATTGCTGGTAATTATACTTCTCTTCCAATCAATGTTAATATTGAGGATAACACTAACATTGTTCTCAAAGGACCTAAAGCAGATGATGCGAGTATTAATGTAGAGCGTGAAGGCACTGATAATATTAGATTATTTACTAGTGATGCGGAGGCTGTTAATACATTAAATGAGATTACTTTGGTTTTAAAACGAATTGAGAAGCATCTTGCTGAGATGAATGAATTTGATGTTGATACTGGAGATATAGATGAGTGATTTTAGAGTAAAAGACGGCGCAGGAACTGGTTCTGTTGCCAGGGTGGAAGATCAAAGGTTATGGACCAAAGGTATTAACTCTAGTACATTGGCAAACGTTGCTAATACAACTGGGTATTCCTTTACTTACGGTGTTTATGATAAAACATTGCCAGGAACTAATGAATATCTGATATTTAGATTTAAAAATACAGATAGCAGCAGAGAGTTTCATGTGCACAGATTAATGTTATCTTTTAATGGTGGTTCTACAAATTATAATAAGCCTATTAGAGGTGCTTTTTATGTTGGCACATATCCTCCAACGGCAAATTATACTGATATTACTCCGAGTAGTACTAATTTTGGTAAATCTTTGACATCTCCATCTGAATGCCAAATTTGGGATGGGGTTGGTAATGGGATTACTGTAGCCACAAATGGGTTATTTGCCTTTTCTCAATTTTTTTGTATGGGTCTTAATGATGTTATTTTAGATGGCACGATTATTATTCCATTTGGACAAAGTATTGGGATTACAGTAAAATCAGTAGAAGTTGGGGATTTTTCATTTTTAATGTCTGGTTGGTTTGACCATCCAGAAAGCTGAGGGCGCATGAGAATTCAAGATGGTAAAGGAAATGGTTATGAGGCTAAAGTTGATACTTATAATAAACTTCATACAAGAGCAATTGCTGTTTCAGCAGAATTAGATGGTGCATTACTATATAATCAGTTTGGTATTAATACAACAGCAATTACACTTACATCAGCAAATGAATCAGCATTATTATATGCCTATTGGGCTGATCCTGCAGAGTATATGATTTTATCAAGGCAAGTTTTTTCATTTGGTCCAAGCACTGGTGGTTCTGGTCAAGTGAGAATAAGAATTGTAAGAAACCCAACAGGTGGAACATTAATTTCAGCGGGCACAGCGATCACTCCTGTAAATAATAACTTTGCCTCATCATTAACTGCAAATGGAACATGGAAAAAGGGTGCGGAAGGCTCAACTGTAACTGGAGGGTTAGATATGATTGATGTTGGTGCTAATTCTGGATCAATATTAGTAGTATCAAATATTGATTGGGTTGTACCAAATGGATCTTCTTATGTTGTTGCTATTACTCCGCCGACAGGGAATACTTCAATGAAAGTATATTTGCACGATAAGTTTTATTCAATTAACCCTGATAACTATTAATTGGTAATATAATATGGCTGGCAAAGTACACATAAAAGATGGAACTGGTTCTGGTTATTCAGCTCAGGTAACTGAAGACCATGCTCTATTAGTCACTGAACAGAATAGAAATGGATTTCAGACTCCTGATGAATTCTTGACCAGATATAAATTGTTCAGAGGGTTTCTTGAAGACAGTGGTGGGTCTCATGATATGAATGTAAATGGATCTGTTACTCCAGTCGAGTTTTCTGTATCATCTGAGCCTGGAAAGGTCTTATATATAGTTATGATACGTGTTCTTCTTAATGGCACTTATTTTGAAATGGGAACACAAGATTTTCGTAGGTTTGGAACAGCAACAGTTGGTGGTGCTGCATTGACAAATGGTATCACTCTTCAAGCCATTCAAAGTGGTGTTATTACTAATTTATTTGCAGAACCAATTACTAGAACTGGAGATTTTTTCAATTATTCTGATGATTATGTTAACTTATATAATGCTGTAGGTGCACAAGAAGATTTTCTAAGTTTTGATTTTTCATTCGAACAAGCAATAGTTTTACCGGAATCAGTTGATGATAGATTAATAATGACAGTAAATGATGATTTATCATCAATTGATCTTTTTCAAGTAGCAGTTAGGGGCTGGCAAGAGGTAGCATAATGGGATTTATTTCTCCCCCAACAGTAATTAATTTACAGGTAACCCAAGAAGATGGAGTGCCTAAAATGGCACATTTTCCTCGTGTTGGATCTGAAGTAGTTGTTGGTAGTCATAATTTCTGTGATAAAACAACTTGGTTTGGAGGCTCTACCAGAATAGAAGACCAAGCATTAGAAGCTAAAGATGGTTATGATGGTTATGTATGGAAAAGTACTAACTCTGCTCATATTGATTGGATTGATATGGTTACAGGAAGAATGCACAACCAAGAAAAATGGGTTGATGAATCTGATCATGGATATTCTGTAATTGTTAAAGTAAATGGTGTTGAGCAGACAGTTTGTCCTCCATTTAAATTTGAATCAACTGATGGTTATTATTGGATAGACTATGATAATGGTGAGATTAATTTCTTCTCAGATATGAGAGGAAATACAATCACTGCAACTTTTAATTATGCAACAGATTCAACATTTTATTTAGTTCCAACTCCTGGAAAGACTTTAAGAATAGAAGATGCAGAGTCTGACTTTTCTCAGGATTGTATTTTAAATACTAGATTCGGATATATAGTTGTTGGTTATGTTGATGTATTTGCTCCTCAGTATATGAGAGGATCAAATGATTTAGGTTATGTTCTTTCTGCATCATATTCAGATCCTCCTGTGTCTCCTGATGTGGGAGATGCATATATTGTAGGAGCTTCTGCAACTGGTGATTGGACGGGATATGATGGTGCTGTTGTTCAATGGGATGGATATACATGGGGATTAACTGTTCCAAGTGAAGAAGATTGGGCTACTGTTATTGATATTGGCATGTATTTAACTTTTAGAAATTCTACATGGAATGTTACTCCATATCCTTCATTAACAAAGATTCCGTTACAAGAAGATTATTACCACAGAGTTTCTCAGATTATTACAGAGGCTCGTGGAGCTTTGCCAACTGTAAATGCAATTGGTGCAAGTGAGGCTGATAAATCTTTGCCGTTAAAAGAATTTAGAAGAAAATGCAGAGGAATGAAGAGTAATGTTCAGGCTATTCCATTTAATTATGCAACAGCAAGAGAGTTGTATTCAACTTATGGAATGGAATTATGGGTCACAACTGGCGATCATATTTGTGTTGATGGTGAGATGTTAACAATTACATTTTATTGTACTAGTGTTGATGAGAGTTTATGATGAAAATTCAAAATGAATTAATGATAAATGGAGTTATTTATTGTGCTAAGTGTAAAATTTCTAATAAAATTTATATAGGTCAAACAACACAAAAATTAAAATATAGAATTAATGACCATATTTATATGGCAAATAACGGATCTAAATTGCCATTCCATAGAGCAATTAGAAAGTATGGAATAGAAAATTTTGAAATTACTGTTGTTGAAGAATGTTTTTCTATTGATGATTTAAATCAAGCAGAATGTAATTGGATTAAAACTGCTAATTGTATATCTCCAAATGGTTATAATTGTACTACTGGTGGTGAACACCCAGTTATGAACGAAGAAACTAGAAAAAAAATATCTAATGCAACCAAAGGAGAAAATAATCCTTTTTATGGTAGAACTCATACGGAAGAATCAATTAATAAAATGAAAGAAGAATTGAGTAGACAATTTTCTGGAGAAGGTAATCCTTTTTATGGCAAAAATCATACAGAAGAAACTAAAAAGAAATTATCGGAGTGTTTTCGTGGCACAAAAATGCATACTAATACTAGAGAAGGAATTAAAAAAGCTAATTTAGGAAATCAATATACAAAAGGCAGAAAACTATCATTAGAACATAAGGAAAAATTATCAAAATTAAAATTGGATGAAGTCAAATATATAAAAGAAAACCCTGATAATTTATCAAGAAAAGAGCTTGCTGAAAAATTTAATGTTACAGCGCTTATTATTAATAATATTTTATCGGGTAGAACATGGAGGGACGTATGAGAGCGCTTGTACTTAGCGGAGGCGGCGTAAAAGGGGCATATCAGGTTGGAGTGCTTTATAATTGGTTATATGCGCAGCAAATTAAATATGATATTCTTTGTGGAGTTTCTGTTGGAGCGTTGAATACTTCTTTTTTGTCCCAATATAAAATTGGAGAAGAGATTAGGGCATATACAGATCTTCTTAATTTATGGGGGACAATAGATGATTCAAAGATTTATAAGCATTGGTGTATTGTAAGAGAATTGGCTGGTTTGTGGAAACCAAGTTTGTATAATAGTAAACCTTTGATGGACATGGTTCGTAATACGCTTGATTGCAAGAAAATAGTAGCAAGTGGAAGAAAGCTTAGAGTTGGAGCAGTATCATTAAATACTGGTAAATATCATTTATTTACAGAAGAGCACCCAGAGATTGCAGAAGGTGTAATTGCTTCGTCAGCATTTCCTGTATTTTTAACTCCAATTGAAATTTATGGAGAATTATGGACAGATGGTGGAGTAAAGACTGTAACGCCTATAGCTGCAGCTATTGATGCTGGGGCAACAGAGATTGATATTGTTATGACATCTCCTGATTCATCTGTTATTGATAATAGTGAAAAGCCAAATGCACTTCATGTAGCAATGAGAGTTATTGATTTAATGTCTGATGAGATTATTGCTAATGATGTAAAGATGGCTCTTATGATAAATAAAGCTCTTGATTCTGGTGCGGATATGCCGGGCAAAAAACAGATTTCATTTAGAATAGTTAGACCAAAAGAATTACTAATTAAGAATTCTTTGAATTTTGATCCAAAAGAGATTAGAAGGATGATGGATATTGGTTTTAATGATGGTGCCTGATTGGTGTGAGAGGTAAAAAAAATGGGTTATCCGGGTATTAGAAAAAAGACTGGCAAAGAATATGATTTTTTTGAGAAAGTAGAAGTTAATTGGAGTACATTTGGTGGAGGAGCATCAGATGGATATGGACCTGATATAGTAATTCCTTTTACAACTCGTGGTATAATGTTTATTAATGAAGGAACTGGTGTAGTAGAATATTCTTTTACTGGATATGGAGTTCACGGCGAGTTAGACTCCAGCACTGTTACAAAGGGTCTTGTTTTTGATAATAGAGTTGTTTCATTGATTTGGTTTAGAGTTAAAACTGGAAGTACTGGACCAATAAGAGTTTCAATTCAAGCTTGGGGTTAAAATGAGTGGATTTATTTATCAAATATCTGGTGGTGATGGTTATGGACCTCTAAGTAATGATCCACCGGAACCTTTAGGAACTGTTCATGCTGGCACAGATAATGCTGCTAGCAGGGCAGACCATATCCATGAGCATGGTAATTTATCTGGAGGAGATCTTCATTCATTAGCAATTTCTAATGTTAGTGCCGGATTTATTTCTGGTAGTGATAAAGCGAAATTGGATGGAATTGATGGTTATTTAAGTTCATTAGCTCCGGTCACATTATTATCAGATTTAGGCGGAATTAATACTACTGGGCTTCCTGATGGAACATCTATTTATGTTAATGAGTTAGAAGATTTTTATATTTTAGAAAAAGCAAATACTCATACTATTGATGGATTATGTGTTGTTGCAGCTACAGATGGTTATTGGGTGGCAAAGCAAGCTGGTCGTTGGGATGATATTCAAGGACCAGTAGAACAAGGAACTGGGGTGTCGGCATTAACAAAAGAAGTATGGAGAGACACTCCTTTTCAGATGTATTGGTTGCGTCATGATCAAAATGATGAGCTTAATTTTGTTTATCAAACATCTCATCAATGGAAATATGATACTGCAGTTAGACCTCATATACATGTAATGATCGGAGCAGATCCTGTTTCAACTGAATATATTTATATTGAAGGGTATTATGCGTGGACTCGCCCTAATAATGTAAATGCACTTCCTGCAATGTCTGGTTGGACATATTTTAGTGGTTCTTTTGCAGTTAATCCCGGTGATATAAATACTCAAAAAATACTTTCATTAGGTAGTATTACCCCTCCTTCTTGGGCAAGGGAATCAACTTCAATTATTATATATTTTAGAAGATATGGCACAAGTCCATCGGATACATTTAATACAAGTAAAACATATGGAACACCTGCCGCAAATGTAGCTATACTGACTACAGATCTTCATTATCAAAAAATTCAATTAGGTAGTGAAAAAGAAATACCTTAATTTAATGCGGTGTGCAATATAATAGCAATGATAATATTATGATATAAAAATAGGAGAAAAATCATGGGCACACCATACGGACCAATAGATTACGGTAGAGACTTCAATTACTTCAATAAATTAACAGTAAATGTTACTGATGGTTATTTCCCATCTGAATGTCAGGTATTAATTCCATTTATGACATATACTATTACATTTGATCTTGAGAGTGGAGGACCATTAGAATATTCATTTAACGGTATTACTCTTCATGGAGATATGACTTCTGGTCAAGCTAGTCAAAGTTTAGTATTTGAGAATAGGGTTATATCAAAAATATGGTTTAGAGGGTCTGGTGTTGTAAGAATTGAGGCATGGGCAATACGCTAAGCGTATGAGAAGTTTTTATGTATATTTTTTGATTGTATTTATTATGAGTGGGTGCAATCAATTATTTGATCTTAATAGTCCGTATAACGCTCAAATATATAAAACTATATGTGTAGACAATAGGTTTGATAGAGACTCTATAAGTAATATAAGAGATATCTTTGAAAGATGGTCTATTTCTACAGGAACAAATTATGTCATGATTACTTTTAAGGTTGTTTTTGATATAAGTGGCAGGTTTGATTCTAAAAAACAAACAAATTTTTGTGACATTTATGTCTTAAAGAAATAATTATTTTTGATGATCATGGATAATTACGCACTGTATGCGTCGTTTAAACAGGCGGATATATATGTGAATATGAAGAAGAAGTTAATCAAAAATAAATGTGAGATAGAAAGTTGTCTGATTACAGACCCCAATCTACTACACTTCCATCATATTATAGAGAGAACGGAATTAAACACGTCAAATCACTCTGACAATTTAGCAATTCTATGTGCAAATTGTCATGCTTTAGTGCATAGTGGAAGGCTTAAAATTATTGGTATTTTCCCTTCTACTAAATTGCCGAATGGAAGAACATTAGTATATGAATTGGATGGAGTAAGAAATATTGAAGGCATTGATGAGCCGTTAGTTCAGACAAAACCAAAATCATATAAGATTTCAATGGAGTAAGAATATGGATAAAATAGATTTAACCAATCCGGCAAATTTAAGCAATAAGGTATTGGATGAGAATGAGACGCGTAAAAGACTTCTGAGACACGCCAGATTGGTAGGGTGTGAGATGGAGATGAGGCTTTTATTAGAAAAATATGATAAATTGCTTCGTAATTGTACAAACGAGAAAGAGCGAGCTGATATCGCCAAATTAGGCTGTTATGAAATGTATAGACTTTTAGGTGGCGGGGGAGAATTATACGTTGATAATCAGCTCGTAGCGAAAGATGATTAAGGAATTAAATATGACAACTAAAACATTGCATGGTGAAGTTATTTGGTTTGACCCTAAGAGGGGTTATGGCTTTATTGATTGGATAAAGGATGGTGTGAAGCAAAAAGATTTATTTGTTCATTTTTCTGATATCTCATGTGAAGGATTTAAAACGCTATATAAAGGGCAAAAGGTTTCCTTCTCCCTTGGTGTGAATAAACATGGCGATCCAAAGGCTGTTGAGGTTGTTGTATTAAGTAACTGAAATTAGTCTTCTTCCTTCTTAAACAATGGCAGAGTATCTATCTCAGCCGTTTCTGCATTTTCTGCAGCAAATTCCTCGTCAGTTATATCTAACTCTTCATAATTCCTATACTCGATTTCAAATATTGAAGTATGGCGATTAGGAATTATTGCATTTTTATCTACCTTTATCTCGTTTTTAAAGATAACTGGGGCATTGTGTCTTATTACAATCTTTCTCATCTTTATGTATTTTGATAAAGCTCCACGATTAAGAGAATTTCTTATCTCTTCGATTGTTAGATATTGATGCCGTTTATCCAACAAATTAACTGATGTATAAGAATTAAGTGTAATGTTTAAATCTGAAAGACTGATATTGTTAGTGGATATATTAGTTATCCAAAATTCTGGCTCTTTTGGTTTTTCTCTGCAAGGTTTCATATTACTCTCCCTATTTATCATGTTTCATATTTAGTATGAATGCATATAATGATATATTTTTTGCAATGTCACAGCTTCTAACATATTCTCCAGGTCAAGTCGCAACTATCTATCTTTCTGTGTTAGATACGGATGGATATTATACTGATGGTTATTATGATGGATATCCTATAGACGGGTATTCTGTCCCGGTTATTCATAGAGTGATTAAGCCAAATCTTACATTGATGGATGGTTATCCATCTCCAATGACAAAATTTGATCTTGGAATATTCTATGGAGATGTAAGTATTCCTACTGGAGCGTCTGCTGTTGGATCTTATTATGTTGATATTCGATATAGAGACGATTTTGGAAGGCTTAAAATAGAATCGGTGATATTACAAGTAACTGCACCATATGGTATTTACTCAGTAATATCATCTTGAAATTTATTATGTTTCCTATATAAATATATTGTTGCGTTTTTATATAAAAAATTATATATAGTTTTGATGTTGTTATTTCCAGAATAAGATAATTTAAATACAGAATAATGTGGTGATATTTTTACTTCATTTAGTAATGTTTTGGAAATAAGTGTATTCATATACTGCTCTATAAATTGTTTTGTCCCTAATATTGAAAATGATTTTTGTATAACAGATCTATTTTTTCCTAAACCGCAGTTAGTTATAGTACCATCACCATCAAAATATCCTCTCATAAAATGATTTACTAATTCATGATCTATTAACCATTCTGGAAATGTATATACTTTTGTCTTATTAGGAATTATATTAAATCGATTTAGATCATTATAGATATTATTATTTGCAATTTGTATTTCAGAACACATGTTTTTTGTTTTTACTAATTTACTTGGTTTTACTTCATGTGTTTTTATAGGATGTGTACTTTCGATTGATTTTTTAAACAATTCAATGTGTTGATGGTCATTTTGTGATAACGCTATTTTTAATATTTTAGAGTATTTTCTTTTTTGTACCGAACCATCTGCAGCTATAAATCCAGCCCAATAAAAAGATCCCTCAGTATCATTTTTAAAATAATTTTCATTACAAACATATATTCCTTGGTAATGTTTATTATATGGTATTTCATATAATTTCATATATTTATAAATACTGTCTATTGATACTTGAAGATAGTCAGCAACCTTCTGCATACTTCCTAATCTATTATATTCATATTCTAGTATTGTTTTAGTTAGTTTTGTTTCAAGTCTGTTTTTCATATTTAATATGCCTGACTATTGGTATATTAGGAGATGATCCATGGTTATAAAAGCACGCGGTGAGCTTATTGAAGCCACTGATCAAGTTAATTTAATTGTTCAGTTTAAAGACCATTCTGGTAATCTAGTAGATGCAGACTCATATCCACAAATATCTATAGTTCAGCCAAGTGGTTCTGTATTTATGTCTCCAACAAGTGTTGGAGTATCTAGATCCGGAGTTGGATTATATAGTTATATTTTTACTGCCCCAATTAATGCCTCATATGGTGTTTGGCATGATATTTGGATCGCGTATATCAATGGGTTCCGTGTTGAAACACAATTTGAATTTATTATAAATTATACGCAAATCCCACATCCCAATACGGACGGATATACGGCTCTTGGTGATGATCCAGGATTTCAATACTCTCAAGAAGCAACAACTAATATAAATAAGCTTGTAAAATCATTGAGAGCGAGACTTAATAGCTCTGGTAAAGCCAAATCAGCAGATGCTTATGGAAATGTTGTATATGTAGATTGTGATATTTTCTCTTATGATATACTTGTTACTTTTATTGCAACAGCTTTATGGGATTTTAATCAGGTTCCTTACTTCACATTTTTTGAATTTGATGATAATAACTTTGTTGAACAATTTGGTGAAATTCTTGTTGAAGGCGCAACTCTTTATGCATTAGCATCAAAAGCACTTATTGAACGTGGTCGTGAATTTCAGTTCACAGATAATGGATTGAATTTTAATCCTCCAACTGTTTCTGAGTTAATGATGACTCAATATTCTGCATTGTTAACACACTATTGGGAAAAATTAAAGTATATCAAGAATTCTCTTAGACCTACTCCAAGAGGACTAGGCGTTTTCTCAATGAATTCAGCAATAAATCCAGCCTTCAAACGCCTTCGCCACCTTCGCGCTAGGCGTTTGATATGAGAAAACAAGCACTTACGAGTGTTCTTAATAGTTGACGCAGTTGGGTCTTTTATAAATGCACAGCCATTTTATAGAAATATTCAATACGTCTTAGTAATGCAGAATTCTTTTTCTTTTTGCTACTAAGAGGGAAAGTCACAAATAATTCCTTTTCATTTAAACCTTCATTTCCTGACCACAACACAATTTCATCCACCATAAATTCCTCTTTATCGACTTTAAAGTCTTTTACTTCATTTTCATCATATGATAATGTAATGTGAGGTCTGTATTCTTTGAATGTATCATTAAACTCAACTTTATGTTTTTTAAGAGCTTTTTTTACTTTAGATCGTAATTCTTGAAGATCTTCGGACTCAATAGGCATAATTATAGGAACAGGATTATCTCCACGCTTTGGAAAACATGAAACTTTGTTTAGTTTCAATTTGAAAGGATTTACATCTTTTATTGCATTACCAATAGCTTCTACTGATTTCGCAACCTCAGATATACTAATATCTTCATTGAATATTAATAATGTGATATGAAAATCGGAAGAGTCCTCTTTTTTACCAGGGGCATCTATTTGTCTTAATGTTCTAGCTATTGATTGAGGAACTTTTATACCTAAAAGAGCCATAGTTATTCTCCTTGACTTGCTATTGTATGTGCAAATATGACTATTTTATTAGGTTTTCAATAAGTTTGAATTTTCTTTCCAAATATATATTTTGTTTTTTGTACAACCATTTTGCTAATAAAACAGCATCTTGACTATTATATTCTAAACTATAAATGGTTCTATTTTTAAAAGGAGAGTGTATTGATATACCACATTCATTTGTTATAACTTCAGATATATTTGTTAGGCAATTTTGTGTTCCATAAAAATTGATTCTTAATGATTCGTTTTTAAAAGAAATACTGCCATCACCATCTAAATATCCTCTTATGAAAGAATTTACAAATTTATGTTCTTTTAGTATTTGTGGGAATTCATATATTTTAGTTTTATTAGGGATGATGTTATATTTTGTTAGTGAGTTAACTAGGTATTTTGAATTAAGAACAATAGTGCTAGAATAAGTTTTTTTCCAATATCTGTCTAAATAGTATTTAGAAGGATGCGTTTTGTCTTTTATTGTAGCATTTGTTTGAATACATTTTCTGAACTGTTCAAGATGGTTTTTATCTTTTTTAGATAATTTTATTGTTAAAAAATAACTTCGTGTATTTGAATTATTCATAACATTTCCATCAGCAGCAATGAATCCTGCCCAGTACATAACATCATTTCCAATAATCTCATCATCATTTTTATCAAAATATTCTTCATTCATTTGTATTTTTCTGGTTATATTGTGTGCAATACTATGTTTATCTAAAATATTAGTTATTTGCCTTGTTGATATTTCGAATTCATATGATGTTTTTTTGATTGATTGTACCTCTATATATTTTTTTACCACTTCTTTTTCGAATGATTCATCATATATCTTTTTTTCAAATTTTATTCCCATATATTAACTCCATGCAATGTTTTAGCCGATACATCTAATAACAAGATATGCATAATATCATGTCTAAAAAAATATCTATAGAAGATGTTAAATCTTTGCCGCCAGAAGCACTTCTTATTTTGATTAATAAGTTAAAAGGGATTGTAAAAAAAGATCCTGTTATGCAAAAGATATTTTCAGAATATAATATAGATCTCAATGAGATTGATTTTATTCCGATGTATTTTAAAGATTTGGATGTTAGTGCAAAATGTGACCACGGAATTATATATATTAATTATAAGTTGCTTGAAGATGGTTTGGATTTAAAAGATGCTTCATATTTAATACATGAGATCACTCATTATTTGCAACAAACATCTGGAGACAAGCCAACGCAAAGCTCAGACTATGGAAAATATCTTGATAACCCTTTTGAGCAAGAGGGCTTTCAGAATCAAATAAGCTATATATCTGAACATTTTGGAGAAGATGAAGCAGAAAAATATGTTGATCATTTGTTAAATCATCATGATATTGACGATGATAATGAGAAAGACAAGCTTGAGAATATTTTGTTGGAGAAGATCTAATGGTTTTTTATCCATCACCTATAATTGGCGGTTTAGATGCTTTAACCAGCTTGGGCGATGGCTATACCATTAATTTGAAGTGGCACCAAGCGTACCCAACAATATCTACAAATAGTATCGCCTATTATATTTATTATTCTACAATTAAGGAAGATGTATTTTCTGAGGGTGTTAAGTATGTATCTATTGATGGTGCTACAGAAGCAAACATCATTGATTTAACTCCAGGACAATTGTATTTCTTTTCCGTTAGAGCTGTGGAATATGATGAGTCAGTGACCGATTTAACAAATTTATTGGTTGCTTACGATAATTTAAGAATTGTTCCTAGTAGTTTATTAGCGAACAATATAACAAGTACTGATTTAATAATCCCACTAATGGATGTTACTGATTTTCCTGATGAAGGAGTTGTAAGAATTGGTGCAGAATTAATTCATTATACAACTACAAATTCTATAGCTAATACATTAGGTGTTCCTGGTGATACGTTTATCAGCGCTCATTTTATAGATCAAGGAGGATCTAATTATCTTCCTTCATATGGAAATGTTGGTGATGGATATCTAGCTAATTTAACTCTGGAAGATCTTAGCGCAATAACAGAAACATGGAAAATACAATGTATTTCTGTTCAAAAAGATGGATATGGAAATCCAATAGAATCAACTGCAAAGTTTATATCTGTTGGGTCATATTCTGGAGTTGTTTATCCTACTGATGGATATGTTAAAGATGGTTATACAAACCCTTATGTTGGCGCTGTAAGGGATGGATATTCAGACCCATATATTTGGACAGCTGATGGTTATAACATATCCAATGGAATATTTAGTTTTTCAATAGTTGAATATGATGGATATCCATTTGTTGAAGGGGATTCATTTATCATTGGTGTTGATGGATCTGAAACAATTGCTGGAGGTAGAGGGTATAGCGGAACTACTGCTACATTACATAATACAGATGGCTATGATGGTGATTTATATTGGAATCCTGCTGTTATTTATTTTGTATCGGGAGAGGATACAAAATATGACAATATATTTTTGTGTGAGTCAAGATTTGAATATCCCAATTATCCATACACAGCGACGGACGGATATCATCAAGTAACAAAAGATTTATTAACATCTGATTTAAGTGTGAGTGATGAAGAAAATATAGATTTTCCAAGGTATGATTATGCCGGATATCATAGAACAGATCCAGTTCAATTATTAAATGGAACATGTGTTGGAAGTTATATTGGTGGAGAAATGGGATGTATTGATAAGTATGGAAATTATAATGTACTTAGAGGATTCTCTGTTCAAGATCATAATAATCAACGTCAAGAGGTTCTTTTAGATAATACTGGTAAACAAGCAGTTCTTATTAAGAGAACTAGAACAGGAATAACTTGCTCTTGTTATCTTGAGTCTAGTGAGTATCCAGATGATAGATGCCCATTATGTCATGGTACTAAATTTGTCATTGGATATGAACAATATTTTAATCCAAGAAGATCTGATGGTAGAATTTTGGTAAGACCTGGACCAACCGAAGAAGATGTAAAAATGACAGAAGCTGGTTTGGAGTCTGAGTTTCAGACAGAATTTTGGACACTTACAGTTCCTACTATAAAAGATAGGGATATTATAGTATTATATGACCTTAATGGAAATGAAGAGTATAGGTATGAAGTATTATCTGTAACTAGAAATAATACTATGATTGGGCAGCAAGGCGGTCAAAAATTTAGGGCGCAAAGAATTAGAAAGTTTGATCCAGCTTATCAAATAAGAATATTTAGCGATACTAGTATGTTTCCTTCAAAGTTGAATACAAGTATTGGTGTTGCTTCAAATATCCTGCCACATACTCATGAGATTGTTGTAAACGAAGGTATTACATCAATTTCTCAAATAAATCAAACTACAAATGTTTCACAAGGACATAATCATCAAATTATTGCAGGTGTTGTATCGATTGTATTGGGTCATACGCACACTATTGTGTTACCTTAAGGAATAAAATAATGGGAAATTATAGACCGGGAATTGGGCAATTAGCAACTAGTCGATATGATTTTCAAAATCATGTTGATGGATACGCATATCAACATTTGGGCGGAGCAATTGCTTGTTCTGTAACAATTGATGGAACTCCATATACAGATATACAATCGGCACTTACAGCTATTTCTGGTTATATTCCTGGAGTATTCCCTAATGCAACAGCATCAGTAACTGGTGGAATAAAATTGACAGGAGATTTGGGAGGAACTTATTCTTCTCCATTAGTCTCAAGATTACAGGCAACACCGGTATTATCTTCATCTCCTACATCTGGTCAGATATTAGGATATAACGGTTCTGGTTGGGGACCTGTTTCTTTGGGGGGTGATATTAGTGGATCTTATAATTCTGTATCTGTAATTAAACTTAGAGGAAATGCTATTAGTAGTTCTTCTCCATCGACAAATAATGTTTTATATTGGAGTGGAAGTCAATGGGTTCCTGGAAATTTAGTAGTTGGTGGAGATGTAAGCGGAACATCAAATAATATAGAAATTGTCAGTGTAACTGGTGATGGAGATTCAGTGTTGACTGTAAATTGTTCAAATATATTATTTGAAGGTAGTATTTTAGATAGTTATAATATTGGATTTTATAGTTCTAGAACAACAGGAGTTGGAAATGGTTTAAAACTTAGGGCTCAAGGTTCTACGGTTGATAAAGGAGGAAGGTTATATTTGGGAGGAGGGTATTCTTCTTCTGAATTGCATGGAGGAGTTTGGATTGGTACACAGGCAAATAATAGTAGTGATATTTTATTATTTGTAGAAGAAATTCAGTCAATTGGAGAAATTGGTAGTAGAAAAGTAGTTGCATTTTGTTCAGACACAACGACACTTACTAGTAGATTACCTGAAAATACTGGTAGTAAAATTATTTATATTGGCAATTCATCACCAACACCTACAAGGGGTCCAAATTATACAGGTTCTATATTATATTCAACTGCTGGAAAACTTCGTGTAGTACAAACTGATAATAATGATTATTCATTAGGAGTATCAGAGGCACTTGCCGATTCTTATAAAGTAGGAGACAATCTTGATAATCCTGGAGATGGATATCAGGTAAATGCTACAGCAACTACGGCGACGGTAGATGTTTTGACAATAACAATGCCTCAATATTCTGCTGCATTGATTGAAATTACTGCAGTTGGTGTTGGTAGTAATGGAAATTGTTATCAGAAAAAACAAATTCTTGCTACAAATAGGATAACAGGCTCTGTAACTCAAACTGGTATAACTACAGTTCATTCATCTACTGGTGGTACTTGGAGTGCCGCTCCTATATATAATCTTACAGGTAATGATATTGTTATTAGGACCTCATATAATACCACTGGTGGTATTACCTCATACTGGAACATTCATGTTAAAATGGATTTAGTTAAAGTAGCTTAATATCAATTCTTTTGCATAACTCGTAAGGAGAAAATCATGGACAGTGCATTGGAAGCCCTTTTTAGTTGGCAGTTTGTTTTGTTTTGTATCGCTGTGTCAGCAGTAACTTTTGTAGTAAGAAATGTTGTAGATTATGTATTACAAAAGTATAATATGTCACCAAAAGAAAATCACTTATGGGCAAATTTAATTCTACCTATTTTACCAGTAGTATTAGGTCTATTAGGAGCGTTTTTTGCTAAACAATATCCTTATCCATTAGAGATTTCATCTGCTAGTGGTAGATTGGCTTTTGGTTTATGTGCAGGTCTTTTGGCTGGATTTGTATGGAGATGGGTTAAAGCAGCAATTGGAGATAAAATTGCATCACTCACAAAAGGCAAAATAAGCGAAGAATAATTCAGTTATATATAATTGAAAAGAGAAATGGTGAGATATGAGTAACTACCCTAACGATTATGATGATGACACAACACTTCCTCCAGTTAACAATAATATAACTGAAATTGGTGATGAAGCTATAAATGGATGTCGCGAAGCCATATTTAATATGCAAGCTGAGTTTGGATTGGGTTTATCTGGAAGCGCAGGTACTCTTGCCAATAGGCTTGGGATTTCTATTGGAGCAGATGGATATATAAAACCATCTGCATTAACAAGTTTAGGTTTAGTTACTCTACCAATTACAAACCCACAAATAGCGAACAATGCAGGAATTCCTGAATCTAAATTATCTCTTGATTATAAAACTGCTGATTTATTTAATTATACTAGAGATCTTGCTGGTGATATAAATACTTCTATTTCATGGATATCTTTAACAGGAATAAAGTTAGAACCACATATTCTTGGTATAACTTATAAGCATCCACTTAGTGGAATTAGTGTCAGTGAAAGTGCAACAGATTATTTCCTTAGTAGATACAGAACATACAGAGATAATACAGACTCATACACAGCATTGAATGAATTGAACTCTGAAGTTCTCAATCACCAATGGTCTGATGGGTCTGGTACGTCTTCAATCTCAATAACTACAAATAATGGCGGTACTTACCCTGCTGATTATGCTCACACATCTTCTGGTATTTACCTTGATACAACTAGATTTTCTGTAATACCACAAACAGTAAATGATTTGCAATTATTTGCCCAACACCTTGATGATGCTAGCATCTTTTTATACGGAACAAGAATTCAGAATCTGTATTCTAATGGTGTTTCTAGAGCTTCTAGATCCGCAGTTCTTACTGCAGATGCACGTGGGCAAACTATTGTTCCATCAACTCAAGTTACTACACATCTTAGAAATAATGGTTCTAGTAGCTCTCCTGTTGATAATATCGAATATGGTGATGACATTATAGAATTCACTCCAAATTCATCTGCTACATCAAGCTTCTTATTTGACTCACAATTTGCTTTAGCAAAGGTTGGAGATATAATAAGGATCAATTATGGTACAGTTGAGATTCCTTTCCTTATCAAAGAGAAGAAGTATATTCCAGGAACTCCTAGTAGATTTTTTGTAAGAATTAGTAGTAATAATCTATATTACACAACTGATGGATATGCTAAGGTTGAAAGACCATTGTATAATAACAATAAATATGGGGTTTTGGCTGTAGCATCAGCAAACAATGATGAGATATCATTACCTGCAAGCTTAATAGTTACAAATCCAACAGGTGCAATGGCTCTTGGTGTCGGATTTAATGCAGATTTAATTGATTCTTCACATTATCTTTTGTATTTAGCATTATATCCTACTGGAAATGCTGATGATGGATATGTAGTTTTGCCTGAAATAGACGTTACAGGAAACCTTGGTGTTACTCCCGGAAAGTATACATTAGATACTGTTGTGCAGACAATTAATGATACTTTTAGAAAAGCAGGATATAACTACAGATTTATAGCATTCTCATATCAAGGTGAATTTGGTATCGCCCTTGCTGATCCATATAGTAATGCTGCATTTTCAGTGCTTGATGGTGCAGTTGATGCAGCTGGAGATTATGATGAGTCAGAAACTAATTATGCATACCCTAATAATGTAATTGGTTTGTTTGGAAGTGGAACATTAGAGCCAGTAGATCCTCTTGGTCTTGGACCATTAAATGGTGGAATATCTAGCCCTGCATACTCTGTAAGTTATTCTTCTTCAGCTCAAGCACTATATCCAACAAAACTCTATGTTCCTCTTGATAGAAATAATTTCTATGTTAATGGAACTGAAAGAGATAAATTAACTCTTGAGTCAGGACAGACACAAGATGGATATGGATTTGGTTATTGGGATGGTTATATCGTTGCAAGATCTGAAACTCCCGCACCAAATGGTAAAGTAAGTACAACATATCGTATTTTAGATAATATATTATCATCAGTTAATATTAGACCAGGTTCAACTGTTGTGGTTCAACCGATGTCTCCTACTATTAATTATATAGACTATGGACGTTTTGTAGTATCTAGTGTTGTATTTACAGAATGTGGAGTTGATTGTTACACAGATGTTACTGTATATGATGCTGTACATGGAACAGGTTCCTCACCATACACAAGCGCAAGTAGCGGTCATTTTAGGATTTATTTCAATTCAGGTTCAGTGCCTGTAAATTCTGAAAATATGTCTGATTATACTACTGCATCCCCATTCAAGAGATATCTGGAAATTTACGTTGATGAGGAAGCAAAGACATTTGCTCATGAACGTGGAAGATTTACAAATGGAACTGGTGACATTACAGTAAATTCTATACCATTAAGATTAACGACAGTTGAATTAAGCAAAATGGAATTAATTGGTATATCTCCCAAATTAAGAGGGTATCAATTTAGTTCGATAACAAAGATATCTTTATATATAGATAGTTTGGTTTCTTCTAGTGGTTTGATTGATGGTTATCTTGCGTCTTATGATGGGACTAATTTAACACATATTGGTCCTACAACAACTGGAAGACTTGGTCAAGTTCTAAGGTTTTATGATGAGACGAATGTAGATTATATAGATGTATTATTCCCTGTGGATGGTTCTTTTTCAAACATAACAGAAGAAGTTGTAGATATACAATTATTTCCAAGTCTTAGTGCTGATAAAGAAATTATGATGGTGGCTAGTTGTCAGTATAATACTGAAACTAATTATATTAATTATGTAACTGATAAGAGACAATTTGGAAATGTTAGTGAAGATGAACTTAGTACATCAGCTTTAGATTATATTTCTCTTCCGGATAAGCTACTTCATCAGAATGGTGTTTTTAAAGGATTTGATGCACAAGATGTGACTCCTATATCTAATCCAAATAGTGGTCAGATCTATCTTTCTGGAGGTTCTGCATTAGTTGGCGGAAAAATAATCTATATGAATAATGAGACGGTATCTATACCGATCATTAAAGAGATTTATTTCTCAACACTATACAATATAAATTGGATTCTTTGTGTAAGCAATTCGGGAGATTTTCAAGCAATTCCATCACTTGATTATGATTCGATATTGAGTACTCCAAGTGGAAATAGAAACTTCAATGCTTATAATCCAGCAACGACTTCCTCATATTATATTGAAGCAATAACTTTTTCTGATCTTGTTAATAATAGAAAAGATTTGACGCCTCTTTATATAGTTTCATCTACTGTTAGCGGCTCTAGTATTTCTCTTGTATTGAATGATGTTAGAAAATTTGTAAATGATAATGAATCTAATGATACAATTATTTTGAACAATAATTCAAAACAAGGTAATTTTTACAGTGTGGAATCAATTTTCAATTGGTTAAAGTATGGTGGTTCTCACAATAACAATATTATCATAAATGAAGTTGCAGAAACAATAACTAAACCAATTACATTAGATAGCGCAAATATTGATGGTCGAAATACATCATCATTAACTTTTAGTGAAAATTTAGTTATCTCAGGCAATGATATTGTGATAAGAAATATGACAATTACATTTGAGAAGCTACTTGGAATATTTTTAAGTAACAATGTAGTTTTTGAAAATTGTACAATTTATTTTTATCCATCAACAACGCCAACTGATAATATATTGGCTCAGTTATTATCTTCTAACAATATAACTTTTAAAAACTGTAGTATAACTGCAACCTATGGAAGCCCAACGAGTGAAGGTGGCAGAGTATTTAATCTTGATGATATTAGTAATTTCAGTTTTATTAACAGTGATGTTACTGTTAATTTTAATAATGGTTCATATAGACCTGGTGATGTTTTCTATATAACTAATGAGTTTTATGGTAATAGTAGCTATCTTGTATTTAGTGAAAGCTCAATTAGTGGCAATTTTAGAAGAGCAATTTCAGTAGAAAATAGTTATTTTCACGATATGTTAGTTAAAAATTGTTATATTGAAAATACTTATGTTCCTGGTTTAGAGATAAGCTATGATGTTGATGATTTGATAAATAATGGTAATGGATTTATGTATTTTACAAATACAGAGGCGTATAATATAGAAATAAATAATACTGAGTTTAAGTTTGGAAATGCATTTATTAGTACAGATAACAGATTGACATTTATAAACTTTAATTTAGATAATGGTGATTTAGTAGAGAATGTTAAAATAACAAATTGTAAGTTTAATAATATAGAGTCTTCAGGAACTGTTGATGATTTTAGAGCAGCAATAGCTGTTATAAATAATAGCACATCTATATCTGAGCAAACACCACCTACTATTAGAAATTTTGAGATTTCAAGAAATGTATGTGATAGAAATCAGATGATAGTTTTGACATCAACAACATATACTACTGCTAACAATGTAAAAGCTATGTATCCGACATATCTTGCTGCACAAAATTGTGTAATCAAAGATAATATTTGTGGTGCAATTGGTTATTGGATTGGTGAAGGAAGAAGAATAATTAATGAATCTCCAAATATTACAAGAGATAACAACAAAGAATTTGGGTTAACAATTTCTAGAAACACATGTAATGTAATTACAAATCTTGACTATAAAGGTTTAGCATATTCAATTGCTGAGTATTCATCTGTTCAGGCTAAACAAATTAATACTTGTGCATATACTTCTTCATATGTAGTAATTGATGGTAATAGAGCGTCCTGGATAATAGTATCAGTTGCAGATTATATAGGGTCTAAGTTTGTTAGAAAAGAGCCTAAAAAGGGAACAATACATATTATTAACAACACATTATCTGCAACATCTTTGGCATATATTAGCCCATATAGTACTGGTACTAGTTTTGATGAAAAAACTTACTATGCGGTTCATGTTGATGGATTGGTATATGATGATTATACGTTCACTACATAAAGGAGTATAAATGCCTGCTGGAACTGTAAATATTGGTGGAAGTGCTTCATGTATCATATCTGGTAATATGATAACATCTAGCAATTTTTATGATGGTACGACTGAAGGTACGGTTTATGCGTATCAGCACGGTGGAATATGGGTTAGGAATTCTGCAGTTATTACAAATAACATTTTCAAAACAACAACCCCTACAACGACACCAACAGTTGATGTAGAAGATATTGTACTAATATTGTTAAGTAATGGGGAAGATTTTAATGTTACCAATAATTTTCTTTATAGAGATGTTGTTAGTATTGGCAATTATGTTGGTTTTAAATTCTTGGACAATTATCCTGCCGGAGTCGGATTAGAAAATAGTTGCAACGGTATTATAACAAACAATTATTTTGATAATTATTATACTAATGGTAGTAGTACTGAAACAGTTGATTTGAATATTAATGGTACTATGGGAGTTTCATCTCAATGGACTGTTGATAGAAATATTAATCAGACAGAAGTAATACGTCTACTTATTGAAGATGGTATGATCTATAATAGAGATAATATACATATATCGCAAGCAGGAGCGACCACCAATGTGATTGCTTATAATAATGATGGATATTTTTCAAATGTTTTGATAGATTTTACAACAGTTAATAACACTACTTTTGGTATACTTTATAATTTGTCAAGTATAATGCCATATGGAACACGTTTAATTAATGCAACTGCATCGCATGGATGTAATACTTATTCAGGAACAAAAACCGCATATTTCATGCAAATGGCTTTGTATGCTAATGGTTCTTATAAAATTGTTGTGGTGGATTATCCTAATTCGAACACAGATTATAGTACTGTTTTAACTCCTTCATCTACGGTAGTTAATAATCAGCATAACACCGCAACTTCAGCTATAAAATTGTCACTTGAGTTTACGGCTGAAATTTCAACTATTACTGCACATGCAGATTTTTATTATGTTGATGTGACTTTCAGGTGGTAATAAATGTCAACAAATAACGTCTTTAAATCAGATTTATATGAGATACATAACATTATTCAAGCATCAATGCTTGTGTATCCAAAAGAGATTATAATTTCAACTCTAAGAGATATTTTCTCAAAAGACAGTTATTATCATTTTTCAAAAGATCAGTGGGGATTTCCTAATACGACTGATCATACAGATATACCTCTTGGAGCAGACCTTCCAGTAGGAGCTTTTGGTTCTACTGCAGAAGAATCAGATCTTCTGAGTACAAGAGTTTATATAGGAGAGAATTATAGATATGATGGAATATTTTATCCCGCTATTTTAGTTAAAAGTGGAGGTAGTAGATATGTACCAATTTCTATAAATAGACAAAAGGGAACAGTAAGAAACGAAACAATAATATATGAAGATGGTTATGGTAATGAGTCAATTATAACAAGACCAGTTAGTTTTGTTACAGCTGGAGCTTGGGAAGGCTCTATAGTAATAGATATTTTTTCTAGAAGTTTAAGAGCAAGAGATGATTTAGCACAATTAGTTGGAATGTGTTTTTCTGAAATAACAGTTGACTCATTATATGATGTAGGTTTGTTAATTAAACCACCTAATATAGGTGCACCATCAGAAACTGATGATAGAAATGATAAGTTGTTTAGGCAAAGTATCACATTAGATATAAGGACAGAATGGAGAAGAGAAGTTCCAATAGGTAATTTAATAGATGCTATTTTCTTTTCTGTTTCTTTTGATGATATATCGAGACCAGAAGTTCCAGCCCCTCAAAACTTAACTATAAATACAGAACTTAGTGTTTTAGATATACTACTAAACTCATAAATTAATAATGGTTTTTAGGTTAGTTTCATGGATGGCAACTTAATAATAGTAAGTCAAAAACAAAATATGTTAATATATCGTACCAAATACGAATATTAATACATTTTAGTGATAGAAGCTACATGTAACTGAGTGATAAGGATTCTAATATGGCAAACATCCCAGGCGCAACAAATGTCCTACCAGGAGTTTTTACAGATATAGTAACACAATCCAGGGGAGTATCAATTCCTGGTGGTACTCGTATAGCAGCAATTATGGGTGAGGGTTCGGCAGACGAAACCATTGTTGCCCAAGCAGTTGGAGGAGGGGTTGATGGATTTAACTCTGCATACACTTCAACTACAGGGGCAGATGGAAGACATTTCCAATTGTCCTCATATCCAGTTGTTTCTGCTAGAACCTCATTGTATAAAAATGGAGTTTTGCTTACAGGATTGGAAGCAACCATAGATAGCAACGCATTCAGTAGTAGATATGATTACAGAGTTGATATTACTACTGGTAGAATAGAGTTGCAAAGGGGTCATTTGAGAGATCAAGGTGGCGCTTATTATACTCCAGTTTCTACAAATGTTGGTGATGGTTATTTAGCTTCTTTATCCCTTGTTGATACTAATGCTCCTCCAGAAACATGGACAATTAGATGTGTTTCTGTTCAGAGGAGTGCGTTAGGATTGCCAATAGAAAATACTGCAAAATTCATCGCTTTTGGATCGATTTCTGGGGCAAAGGTTGATTCAAATGGAAATCCAATAATTTGGACCGCAAATGGAACTGCAGTTTCTAATGGTGTATTGAGTTTTGCAATTTATGAAACAAAGAGCGGCGGTTCGTCAGTAACTCCATTTAGAGAGGGTGATGGTTTTACAATCATAGTTGATAGTGGTGTTCTTGTATCTAATGATACATTGACTGCTTCATATATTCCAACTACTAACTTAAATGATCCTGTATTATTCGATAGTTTCCAGTCTCTTATAAATAAGCATGGCTTCCCAAGCACAGATAATACTTTGAGTTTAGGTGCTCAGCTTGCATTTGCTAATCAAGCACCAGCAGTTATGGCTTGCCAAACAGCGCCAGCAATGCCAAGAAGAACTTCATACATTCTTACCGAGAGTATGGATGCAACTTCTACAAATAATGATGACTTCATTTTCCCATTGCCAGCAGGTATTGTCCCAGATCCAAACTCTGATATTCACTTCTTTGTAACGAATAATTCAACAAACGTTGAGTCTCAAATTCTTCCAAATAAGTTGGACTATTATTTGCTTGATACAGCAGGATACCCAACAACTACCCAGTTTATTACTGATGATACCCCTGCACCTGCAGGATGGTCATACTTCTATACAGTGAAGGCTGGTTATGAAGCTCTTTCTTATGGTGAAGATGGATATATCGCACGTGGTAGCAATTACTATAGTGGCGTTTTCAGTTCTTCTCTTGAATATGACTCATCATATGTGGGAAAGTCTTTAAAGATTATTAATGCAACAAATAGTGCAAATGAAGGTAGCTACACTGTTACGGCAGTAAGTGGCGGTAATCTTTATGTAACTCGCACTGAAGCTTCTCCATACTTCCCAGATTATGTAAATGATACTGGTGTTGCATTCCAGGTTGTTAGCATCTCCTCAGGATTAGCTCTTGATGGCTATTCTGGAACAGATGGTGTTTTGGTTAAATCTGCTGGAACAGCAACAGCAACATTAACAAGTGCAACTGTTGATTTTAGTACAGTTCCAGATATTGGAACTCTTTATAGAATTCAAATCACTGCTTCTGATGAAGCAAATGATGGTTTGAGTGATATTACAGCTTCAGCTTCATTTGAGGTAACTATAAGGAAGGGTGTAATTCAAGAAAGTGATATGCGTTTTGAAGTCCTTGACTTAACAGACGAAAGTTACTATGTAGTTGTAAATAAGAATGTTGTTCCTGATACTTACCAATTAAGAATTACAGTTATCACAACGAAAGATGCTTCTTTCTACGATGCAGGATGGATTAACGCTCTTGAGTCAATGGAAGTTATTGAATGTGATATCGTTGTTCCTCTTCCAAAGCAGACAATATCTGTTATCTTCCAAAATACTCTTGCACATTGTAAATCAATGAGTAATATAAGAAATAAGAAGGAAAGAGTATTATTCTGTGGAGCTATTAATGGATTGACACCTGATAATTTGACAGGTACATCATTAGCAGCAGTTGAAGATATCGGAGTTCTTGAAGGTATCCAAGGTGATAACGTAACAGAAGTTCTTGCTGGTAATATCGAAGATCTTGCAGATTACTCAGTTTCAAATGCATTCGGTAATACATATAGATGTGTATACTTCTATCCAGATCAGATTGTTGTTCAAGCTGGAACAAGTAATGTACTTATTGATGGTTTCTACATTGCAGCTGCAGCAGCTGGTTATGCAGCACAAGATCTTAGGATTGAAAATCCATTTACTAATAAGACTTTCACAGGTTTCACAATCCTTAGAGATAAGCAATTCTCACAATCTGTTCTTGAGAGATTGGCTCAAGCTGGTGTTACTACACTACAACCAGTATCTGGTGGTGGAAGAGTTGTTTGGGGAATTACCACAACTCAGAGTGGATATCCAGAAGAGGAAGAGATTTCAATCGTATTCATCAGAGATAGAGTTGCAAAGACACTTAGATCAGGTTTCCGTTCTTTCATTGGTCAACCAGAAACACTAGAGACTCCTGCCGCTTTGAATACACGCGCTGTCATCTTGTTGAACTCCTTAGTTTCGCAGAGTTTAATTACAGCTTATGCAGACCTTTCAGTAGTTAAAGATGAATCAGACCCAAGACAATGGAACATAACAGTAAGAGTACAACCAACCTACCCAGTAAACTTCATTTACATCAAGGTAGCTCTAGGTCAACTATAATTAGGGAGATATAAAAATGGCTAACGCAATTAATACTAGTTCAACCTTAGATTGGACAAGTGGCGTAAATAAAACAAGTACTGCTGTTTCAACCAACATTATCATTACTGTTAATGATATTGCTGTTGGAGCTGTTCAAAGTCTACAGGTTAGAGAAGAGCGCGGGATTAAACCTATTGATGAAGTAGGAACTGATGGTCATATTGATTCGGTTCCTAATACCTCAACCAATATTTCTGGAAGTTGCTCAAGAATTAGATTTGATAGGTTAAGAGTAGCAGAGGCTTTTTCAAGAAGTTTTATCCATGTTGCGTCACAAATTTATCCCTTTGATATTGTTATTTTAGATAAACAAAAGCAAAGTAATGCACAATGGGTATCTACAATAATTAAAAACGTATGGATTCAATCAATTGAATATACATATAGTGCGTCTGATTGGATTATTACAGATAATATGAGTTGGATGGCTGAGAGTATTTCTAGCCATATTGCGGGTGGAAATAACGTAGCACAAGGTGGAGAGAGACAGATCGTTAATCCAGCAGTTTGGAACACCACAGCTGGAATAATTGAGAGAGCAGTCGATAGAGGCGCAAATGGCAGAAGAGGATCTTTGGATGCTGGCGGCTTGATTGATATCGGTGTTAACGGCGATCTATTCTAATACTTTGACTCCCTAATTACTTAAAGAAGCGAATGGTGTAAAAGCTATTCGCTTTTTTATCATTTAAGTACCAAAAAATCTCTTTAGGCAGAGGGTTAATTTGCAATTTAAATTTTTTGCATTTTTTTGTAAAAATCTTTACTAATGATGTGATATATATTCTAATATGAATGAAGTGCTGAAAAGTTTTAGATTTCGTATCTATCCAACTAATGAACAGAAACAATTTCTAGCTCAACAGTTTGGTGCCATAAGATATGTATATAATTACTTTTTAGCTAAACGAAAAGATGAATATCTAAATAATAAGAAATTATCTAACTATCACCAAGATAGTAAAGAATTAACTAAACTTAAAAAACAAGATGAACTCACTTGGTTAAAAGATATTAATTCTCAATCTCTTCAGTTCTCTTTAAGAAATCTTGATATTGCTTATCTCCGTTTTTTTAAGAAACAAAGTAGTTTTCCTAATTTTCATAAAAAAACTAATAAGCAATCATTTAAAATACCACAGAATTTTAAGGTTATTAATAATAAACTACATATTCCTAAACTTAATAGTAGTATTAAAATTAATTTGCATCAAGAACTGCCAGATAATCAAGTATGCTTGTTCATTTCTAAAAATCCTTCAAATCAATATTTTGCTTCAATTTTATGCAAACTAAATATTGAAGAACTACCAAAGAATGATTTTTCACTTGGAATAGATTTAGGTTTAAAAGATTTGGTAATAACTTCTGAAGGTGAATATTTTAGCAATCATAAGTTCTACAGGCAAAGTGAAAAACAATTAGCTTTTCATCAGAGAAAACTTTCCAGATCACAAAAAGGTTCTTCTAATAGAAAAAAAAGAAGACTTAGAGTTGCTAAATTGCATCAAAGAATATCTAATAGAAGATTAGATCAACTTCACAAAATAACTCATCAACTAATTAACGAAAACCAAGTTATAATTGCTGAGGATTTATCTATGAAGAATATGATTAAGAACCATAAACTTTCTAAAAGTATTCAAGATGCATCTTGGGGAGAATTAACAAGGCAGTTGGAATATAAAGCTAAATGGTATGGAAGAACTTTTCATCAGATAGATAGATTTTTTCCAAGTAGCAAAACATGCAATAAGTGTAAATTTGTAGTTGATAGTTTACCTCTAAATATTAGAGAGTGGACTTGTCCAATTTGTAGTGAAGATCATGATAGAGATTTAAATGCCGCTTTAAATATTAGAGAAAAAGGCATGATAAACTTGGGGTTGTGGAACGCAGTCCCGTATCAAAAACTACCGGAGGCGCTTTCAGTAGAAAGGTCAAAGAAGGTAGAAGCTCCTGGCTTTAGTCAGTAGTAGTTCACTGTTATATTCAATATTAGAATGGTTTTAATTCCATTGTTCGAATAACAAATAGTAATGTGGAGTTTTTTATGGCTGGATATGATAGTGAAATAGGAAGTAAAAAGTTTGGTGGTTCTCAAATGAGAAGTTTTGATATCCCTGATGAAAGTGGGTATCAAGAACCATATCCACCTCAAATGAATCCTCAATTGATGCAACAAGTACAACAAATGCAGCAGATGGCGCCTCCTGAAGATATTGCTGAGATAGAAAGGCAGGTTAGGGAGGCTAGAGCTATGAGAAAGATGCAAACGTCTAAAATCTCTGATGGAGCAAAGAAACGTCTTGAGATTTTAATGGGCATGACTAGAACCACAAGAGAAGTAGAGGTTGATAATAATAAATTTGTATTGCAATCATTAAAAGGCAAGGAGCTTAGAGAGGCTATTATTGAGTCTTCTAAGTTTGATAACACTATAGAGTTTCCATTTGAAATTAGAAAACAATTGTTAGCTCGTTCACTTGTAGAAATTGCTAATGTTTCAGTAGATCAGTTTATTGGTTCAGGTGAGTTATCTGCAAGACTTAGTTTTATTGAAGAGTTAGATGACGCGTTATTATCAAGATTATATTCAGAATATACGATAATGGCGAAAGAGGCTAGAGATAAGTATTCTGTACAAACAGAAGAAGATGCTAAAGTAGTTGTTGAAGAAATAAAAAAATAATAAACGAACCGGAACACCGTTTTATCTGGTATCTGTGTTCGAATGTTTATCAGACAACTCCAGACGATCCAAGAATAACAGATATGGATCCGGTTCAAAAATTATGGATGTATGAAAACTGGGTAGCAGATCAAAAACAAAAAGCGGAACTAGCTAAAAATCACGCATATTTATTAGCATCATTCTGGAATCCAGAAGCTGTTCAGAATATACTTGGAGGAAATTCTATTGAGACAACAGATGAAGAATTTGAAGAGTCTTCAAGAATAGTTAAAGAACAAAGCTTAATGTTGCAGGAAAAAGAAGCTCAGAAGAAGAAAAGACGTCGTAGAAAACCAAAGGCATAATAGATGGTAGATTTTTCAGAAGTTCTTAAAAAATCAGGAGAACAGATTGGTTTGACTAAAGAACAAATTAATTCTTTAGGAGAATCTTTTTCTAATCTTACAGAAAAGATGGGTGTTAATATTAATGTGACTCAAAAGATTGTTGAAATATATAATGGTGCTGAAACAGCAATGTTAAATACATTTAAAACAATGGCTGGTATTAAAGACTCTTTAATTGATACTTCAAAAATGACAGATAAACAGGTCAATGCTCTTTCTATGTTAAATGCAGGACTTATAAAAACATCTAGAAGTTTTGAGTCATTTGGTCAATCTCAAACTGGATTAAATACTTTTGCTGGTCAATTTGAAGATCTAGTAGTAGGTATAAAAGCGGGCAAAACACCATTAGAAGATATGAGAAAACTTGCTTCTTCATTTGGAATTGATATTAAGGGTATAAAAAGTGTAGATGAATTAGGAAATTTTTTAATTAAAACTGCTAAAAATATGGCTGAAAGTGCTGATAATGCATTAAGATTTCAGAATGCCATATTAATGACAGCTGCATCTGCAGGTAATCTTGGTAAAGTAATTAATCAGGCTGGAGATAGTTTTGAGAATATAAATAGTGTTATTGTTGCTCAGGGAAAATATCTTAGTGATGTCGAAAAAGCAACACAAAAACCAAAAGAAGCTGTAGAGAGCTATTATGTATCATTAGCAAAAATACCAGGAGCATTAGAATCAAATGTAACAGGCTTTAATGAAAGTCAAAAAAGTGTAAATATGTTAACTGCAGCAATGCAGTATTCTGAGGGTAGTGGTCGTAAATTTGAAGATGTTGTTAAAGACCTAGATACTGCATTTGTTGATTATAATTTGGTTGGTGAAGATGCTTTAAGATTTACATCAAGAATTGGTCAATTATCAAATGATTATAATATTCAATTGGACAAAGTCAGGGCAGCAATTACAAGCACTTCTCAAAGTTTGAGAATGTTTGGTCATGATGGAGATGGAGCATCTAAAATGATGGAAGGTGCTTCTAAAGTTATGAATAATTATATTCAAGCACTTAAAGATACTGGAATAAGTGGCGCTGCAGCAATGGATGTTATAACCAACATGACCAAAAAAGTTGGAGATTTAGATATAGCATCTCGTTCATTTATTTCCTCTCAAACTGGTGGACCTGGTGGTCTTAGAGGCGCATTTAAGATCGAACAGTTGATGCGTGAAGGTAAAATGGATGAGGTTATGGAAAAAGTTAGAAAGACCATGACTCAACAATTTGGAAAGGTTGTTTCTGTTGAAGAAGCTTCAAAATCCGAATCAGCAGCATCAGCACTTGTAAAACAAAGACAAATGCTTATGAAAGGACCTTTAGGTGGTCTTGCAAGAAATGAACAAGAAGCAGGTAGATTAGTAGAAGCTTTTGCTTCAATGGGTAAAGGCGGAAGCACTAAAGACCTTAAAGATATTCTACAAGATACCATGAAACAAGGTAATGAGCTGCAAAAACAAACAGCAACTCCTATTTCTATGATGAGGGCAGATACTAATGCTATGCTCAGAATAATGCAAGCAAGTGGAATGGCTAATTTACAACAAATGATGGCTGGAGCTTCTGGTAAAACATTTGCTAATGAACCGTCTGCTGTTCAAGCAAGAAAACAAGCAATTAGTAATGCAATGAGTGCAGGGGCTACTTCTGGAGGTGAATCTGCCAATCTAATTGGTTCAAATGAAAGAATGCCAGACAATGCTGTGAAATTTTTTCAAGAAAAAGCTAATGACCTAAAAGATACTTTTGGTGTTATTCCAACTACAGTTGAAGGCTTTGTTCAACATCTAAATACTGAAGTTTTTGAAGAAGCAGAGAAAAAATTGGAAGATTATAAAGCTGAAACTGATAGAAAAAGAGAGCAGATGAAGCTAGCTTCTGGTAAAGATAAAGCGAATTTGGCAGAAGAAATCAAATCTAGGGAAAATGAAGCTAATAAAAGACAGTCATTAATTAGAACTACCGAAGAGATGTATAGTCCTTTTAAGCAAAATACTGAGCCCGCTGTGGCGAGTGGTGCCCCTCTCGGTGCAATGCAGAAGGCTGCAAGAAGTAGATATGATTTTGGAGAAGAAACAGCTCCAGCAATGGTTGCTGCTGCAATACCAGAAACTGCACCAGCTGTAGCTGCAACTGGTGGCGCACCTGGTCGCCGTGGTGGAGAAGAAAAATCAGAAGTTAAAGTTAAACTTGAGCCAGAAACTATAGTGATTGAGCTAAGAGATCAAGAAGGTAATAAAATTTCAGCGAATGAACATTCTTTGGCTGTAACATCAGTTCCTGAAGGAAAATGAGGTAAATAAATGGCAAATTTTGCTGATGGCGTTGCAAATTCTATTGGTAATGCAGCTGTTGCGACAAATGATTTTATTAGTGACAACACTACATATGCATTAGACAAATTGAATCAGGCACAAGATTTCTTAAATGGTAATAAAACTTATACTACTGGTGATGGATTTACCGTGCCCGCAGCATATTCTGCTGATGGAAATGGCTTGCCATATACTAAGGTATCAAACAATAGAGAATCTGGTTTTAAAAGAAACATAATAACATGGTTTATTCCAGAGTTTGGGTTGGTAAGAATGTATATAAATCCCCAAGGAATTACTTATGATCATAAAAAGCTAATAACTAAAGTAAGAACAAAAGGCGGGTATACACTTCAATATTGGGGAGAAGAGCTTACAACAATCAATATTGAAGGTACTACTGGAAGTGCAGGAATAGAAGGTATAAATATGCTTTATGAAATATATAGAGCAGAACAATATGCTAATGATGGCGTTGCTTTGTCTCTTGCAGCTTCTAATTCTGTTAATGATCTTGCTAATCAAGGATTGAATGCTGTAGGTAATGCTTTATTTGGGTCTGATGCTGGAGGAATTCTTGGTGGTCTTTTAGGTGCTGATTCACCAAGTGCAAATGCATTGTCTGCGAAAAATATAACAACAATGGCTCAGTTGGCTTTTGGTGTTGAAATGTATTATGGTGGATGGGTTTATAGAGGATTTTTTGAAAACATGAATGTAACTGAGAGAGCAGATAACTTCCTATTAAATTATAGGATGTCATTTATAGCAACTCAAAGAAGAGGGTATAGGCTTAATTACTTCCCATGGTCGAAGAGTGCTAATAATGGATATAGTGATTATGGCACGCCAAATTCATATTTCAATAATGAAGGAATATTTTAATGGGTTTTTCAGATTTTTTGGGCGCACTAGGTAATCAGCTTGCAGATCAGTTTTCTTTAGGAGAAAATACTACACATACTCTTGATTCTGTAATTGATGGTAAAGAAGTTAAGTACGGTGCGCTTGGTGATTTTGCTAATAAGTTTGATCAATCTGCAGAAAGAAGATATCTAGAACAAGGTTATTTAAGAGAGACTCCATATAAAACCGTTCCAAAACAATTGGAAATTCTTATGCAAGAACCAAATGCAACGATTCTTGTTAAGAAAAAGATGTTCTCATCAATTGCTGATAATTTCAGACCAGATTTTATGAACTCTGATGAAAAACTATATTTCAGATCAATGAAGATTCTTTTCCAAAATAAGTGCAGACAAATTGCTACTCTTGAAAAATTATCAAAATTACAGAAAGTAACTTCAATTGTTGGAGAGATAGATAATTCAATGATCCCGTTGTTAATAACATTAATGGACGAATTATCTGATACGGGATTTACAGAAAGTGGTGGTACAGCAGCAACTAGTGCCGTTAATATATCTGATAAATTAAAGAGAATTTACGGTTATAACATAACTAGTCCACATACTACATGGATTACGGATAGTTTAAACTTAATTAAATCTCAATATGCAGAAGGAACTGGAGTAATTGAATTTACCAATTTTTCTAATTTATCAACATCATTAGGTGTTAGTCTTGGAAGTGGACATTGTGAATTCTCTATGGAAGATCCTTATAATGCTATGACGGTTACGTCTTATGATATTGAGAGGGCAATTTCTGATGCATCAAATGTTTTTTACACTAGTAAAACATTTCAAACAGGAAAAGAAAATATAACTCTATTAATTAATGAATTACAAAACAGATTGAATAAATATAGAGCAGACAGGGGTGCTAGTGCAATTTCATTCAAAATTAATCCAGATACTTTATTAGGAAGAAGAGTTATTGCTATTATAGATAGAATAGGTACTGAGATAAAGTTTGATTATAATGCTTTGAGTGGCATTTTAGGATCTATTACATCTAGTTCTAGTGGAGTAACTGTTGCTCCGGAATATTTGCAAGGTGGAGCTATTGCAGGAGAAGATGGTTTAGGAACAAATAAAATAAAACTATATGATAGAGAAACAGAACTTACAAGAACTTCTCCAGATTCAGAACTTGATATTTTTAATAGGCTAGTTAAGGCTATTTTTGATAGATTAACATTAATTGCAAATTCTAATAATTCTTTGCAGACAGCAAATGAGAAAACTAACTATGCAAGAAGGAAGCTAAGATTTAACTTCCTTGGAAAGCTAATTATCCAGCCACAAGATGTTGTTCATATTTATATTTCATCAAGAAGTAAATATGACAAAACTATAATGGGAGGAATGGTTAATACATTCAATGGAATGGGTCTGATACAAGGAATTGCAAAACAACTTACAGATCTTAAGAGTGCTTTCAATACAGTATTCAGTCCACAAACTGATGCAGTTTTTCAGATTGAAAAGGCAGCGTTTGTTGGTAAAGATTTTCCAAATACAATGTGGGCAGCTTTACGCTCTCAATTTGTTGATGAAAAAGAAGGGATACATGTGTTTGGTGGCGTGGTAGAAAAAGCATCACTTAAATGGAGTAATGGGGCACATAAGGTAGATGTTAGTTGTAAAGATAATACCAAATATTTTGAAATGGGGCAGGTGAACTTTAAACCAGGTGTTGATGTATTTAATGGTTCTATTTTTGATCCTCTAACTCCATTTAAAACAAAATTTGATACGATATCCTCTAATACTAAAGCAGAAACACCAGAATTATTAGAAGAGAATAAATATCTTCTTTCATATAAAGGGTCTGAAGGGGCATATTGTTTAGCTAAACATAAGGAAGGACCTAGTATTGGGCAACCTTTAACTGCTGAAAACATTATTCAAGATAAGAGTATTGATCCTACATCTGGTCTTACAACCAGGGTATTTTATGCTCCAGATGGATTGGTGTATAAATGGAAAGAAGGTATTGGCGTTTTAGTTCAGTTTGGAGACTCTACTCAATTAAATTCTCCAGATAAAGTTGGAATTACTTCAATATATAAAGACCCATTTGCTGGGCAAGATGTTATGAATGTTTTGTCTTTATTGATTACTGGTGTCCCATATAATTTTGCGACATATTGGAAATCAATTGGCGGTGGTAGTTTTGATGGAGATCCTAATACAAACAGAAGTGCTGCAGAGACATATTTTGAATCAATAAGAACAAATTTATCGAAGAATAATCTTTTGTGGGGTAATTTTATTCCATTCAAGAATTTAGTTGTTGATGAATCTACATTTGCCAAACATTTGCAAGGACAATTTCGTATATCAGAACTTAATAGTAGGCTAGATGAATATTTACAAAAGTATGCGAAATTAGCTGAAGAAACTCAAACATGGAATGCTTTTAAAGAAGTTGGATATGATTCTGTAAATGATAACCCTGCTAGAAAAAAGATTGAAGCAGATTTTAGTAAAGTTGGTGAAAGTGTTAGGCAGCTTATAGTTGCATTAAGAACACAGGATAAAGATTATTATGTTCAAAATGGTGATGAAGTTATTTATGAATCAAGTGATGAAATAGATTCATTTATAACAGATTCTAATCAAAATCAAGTTTCAGCAAAAACTAAGTTTAGAAAACAATTACGTAGACAAGTTAATTTCTTGACAAGAAGAATGTCATATAATGTGAGAGCTAATGATGATAAGAATTTATTTATAGTTGATGATTATTATGATAAGGACTATGATATTTTGGCTTATAATCAAGAATTAGATGGCATCAAATTATATAATAACAATTTTACTAGTGTTTTAGAAAAGATAAGGGTAACTGCTGGTGTTTTAAATCTTGAAGTTTTTTGTGATACACAAGGTCATATTAGAGTAAGGGCTCCTCAATATAATAGAATGCCAAGCTCTATTTTTTATAGAATGATTGAGGAAAAAAGAAGTAATGGTACCCAAGTTTATCCTGAATTTGTTGATGAACTATTTACTTCTAAATTACAATCATTGAAAGAGCAAATAGAGATTGTTGAAGATTATATAAGATTGCAATGTGCTACACTTGGGTATAATAATGATTATGAGTGTATTCAATTTATAGAATTTTACAACAACGGATCAACAGGTTATACACCTAAACAAAATACTGTCGGAAAAGATCCTTTCAAATTTATATCTAATACGTATACTGGAACAATTAATAAGATTGAAGATATTGTTACTGATGCCAGTAGTTTAGAACCATCTTCATATATAAAAACTATTCAATCACAATCTCAGTCTAGAAATGATGTATTTTCTGCCCCTGATAGAGCACAATTCATTTTGGATACATTAAGGTCTCAAATTTTGAAACAGGGAGGCTTTCCTTTTCAAGCAATTGAAAACAAGAGGTCTTTGAATAGAATAAATGAATTGTCTGATAGAATTTATGATCGTACAGGTGTTAGGGTTGACCTTAAAACATATACAACCACATTTGATTATGTTGAAGGTAGTACAGAGCAGGTGCCAGATCTTTACAAGACTACAAGAGATTTATCAGAGAAAATAGCAGAAAGACAAAAGGCAATCAGATTATTTTATGCTACTCTTAAGAATTGTACTGAATTTAAATCTATAGATACTGACCAAGCCTTTTCAAACATGCTATTATCTCCTAGCTCATATGCTAATGAAAATATTCCTGAGGTTTTTAGTCATATGATTGAGGATGAAACTTATGATGATTATGGACCCGGATCTGGCAGCAGATATATTATAAAGAACTCTCAAATTCAATCATTTAGTTTTGAGGAAAGCGCTCCAGAATATACTGGAGTGGAAGTAAGGGGTACTTTAAATCAATTTGCTCCAGGTGCTTTGCCAGGAGGATTTGAGGGGGCTTTTCCGGGTGGAGGAAATCCATTAACAACAGCTATAGCTGTTGATTATGATATGTGGCGTAATTATGGGTTGAAATTACCTAGCCAAGTAAATGTTCCGTTTTTACAAAATCCACATGCTCAATGTGCTCCTTACTCAAGTATGTTATTGAGTAGAGCAAGAAGAGGGGTTCTTAAAGGTAATGTAACAATTTCTGGTAATGAATTTATGCAACCGGGAGAAGTTGTGTATATAGAAGATCGTGGTCTTTTATATTATATAAATTCAGTTAGTCATTCATTTAATTACGCTTCAGGATTTACAACAAATCTAAATTTAACTTATGGTCATGCTCCTGGTGAGTATATTCCAACAACACTTGATGTAATGGGTAAGATGATCTATAATAATAGAGATCTATCATCATTAGTTGTTCAAAGGCAAACTAGTGGTTTAAATGAAAAACCAATAGCAGTTTTAAGATTGGATGCAAATTCTGTTAGTTATACAGATACATCTGGCTATTATTTTACTGCAGATAAAAATGAGGTTTCATTTCAAAATGAAAGAGAGATTAAGAATGCGCTATATTCTATCTCGCAGTATGTTAATACTAATGAGATTTCTGTTAATAATAATCCTCCAATCAATAAGGTTCAGATAAGATATTATTATAGTAATGATAAACCTGCAAATGCGACTATTGAAGGTTTTGCTGAGTTAGTAATGAAAACTTTTATTGGTCAGTCTAATCTGCCTAGTGCCGAGACTCAATCTAAATATCCCCCACAAACATTATCAAAAGATTTGGTTGTGATAGAAGCTATTAATTTAGATGATGAAGATGATCCAAGATCTCCTTCTCAGAATGCATGGAATATTGTTAGAGATTTAGTAGCTTCTCGTGCCTCTACAAGTGGAGATGATTCAGATAAACAAAACAAAGAAGATAGTAATAATAACACAAATAGTCAGGGTAATATAGTAAAAGAAAGCGACAAATTAAGATCTACCTTAATTAGGTATATAGTTGATTGTTGGATTGTTTTTGATGATGAGAATGCTCAGGAAGTGACGGGAACCTGATGTTATTTAGCGAAGAGGTTGGACTATTATTTACGGGCACAATTGTTGGTTATAATGGAAAAACTAACAAAGCGCAAGTAAAACTTGTTGGGGCTAATGCTACAAGTAGTAATAAGCCAGTAGAAATCATTCTGCCAACTGCTATATTTAATAATGACGGACCATTTGTTGGGACTTTGCCAAAAAACGGTACACCAGTTGTTGTTGGACAAGGAAGCGGTGGAGAGTATTTCTTTGTATCATTTAAGCCGTCAAATACTGATTATGTACCATCTATAAAAAAAGACGAGCTTTTACTTCAAAGTAATGATAGCACTAAAATCACGCTTGATGGAAATTACAATATTAAAATAGGCTCTGATATTAATAATATACGTCTAAATGCTGGCACTGGAATAGCTAGTTATAATTTTGATGAGGAGTTTAGTTTTACACAAGCGTCAAGATCAATAAACGGACTTGTAAAAAGAGATCTAAAAATTAATAAAAAGTTTCCACAATCTATAAAGCTTACAAGTGATGATTATGATAAATACTATTATAAGATAGGAATGGATCCTTCTGTATCTATCAGTGTAGTTTCTGGTTCTAATAAAAATCCGGCTTTTGTTGAAAAGAGAGAACAGGTATATGAGTTTCAATTAGAAGCTGATGTTGCAGACAATGTTACAGAGTCTCGTTTGTATGGGAATAGCGAAGATGAGTCTGTTGATTTAAATTATATAAGCAGAAGAAATAGTAGAGCAGATACTTTAAGCTTAACTCTTTATGAACCAAATTATCTAATGGAAACTGTTAAGGGAACAGTTATAGATATTTTCGGAAACATTTTAGATCTTAATAGATATCCAATTCCTGTAGGCGGAGAGAATGAAACAATTAAGTCTGAAAAAAGTGAAGATAAAACTGCATCATTTTTAGCAATTAAAGCTCTTGAAAGAAAGAGTATTGCATACCATTTTGAGATTAATGCTAGAAAAGATCTAACAGGTCAAGATGGCAAGGTTGTACTGCCAGATATAGACTCTAATGAAGATTATGGTAGAGATAGAAGTAGATTTTTTATTGATGTTGATAAAGAGGGTCAATTTAAAATAAATGTTCCTGCATCTAGTGAAACTGGCAACATTCCATTATTAACTAGATATGAAAACTATTCTACATTGACAGATAATCCAGATGCTTTATTTTATAGAGAAGATAATCTTGATATACTTCATGATTCATTTCCTGCTCCAGATTTTAAGCGATTTTCAGAATCAAAAACTGTTGATGGAATTGATACAGGATCAAAAAATAGAGGTTCAATATCAATTAAGAATGGAGATGCAGATGGAACACCTCTTGATAGAATTACTGAAAAGCATATAAAACATGGCACAGCATATCATGATATTTTGTCAACATGTTATGCTTTTACTGGAGATGACTATATTAGATATCAGGCAGATACATCAACGTATAGGAATATAAACATTGATGATATAGTTGAGGCTAATGCACATTTATCATCTGTTGTTAGTGATACAATATATGTTAGTGGGGAAAATGCTAATGCTGGCGGTCGTAGTGGTTCAATAAATTTTGACGGGTCTTTAGAATTTAATATTGGGGCTAATACTATTGATCGCCAATCTCTATGGATTGATATGGCTGGTGGAATTGTTGGTAATATTGGAAGAGATTTGACAAATAAAAGTTTAGCTATGAATATGGATGGCGATGTTTATATGCAAATTGGTGGGGTTGGTGTTGCAACAGATAGCAGATTTGCTAAATCTAATAATGGTAATTATGGTGCGGTATTAGATTTAAGAGTAATAACTGATGGTGGTTATGCTCATATGATAAGAATTGATAATGATGGCGTAAAGATTATGACTCCATCATTTTTGCAAATACACGCATCACAAGGCATGAAGATATCATCTGATGCAACTATAGATATTCAAGCAGAAATTGTTAAAATACAGGAAAGACCAGTAATGAAGGGTTTTGGTGGCTCAATATGAAAAATATTAAATCAACAACAACAAAAATTGTACTCCAGGCACAAGAAGCAAATGATCAAGGAATGGAGAAACTTGCAAAGAATGCAATGGCTGCTGCCAAAGTAACAGCAACAGAAATTGATACATATGCTTTTGATGATCTTAAAGAAGATATAAAAAGAGATTTATGGAAAGCTGCAGCTAAGGTTATGATTTATCATGATATTGATTCTGTTGATATTGTGAAAGTAGACGCAGCAATTGAGTCAGTTCTTGATAAATGTATTGCCGAAATAGAAAGATCATTGAATAAGAAAACATCAGATATTGGCGTATTAGAGCCTAAAGTTCCTGGTCAAAACTAACTGATATATATACAAGCATGACACCATGTAGCCCAAATGATGTATCAATAGATTTACCTGATGGTCCTAGTGGAATTGCAATTCCAGGTTTTGGGGTGCCTTTTTCCCTTAAACTACCTAACATCAATCCATTTCCAGAAGGATTTCCAGAGAATCTATTAGATTTATTGAATCAATTGCAAATGCTCATTCCTCCAGGAGCGTTATTACCACAGTTAAATCCTAATTTTGGTAAGGATATTTTTGATGCGATTATGAAATTACTTGATCAATTTATGCCTTACCTTATGATGTATAAGTTTTTCCTCCCATTATTAAAGTTACTATTATGTGTCATAGAAGTTCTTTGCGCCTTAAAAAATCCATTCAAAGTATTAAGAGCAGTTAAAAGATTATTTAGAAGATGTATTCCTGATTTTCTAAATCTATTCCCATTATGGGCTCTTATCATTATGATAATTTCATTGCTACTATTATTGCTAGCTTTGATTAAATATATAATTGAACAAATAATCAAATTTATTCAACTTATTTTAAGAAACATTTTAGCACTATCAAATGCATTTAGAGATGCGAATGATAATGCAATTTTGGCTATTGCTCAGAAGTTAGGTGCATTGCTTTGTATATTCCAGAACTTATTTGTTCTTCTCGCTCTATTTAATATTGTTTTTGGAGTTATTAGAGATATTTTGAGTTTAGCATTTGCTATTCCTCCATGTGGAGATGGTAGTACTAGTAGTGTTGGTAGTACTAATGCAGACAATTGTTGTGATGCAGAAGTTTGTCCTGAGATTGTAAAAAATGATTATGAGAGAATAACAGGGACACTTCAATATTATAGGAAAATTAATAGAACATTTTCATTATTACCATCCTTCTCATTTGAATATAGAGCAGAAAGTTTTCAATTTTTTGATGTATATCAAGAACAGAATCAAGCATTTAGTAATATATATGATGCTTATGATATTTCTGATACGCCAAAACCAGTGTTTTTCCCAACAGATTCAACTTATACTTCAGCAACTCCACCAAAACAAGCTCCATATACATTTGATTTGAGGATGTTTTATAATCCTGCAACATATAATAGAACTAATTCTTCTGATGGAGATCCTCGATGGATTCAATTTAAAGATTGTGTTATGTTGCAAGTACCATCATCTAATTTTAAATTTTATGATAATAGCAACCAATCTGTACCAACAGGAGTATGTTATATAGGTGGTGGTTTAGGTTATGAAGATGATGGTAGTATTTTGTATGGTTATGCAGAAGATGGATATGCAAAATTATCTACACAGGCAACCCTGAATAATTTCTTTCATATGCAAGATATAAATACTGATAATCCAAATCCAAATCAAGATGATGGATATATTTTCTATGAAAACGTTGAATATATATTCAAACCAAATCATGAGGTTTTATGGAGTAAGGATATTATTACTGCAGGATGTATTCCTGATGTATCACTTGATCGTACTTTTGTTAATGAGGCTATTGCTGGAGATGTTGCTCTTAAGTTATCTTTGTTGGGTAGCGCAATGGAAGTTGCAAATGGTTTCCCAGACATTGAGGGTGCACAGCAATGTTTGTCCACTGCTATTGCGGGTTTCCGTGGAAACTTAACAGTTGAGGGTATAGCACAATTTCAAGCAACAGCTTTGGCATGTATGTCTAAATTAAGTGATGATGCAAACTCTGCTTTGGGAAATATTGTTGAGTTAGGTTTTGATGCTTGTAGTAGTGATTTTGAAATAAGTCACACTAAACAGTTCACAACACAACCAATAGTAATTACAGCAACTTTAAGGGAAAGAAACGGATATGGCATTGCATCATCATTAACGTCAGATATTGGAAATAATCTATCGAAAAAGATGAAAGCTCACGCAACATTTGGTGATGTTACCAATTTTGCTTATGATGGATATTCTTCATTTACAGCAAATATAACTAGTAAAGACCCTGGTTCTGGTCAATTAATGGTTTCATTTGATGATCAAATTTTCTGTACGAATAATCTTCCAGATAATATTGATGAAGATCCTTCTCGTGTTTTAAATACACTTGATTATAGGTTTATTTATGCTCCTGTATCTCCATTCTCACCAACAGTCCCAACATCTGATGGTGATTCGACAACCAAGCCAAGAAGAGATGCTGGTGACCAAGCGGCTGCGGGTCATAATTCAGGCGGCAGGGATGGTTCATAATGGCGGAGACTGATAACACTAATCAAAAGAATTATCAAAGCACCCAAGACTATCAAATTGATATTATTAAGGTGTATGAGTCTTTCATTAAGCCTATTGATGAAATGAGGAGTAAAACAAATGTTACAAGCCCTCAGAATAAAGGTCTTATCAAAAATAAGATGAAAGATACCACAGCCAGAACTAATTCTATTAGGTCTTTATTAAAACCAGAAATTGATTATCAAGAAAGTAGATGTCATGCATTTTATAGATTAATTGGCTTTCCTGTCTATAATGGAACAAATTTTTATAATCCAGGATATGATAAACATTTTTCTTCATCAAAAAAGATCAAACAAGCAGATAAAGAAGAAATAAGATCCAGTATGAAAGATAATTTTGTTAAGTTGTCTGATAAGAGAGAAACATTTGCTCAGGATTTTTTGGCATTATTTTCTAATAATACAACCATTGATGCTTGTGTTGTTGCTCTTTCTTCTAGCGCAAATACAAGGAAGTTTGCTATAGCAACAGAAAATATTGAAGATTCTTTAGAAGATATGGACCCAGAGACTCAATCATACAAATTATCGTTAGAAGGAAGAGTAGGAAAATTTAGACCAAAATTGACAGAATATGTTGCAGCTAATGGAGCTGTACCAACATCTAAGTTGCAGGACAAAAGGTATCACATTATTACTCCTTTCTTGACTGATGCAAGATATGACATTACAGTTCCAACTAAACAAATGGTTGCCGTTCCATTTGTTACAGATGCTTCAAAACTTAGATCAACAGAAGTAGACTCTGTAAAAAGACCTTGGATCGAAAAAGTAATTGAAGACAGATCGGCAGTTATAGATCCTAAAACTTCTGGAACTGCCTCAAAGACAATTACTGAATTTATTAGTAACAATCAGAATATTGTAGATGAAGATCTTATAAAATATTCTCTTAGCTATTTAAGTGGGACCACTGTTACTGAACAGACATATTTTATTAAATTTATAGAGATCATTAAAGAGATGATAAGAGAGTTAGTAGATGCTCAAAAGAATTCTATTGAAAAGGTTCAGAAGCAATATTATTGGTTACCAATACCATCTAAAATTGGACCAGAAGGCGGGTCATCTGTAAGAAGTTTATTGGTAAATAAAGATATTTCAAATAAAAAAGTTTTAACAACCAAATTAGATTATGATATGACTATAGCTCTATTTAATAAGATGGTTGCACAAGCAGCGAAGAAATATGATACTGCTGAATCTAAAGGTAATTTTGTTTTTTCTGGCGGGGAGTTCGTTAATATATTTGACGCACAAAATCCCGATGAAGAGAATAATGTATCCACTAAATCATATGATGAAATGGATAAAGTTAGAACTAAGTGGATTAAACAAGCTAATGAAGCATTAAAGATTGTAGAAATAATAATGGGTGAGTTTAGTGGTTTAGGTCTTTGTGATATTATTGCAGTTATTGGATCATTATATATTATGCCATTAGAGAACTTGTATGGTTTTCTAGATGATGATGCTTTTGACAGAATGAAGAGTGCATTAAATAAGCCTTCTGCAGAACGTTCAACTCTTGAACTTTCAATCTCATCTTTAACAACAAATGTTAAACAATTTTATAGTCTTATGGATAAGCTATATGAGAATGAACTCTCTAATAGTACGCGCTCTTAAGTATTTTAACACACATGCAGGTTTATCTAATATTTCTGCATATGAAGGAGTAGGAGCGCACCATGTCATTTGACTTAAAGCTTAAAAATGGTGATTTAGTAATCAATAACTCAGAATTGCAAACAGTTGTTGATTCAGAAAAATTAATCCAAGATATTCTAAAAATTTGTCTCACAACAAATGGGGCAAATCCAATGCAGCCTTGGTATGGGTCTTATTTGTCAAGAACTATTGTTGGCAATCCATCCCATACATCAGTTTTGGTGCAAATGGGAAAATCTCAACTAAGTACTGCATTGAATATGCTTATCTCATTACAAGAATTACAAGTACGATCATTCCAACGCGTATCAGCCGATGAACAGATAAGTGCAATATCAGAAATATCTATAGTCAGAAATCGAATAGATCCTAGATTATTTGATGTTAGAATTGGTGCAATAACAAAAGGACTAAAACCAATTACAACAGTTTTCAGAGTATCTACAATATAAGATATATACATATTAGATATGTCTTGAGCGCTTGGAAAAAATATGAATACCAGAATTTGTAAAAAATGCAGGGAAGAAAAAAATATGTCTGATTTTAGATCTATTGTTAGGAAAGAAAAATTATATTATAGGTGGGTCTGTAAAAAATGTGAAACAAAAGAAAATAAAGATAGGCATTTAAAATATAGACAAAATAATATTGAAAAATTAAGAGAAATAAGTAAAACCTATTATACAGAACATAAAGAAGATATAAAAGAAAGATATCAAGAAAAAAAGAAAGAATGGAATAGAGTTTATTATGAGAATAATAAATCAAAAATATTAATTTCAAGACAGAAGTATGTTACTAATAGATATAATATTGATTCGTGTTTTAGAATTAGGAAGGTAATTTCAAAAGCCATTTATAGGGGGCTTAAGAGAAATTACTCTACTAAACAAAATAACTCATGTTTGAGGTTTTTACCATATTCTATACAAGAATTAAATGTTCACTTAGAGTCACAATTTGAACCATGGATGAGTTGGGATAATTATGGCAAGTACAATGTAAACACATGGGATGACAATGATCAATCTACTTGGACTTGGCAGATTGATCATGTTATACCACAAAGTACTTTTAAATATACATCTATGGAAGATGAAGAGTTTAAACAATGTTGGTCTTTAGATAATCTACGTCCATTATCATCTAAAAAGAACTGGAGTGATGGCATTTATAGAATAAGACATCAAGGGGCAGTTTAATGGCTAATATTCGCAACGTTAACGAAATCATACTAAGTCTTTTAGATTTTTTTAGACTTGCACAACCAGATTTGGATACAAAAGCTGGTACTGTGGCAAGAGATTTATTTGTTGAAGCTCCTGCGGCACAATTGGCACTTCTATATGAAGAATTATCAAATATATCTAGTAAACAATCACTAAGAGTTGTTGTTGGTAATGATTTAGATCAATTAGCAAAGAATTTTTCTATAACAAGACGTAGCTCAACAAAAGCATCTGGAATTGCAGTCCTAACATTTTCAAGTATTACAGCTCCAATTAATATAAATAAAGGTGATTTGGTTATTGCTTCAAATGGATACTCTTTTGCCATAATAAATGGAATTTCTGTTTCTTCTACTGATACAAATTTCTACCGATCTATTGCTACAAAATATAGAGACCAACTTGATGCTATTGGTATTTCTGATGAATATGCAGTAGAAGTTTCTGTCACTGCAACATCTGCAGGCTCCGGAGGAAATCTTGGAAGCTATTCTCTAACTAGAACAAATATTGCTGATGTTTCAAATGTAACAAATATTGCATCTTTCTCTGGCGGTACAGATCAAGAAGATGATATAACCTTCAGAAACAGGGTCCTATCAAGCTTTACAGGTTCTAGTGTGGGAACATCCTTGGGATATTTAAATGCCGCTCTAGGTACCTCAGGAGTCCAAGATGCACAGGTTATTGAGCCTGGTGATACTCTAATGACTCGTGATGGAACTGATGTTGAAATAGCAACAGACGGAACAAGAACTATTGTTTCTGAAGGATCTGGTGGAAAGGTTGATGTTGTTGTATTAGGGTCTTCTCTTACGGAAAATACAGAAAGCTGGATTTTTATTGATAAGAGCAATAGTAATGACCCTACTAGCTCAAAGAATAATGTTGTATTAGGTCAAATTTCTGGAGACGAAAATAAGACTATAAATAGAAAGAGAATTGATAATATTGCAAGTGGAGTATTACCAAAACAACCAGTTGACTCTATTATTCAAGTTACAGGGTCATTAAGTGGAACAAATTTTATAGAAAAAACTACAGACTCTTTAGGCAGAGTATCTGGTAACTATGAGCTAGTAAAGGATGATGGCGTTTATGGAGGTGGTCCATGGGGATTTGATACATTTAGTTGGGTATCAAATAAAATTTCTATGTTTGGAGAAGATGTAGTTAAAGGTCAGTTTAATGGTCAAGACAATGTATCATTTACAGATGTTTTAGCTATTCCTGAATTACAACAACTTGTTTCAATTACTAATGAAAATAGTACGGTAACATCTGATAGATCATTTGTTCAATTGCTTCATTATCCAGTAACAAATGTTACCAGAGTATTTAATGTTAATACTGGAGAGAGATATATTATAAAAGATCAAAATCCAGACCAAACAGGAACTTATAACACAACTGGTAGAATAAAAATCTCAGGAAACACATTACCAACTCCTAGTGATGTGTTACAAGTTGATTATAGCTGGGTTGTTGATTATGATAGATATTCAGATTATGATGGTTTGGAATATACTTCTAATTTACGTTCAGTAACGGATAGTATTGATTGGGGATATTCTTCTTTGATTAAAAATGAGAAGATCTGGTTTACAAAAAATACATCAACAAATTTCTTTGAAGGAACAGCCTCTCACCCAATAAGCTCAGTTATTTCCGCATATAAATACTTAGAAATAGATGGTTATGTATCAACAATAACATCAGGATCATTTGTTGAAAGACTTGCAGTTATTGTTCAAAATTTAGAAAATGCTACAACCACCGTAAATTCTGTTACACTTAAAAATGGTAATTCAGAATTATATAATACAGATGCTGGAGATAGTTCATTTTATAATGAAACAACTGTTGTTGGTATTAGTGTTTTGCATAATACCTATATAATTCTTCCAACAGATACTCCAGTATCAACTGGAGACTGGACTACAGTACGTCTAAATGGAACAGATGTATTTACATCCAGTAGTACAAACGGGAGTTTTAGCAGTAGAAATGTAACAATTCCTGCTGCTTTAGTTGATACAACTGCTGATTCAATTGCTCTTGAATTATCATATATAGCAAATGTATCTACTATGTTTTCTGCAGCCACAACATCTCTACCTACAAGTAGAGCCGGAAATGGTTTCAAATTATCATCAAATTTAGGTTTCTCTAATTTTAGTATCGCTAATATATCAAGAAGAGAAAACCAAACTGTTAAATTAAATCTAAGTGCGCAATATTATCTAGACTTATCTATAAGTAATACAGATGTGACTCTTACAGCAAATGATGTTTGGTCTGTAATTAGATTATCAGATGGTAAAGAACTTTGGAATATTGATAATCCTGGTACAGTGACTACCGCAGGATCTGGAACTTATCAGCTTATTTTATCGGGATTAAATTCTCCTGCAACAAATGACAGTTGTTTGGTGATTTATTATGCAACAGATATAAGAAGATTTCAGCCATTTAGTTTTAGTAACACAATGATCAATTCTAGAATTGATACATTAACACAAGATCCTTCTACTGGTAGATTTGTTGTTCCTTTAAATTCATTTACTACACAATCATCAGGTTTAGTATTTAAGATTTTGGAACCTAATACAGACACTGTATTATTTAATGTAACAGATGGATATATCACTGCCGGAACATCCACTGCGCTAATTGGAAGTGCAACTGTAGATTTTTCATCGCAGAACGATTTGGTTTATAAGAAATTAAAGATTATAGGAGCTACAGCATCTAATAATGATGGTTTGTATGATATTACAGAGTATAATCCTATTACAAATAAAATAACAATAACATCTGTTCTTAATAATATCACAGCAGATCAAATATCTGTTATTTCTCTGAAAGACTCTCAAGAAGTATGGAGCTATGATGGTGCAATTCAATTGTCCAATAATAGATTATTGTTAGAATCTAATTCTTCACTATCATTGGGTGATAAAGTTGTTACAATGTTCTTTAATTTCAAGAACTTGAGAAAAGGACAAACAAAAGTTGCTGGAGCTATTATAGATCAAACAGTAAATACTGGAGTAATAACTGTTTACGGAAAGACAATACATAAGGCAGAGGATATTATTTTCACTGCGACATCATCTGGTTTACAGTTGAATTTAGCAGAGGCTATGAGAGATGCTCTTGGTTTAAGTTCATCTGCAGCAATTCCTAGTAATATTAATCTTGTTAAACTAATCAAGCTCGAAAAAGTTATCACAGCCAGTTCAAATAGTGATGAAGTTCTTTCAGTATCTGCAACTTATGATGTTATGAATACAACGATTGCTGATAATATCTTGTATTCTGATGAGATGCTTCAAGACACAACTCTTCAAAGTACAGAATTTGTGTTACCAAGTACAGATAATAATACATTTAATCTTGACACAAGAAACTTGCCAGCACTTGGTGATAAAATGAGAGTGACATTCTATTATACCAAGGATAATAACTCAGAAAACTTATCTTACACTAGAAATGGAATACTTTATACAAATAATAAGTTTGCTTTCTTTGATAGAGTTTATATCTCTAGTGGTTTTACAGCCTCTCAATCCGCAAGATTTAGTATAACATCATTTACACAACCATCACTCGGATCAAGATATAAAGTATATTATGATTATACAGCGCCAAAATCAAATGAAAGAATTACTATAAAATATAATTATAATAGTTTGATAACAGATGTTACTTTTAATATAGAGAATACTAGACCAGTAAATGCCGATGTTTTAGCTAAAGAAGCGAAATTGATTTCTCTAGATCTTACAATGAATGTTGTTATTGATCCAACATATAGTAGTTCACAAGACACAATATTACAGACCCTTAGAAGTCAACTAACAACAGCTCTTACAGCAACAGAACTTGGAACAACTATAGACTCAATATCTTTGATAAATATAGCACAAGGTATTACTGGTATATCTAGGGCTAGAATACTATATTTCAATGAGACAGGTAAAACTGGTCAAGTCTTAACTAAGACAGCTCAAAAAGATGAGTACTTTGCTCCAAATACTATAACATTAGCAACCGAAACAAGATAATAATGGATAATCTTAGGATAAATACCGTTCAGGTAGTTGATAGTACAAATATAGAGGCGACATTTACACACACTCTTACGCCCAATTTGTCAACATCAAATGTTTCAATAGTCCCTGATTCATCGGACATCCCTGAACCAGAAGTTCTTAAAATAGAAGTAAATGACAAAACCATAAAAATTATCTGCCAGCCTATGACTCCATATGCTGCGTATTATTTAACTTTTGCATCTACAAATCAATATCTATTTAAATCTAAAAATGGAGAAGCAGTATTATTACAAGATAATGTATCAAACAAGTATTTAATCACAGGACCATTGCCAGAAGATAATGTTTTTAGAGAGTATTTAATATCATATCTAAAAGATAATCTTTACAATGTAGAAGATAATACCACTGTAGTTAACAAATATATTCAGTCATTAGCCACTAATTTTACAAAAGCGCTTTATGATATTGGTCAGGTTAAAAATGATAATTACCTTTCAAAAAATATTATTGATGAAAGAAAAGTAAGGGGCAAAGGACCAACAGATAGGCTAGATGAAGAAGGTGCATATTATTTATATAGAGTTGGTAAAACTCCTACTGGTACCAATGTTTCAATGTCAATTAGTTTTGATAATTTTCCATCATACCCAGTAACAGTACAAAGAGAACTTGCAACCCAAACTCTTACAATTGATTCAGTAGATACAATTGGAATATTCAATATTAATTCTTTTATTTTAAATATGCAGAATAGTCCAATTACAAAAGTAACAAGTGTTGTTTTTACACAAACTACACCAAATCCAATATATACATATGATCTAGAAGTATATGGCTATCAATTGAAATCATCAAGATATGATCAGGATTATGCCTCAACATATCTTATTTTGGAAGACAATCAAATTAGATTAAATTCTGATGTTTTAGGTGACCCTGATTTAGATATTGAAAAAGTAACTAGGATAGATGTTTCTTATCAATATAAGGATCGTGGAAGAGTAATTAATGATTCTTCTTTAAATGTGTACACAACAATAAGTTCTACCAGAGAAACTGTTCCTTCTATTATAAATGTTTTCACATTGGAACACGCCCCCGTTGTCAGTAGTGATAATACTATACCAACAACAGGAGGCGTCACTTTTATAGACCCAAATAATTCTATTCCAAATGCAAAACACCCGGCATTCTTAACAGAACTTCCATTTAGGTTAAGTGCATTACCATCATCTTCTGGACAATATTCTGTTGATTATGAAACAGGAACTGTTTATGTATATGGTGAAGACTCTGATAAAGATGGGACAGGTCCATACCCTCCATTGGCTACTTATTTATATAGGCATACATATCAATCAGAAATAGATTATACTTATGATGCAGACCTTTTAGATATTGTTGCATTACCAGAAGGTAGTTTAGTTGATTATGATGGGACAGTTTCATTCTCTTATGAAAAAGTTTTAGTACCAGATGTTGATTATAAAGCCTATTTGCATTTTGAAGAACTTACAGAAAGAGTTGATAATAGATTAGTTGCACTAAATGTTGCAAAAACAGAAAATACCCCAATAACAAATGTATTCAGAGTGTATAATGAAACTTCTGGAGAAATATATCCTGTTATAAGGTGGAATGATAACAAGATCTATTTTAGATATATAAACGCGCCAAGAATAATAGAAAAAACAAGAGAAAGAGCGTCATTTAAAGATGTTGTTAATGAAATGATGTTTGTTAATGCGTACCTATCAAATACAGATGGATACAGAATATTCAAAATATTATTAGATAACAACACAATCATTGGAGCATCTGAAGACGGAATTGGTTCATCTGTAAATTCTTCTGTTTCATTTAGTAAAACAGATATTTTTGTGAATGAAAAATGGTATGATAGAACTCAAACCGCAGCAACAAATATCGATCTATTATCAGAAATTGGTCAATATATGGTTGACTATGTTAATGGCATTATATATTGTGCAGTATCTTCAACTCAAAATAACTTAATTGGATATGTAACTTACAAGAATAATAACATTTCCCCAGAAAATCCACATATTATAAGTGTCGAAGATATTTATTATAGGATTGGAAATTTAAATAATAAAAGCACAACATTTACATATTTATCATTTGATGATGGAGAGATAATACCATCAACATTTGATTACTCTGATGAGTTATTGTTGAATGATACTTCATCCTCTCCTTATCAAGTTTTTAATAGCAGAATTGGAGCCTACGTAAGTGGTTCATTTGTTTCTGGAGTATCTCATACTGTAAAATCTATAAGAGGTATTTATGAGAGAACAGATTTAAAAAATAGTACAAACCCTTTGAATTTTGCTAGAAGCAGTACAAGTTCTGGTAAAAATATCACAGTATCTGCTATAACCGGTCAATCATACGAATCAATTTTGAGCGACGGATCTAATCTATATGTAAATGTTGAGGAGAATGTACCATACATTTCACCTTACATAACTTATACTTTTAGTGTTATTAGAACAACTGACTCAAAAGAGTTGTGGAATTCTTCTGGAACAATAATACCTGGAGAAACTATAAAACTTATTCTACCTGGCATTAATTCTCCTGTTGAAGGAGAGCCAGTGGAGATTATATATTCTTTTGAAATAAACAATTTAGTAACAGTAGCAGTAGATTATGATAAGGGAGGTTATTACATAGACTATACTTATCTTGCAGATGAAATCATTTTAAGTTATGAATATGGAGATAACTCGATTGATTTTAGAGAAGGTAATTTAGCTTCTGGGACAGAATATTATGTTACATATAAAGCTGGTGCTTTAAGAGATGCACTTTATAGGAATTTTGGAAATCTTGTTGATGTTCCTGAACTTACAAATTTTGATATCGATTTTGATAGAGAGAGATATCGTGATGCATTAAGCGCAGCATTAGCTTCTTTCATTCAAGGACCTACAGTAAATGCGATAAAAAATATTGGAAAAACGATATCGCACATTACACCGGATCTTCAGGAATCAGTTTTTCAAGGATGGTCTCTTGGTAATAGTTTATTGAATCCACAAGAAGTTAGTACAACAGGATCTTTTCAACAAATTCCTTGTAAGTTTGGCGATGGTGTTCTTATGGATACAGACGGGCAAAGTATATCTTTGCCAGTTACATCTAATATAAAACTATCAGAGGGAACATTTGAAACATGGATTGAGCCACAGTGGAATGGTTTAGATAATGAAGCCGAGCTAACTTTTACAATTACAAGAAATGGTTCAGCTATAACAAAAGACAAAGTGTTTATTGGTGCTGGAGAAATTCATCCAGATATTGAAACAAATAATACATTTACCGTAACAAAAGCAACCCAAGTATTAGGAACTCCAAATAAAAATAAGGATGGAATTTTTATTTATAATGATTTGGACTCTACAGGAAGTTATTACAAATGGTATGTTGAAGTAAGAGATGGATATGTAGCATCACCTACAAGCGCTACGTATAGAATTTCAATAGAGTCAAATGGAAGTTTTTATAATGCAGTTAGTATGGTTTATCCTAAACCATCTTATGTAACAATCTTTAGTGGTGTTAAGAAGCTTAGATTAAATATTACTGGCGGCTCTTATGGAATTGATGATGGTGTTTCATTTGTTTCAGACATAAAGCATTATATATTGGATCTTGGTGAGAGCGAAGCTAAGAATAGATTATCTTTGTTTAAAGATGTTTCTGGATATTTAAATTTTAGAACAGTTGATAAGAATGGAGAAATCTATACTGTAAGCTCTAATGTTTCAGAATGGAAAGCTCACGAGAAACATCATGTTGCAATATCTTGGAAATTAAACACCATTAATGCAAGAGATGAGATGCATTTATTTATTGATGGTTTTGAGGTCCCAAATATACTTCATTATGGTCAAAAACTTGCTCCTTATCTTAATGAAAAATTTAGAACGATAGACCCAGAGAGAATAGTTGGGCTTGCAGATAGGGATATACTTTCTGGTACAGATCTTCAAACAACTTTAAACTCAAATCTTGTAATATCTGCTACGAACTTCAGCTCTTATAATATTTTTGCTGGTGATACTATTTTTATAGATGAGAACGGCTTTGATACAAATGGTTATACAATAAATACTGTTCTTGGTCAATCATTACTTCTTGACTCTGTTATGCCCTCAACTTTAACAGGAGTTAGTTTCTCTGTCAATAGAACAGAATTTACTGTTGATTCAGAAATAAATGTTTCACCAAATATTGCTGTATCTACAATACACTCAGTTGTTGAAGGAACAGATATTTCTGGAACAATAAATACTAATGTTGTTACCTCGGCATCTATTGATTTTTCAACTCAAGATGTATCTTCTGGATATTTAATCAGAATTGTGGATGGATATTTACCAACTGTTTATAGTATTTTACAGGTATCTACTAACTCTTTAGTTATTGATGGTTATCTTCCAGTAGAAGTCTCTAATGAAAGTTTCTTTATATACTCAACCACAGAAAACGAAATTCCTGGAGTAAGAGCATTAAGACCAACATATTCTATTTCAAAATCTACAGACGGATATTATAATGATGTATTAACTATATCTAATGATGTTTTTGCGGATGATTTAATTCTTATTAAAACATTAGGGTTATCTAGCAGAAGAGTTTCAAGACAATATTATATGTGGAGTGATAATACTGAGTATATTATCAAAACAAGAATGCCTCCTCCAGTTTCATTAGATGAAGCTAATATTTACAGAATTATTTTACCATCAACAGTTATTGGTCCAAATAATTCAACAATTGTTAGCGGAAAATTTGTATCTAATAACATCACTGGATATCAACCTTCTAATTCTCAAGAGGGAAGGACAGTTGGTGTTACATTATCTGGTACAAATACTGATTTCACAACTCCAGTAGAAGTAACTATAAATGGACAAGTTGGTGCTTATACAGTAAGTGAGACATTGTATTTTACAGATTATGGAACTCAATATTTTACAGATTTATATATAGGTGTAAATTATGTAAATGTTATTGTTAAACCAACTAATATAGCCAAAAATGCTTTAGCCATATCTTTAAAAGAAAAGTACCCTATGACTCACAGTGAGAATAGTGGTTTAGTTCCTGTGATTAGGTATAGTTATCAAATAGGTGTAGGCTATAATCTTTATAGTGATGGATACACAGTTGCTGATGGATATAGTGTTACTGATGGATACTCACTATTTAGTGATTTAGATGTTGGTAATTATCTATTGATACACTCACCAATTGAGGCTGCTGGATTTTATTTGATCACAAAAGTTTCAACTGATAAGACAAAGTTGTATATACAAAATACAAGTGTAGGACCTTATCCTCCAGTATTACCAACATTCACTAATGGTGTATATCAAATTTTACAAACCAGTGATTATAGGAGTGGTTTGCAAAATGGATACTTTACACTTGAAGCAATTAATATGCCAACTGTAGGATATGTATTACCATATGGTTTCTATGAGCTTGATTATTATACATATCTAAGTGTTAAGATGGATGTGCCATATAGTCATGTTTATTTTGGCTCAGATTTCAATAAGTCTAATCAGGCTAATTGTGTATTAGATCAAATTAAGGTCTACTCAAAAATGTTAACTGACACAAGAATTGGGGAAACTGTTAGTGGAACTGAAAGGACAATAACAAGAGATTATAACTCATTAAAGGCTCTTGAAAAGGATAGTAATACTTTAGTTTTGCTATCATTTGATGATTTCCCATTTACAAATGCTGCGGATTTTTACATAAATTCTTATTCTGATCAGCAACAATTCCATTCATCAAACAAAGTTAATGATAACTTTACTGATAGTTTGGCTATATTTAAAGATCCAATGGTTTTATCAAATGATGGAATTATTGATGGAACTAAGGAAGGAAGTATTGAATTTTGGACTTCGCCATTATATGACACTGGAAATGATCCTAATGATAGATATTATTTTGATGCTTACAGTGCAGTTGAAGAAACTGTTATCAGTGAGACAAGTACTTCAGTAAAAATTTCTTCATTAGCCAGCTCTGTTATTAGTGTTACTTTGAAAGATAGTTCTCAGAAAATTGATTACTTTGCAGGAGGAAAATTAGAATTAGATACTCAAAGAGCAATAAGAGAAACCCAAACTAGTATTTCAAATAGCGCAGTTATGGTTGATTATCCTGTTTTACAGGTTATTACTGTGAAAATTGTTGGAGATTCTACTGGAACAGATTATTTTACAACAGGTAAAATTGGAACAGATAAGAAGACAATATATTTAGGTAAAACTTTACCTGCTAGTGGCTTAAATTTGGTTGTTACATATCAATCAACATCAAATAATAATTCAACATTAAATACACAGGTAATAAGACTTAATATGGCGTTGCCTTCACAAAACTCTAATGTTGTTGTTAGATATCTTCCTTCTGGTATTCAGGGTGATAGAATATCTTTATTTAATGATGTTTTTGGTTATGTTAATTTTAGAATAACTGCATCTGGCACTGATTATATTGTTAGGGCTCCTACAAAATGGATTGGTAGTACTTGGCATCGTATAAAGGCAACATATAAGATTAATGGAGGTTTAGGTCTTGATGAGATGAGACTTTATCTTGATGGCTACCAATATAATCTTGATAGTAGTGTGTTGTTTGGGTCAGGTCTTATTTATGGAGAATACCCTGGAGTTATGGGCGGGTTGAAAGTTGGCGATGGATATGGAATAATAGGGGATGTTGTTTTTAAGGATCCAATTAATACGGTGTATATTGGATCAGAATATACTAGGGAAAAGCCTCTATTTGGTTTGATAAATAATATGCGTATAAGCAATATTTCTAGACCGGTATATTCTCCATACAACGAGCCACTTGATGTTGCTTATAATAGCAATTCAAATGTTGTATACCCTGTTACGAAAGATCTCTACACAACCTATTTACAGGACAGTGATGTTACGGTTGTTAAGAATGAAGATTTCGCTACTATAGTGAATAGAGAGACTGGTATATTTAGCTTTTTAATTAATATTTTTGACTCTTTAGATATTATTAGCGATAATATAAAGGTAAAAAACGCTTTAGAGAAATTAATCAAGGTTTTAAAACCAGCTAATTCAAAGGTATATATAACGTATACAAGTTGAGAAAAATATGACAAAAAGAATACCAGTTACTTCTGAACAAAATATATGGTTTGATGCTGAACAAGTTGATGATACTGATCTTACTTTAGAGCAAACTCATAATGCTACTGTGCAAACAGGAATAATAAATAACCATTTTGGAACGGGAGCAATACCTGAAGTTCTTGAACAAAACATTTTGTTTGACTCTTCACTGGAAACAAATTTTCTAGATGGCGTTGCCGTAGCTGCTCAAAACCAACCAGCAGATTCAAACTATGGAAATCAATTAGAAATAACTCTAACCAATTCCTTGGCAAATGGAAAGAAAAAGGTTAAGGTATGTATTATTGGATTAGATTTTAATTCTGATCTTCAATTTGAAACATTTGAATTTAAAGCAAATGAAACGCAAATTAGCTCAAAACATTTTACCACAATAGAATTACTTTTATTTAATGATTTCATTGGTAACCCGTCATACTCTCTTAATCTTGGTGGCAAAATTGTTATCAAAGAAACAAACCCATTTACTCTATCAAGAAGCCCTAAAATGATAGCGCAAGATTTGCAACCAAATCTTTTCTTTAGAGATTTCTTTGTAGATGGGTCAACCTCTTTATATACTTTACTCACAGCAGCCTTGCCATATTATAATATAGATACTCTTGGTATTTATACTGGAAGTGTAGACCAATATTATTTGCTTGCCGATGATATTACAACTCAAGTTGGTCAAAAATTTGTTGCCGCAACTAATAACATTCAAAAGTTAACACTTTTGATGTCTGTAAGAAATTTGGTGACCCCAGCAGATTTATCATGGACTGGTGAACTTATTTTAAGCATTTATCCACTTCAATCAACTATTGAATGCTCAACAGATATAGTACCTAATCTAGCTATAGATTATTCTCCTATAAATATTCCAATTGCCCAAGTTAGTTTAGATTATAATAGTCTTCTAGCAGATGGTGTGCAACTTAATAGCGTTCCACAACCTGTTGAATTTGTTTTTAGTAATACTGCTGCAGGAAATGGAAATAACATAACAGTGGGAGATTATTACGCTTTTGCTATTAAAAGAGCAGGTACTGCGAATAAATGTGATATTATCTTAGAGGCAGGAAGTGATCTTATTGATGATTCAAGAATAACTTCTTTTTCTGGTTCTGTATGGGTTGATATTCCTGAGCAAGATTTATGGTTTAGAATTTGGCATGATGCTGCAAAAGTATCTGATGGACAAGGATATGATGCTGGTAATGGTATTATTTTACCAAAAACAAAACTTAATACAATAACACAAGCAACAGAAGATTATTGTTTAAAGGATATTGAGTTTACTGGTAATGATGTATATAGAGCGGTAGTTTCAGCCACCGTTGAGAAAACTGATCAAGTAACAGATCAAAGAACTGGTCAACCAGTATACTCTAGAAAAGAATTTGTTCCATCTGTTAGTTTATTGAATTCAATCGATATTGCTAATTTAACGGCAGCATCAGAACCTTTAATAATTGGTTCTATTTCTGATAAAAACAACAAATCATATGATGCATCTCAAGCATCAATTTCATCATTGTTATACAGCGCAACAATTGTAGATGACGAAATCTTAGTTAAAATTATAACCGATACAACTGATACTGGTAGGTATAGTACGGCTGTTACTGCATTAGAAACAAATCTTCTTTTGGGGAATTTTAATGATGCAAAAATCTATCCAAACGCTATTGACACAAGTACATATTACAGAGTTTCTGAAGCAAAATTATGTAAAATGATGGTTGGGGATGTTGATGGTGATGGAGTGATTACTTCTGATGATTTGGATTTACTACAATCATATTATGGTTTTAATATGAATACTGGTTTACCAGAAACATCAAGCGTTACCACAGATGGATATGGATACACAACATATGTAAATGGTTATAGAACTCTTACCGCTCCGTTTTCAAATGGATTTAGTATAAGTTTCCAATTGGTTAGATCTGATGGATATGTTGTTGCATCTGGTAGTGATGGAATTATTGTGGCTAATCCTAATGATAATAGGCTTGCTCAATTCACTAGTTCTACAGTTTCTTTTAGTACAATTATAGGTCTAACAGATTTTACTTTAGTTATAAATACTCCGTCTGTTGATGCTAATTATGGTGGTTTTAGTATTATTGGTATTGATTCATTATCTGATGTTATCACTTTGAGGAAGATTTATCTTACTGGTGATGTTTATGCTCAGATGTTAAGAGCTGATATTAATGGTGACTTTGCAGTAACAGAAGCTGATGGATATTTACTTGAGAGTTATGTAAACAGATATCCTTATATAGGTGCACCTTCTCCAACTTATCCTGCACCAACTACAGATCCTTACACAAAAATTGGAACTACATTTAATGTAGTAAGATTTAAGGTTCAAAAATATATTGATAGAGCAGATGATTACTCTTCAGTTATTACTGGTAGAGCTACATCTATTCATCCAGAACAAGATATTTTCTTAGCTGATGGATATTTCCATAGTCATAATTTCTATAGCTATCCAGCATTGTTGAATTTTGAAAAGAAATTAACTTGGGAGGATTTTAGGGTTATAACAGGCACTAGAACTAAAACAGTTCCTTCCGTATTTACATCATTAACTGGGTATAGCGTAAACCAATGTACTCTTGATGGTGTAACCTGCAATACATATCCATTACCTATTGATTTTGACTCTGGAACAATAGATTTTTATGCTCCAGATAATATTATAATTGGAACTGGAGATATTAAAAGACCTACAGGAGATTTCTACAAAGTAGACTTTGAAATGGGCACAATCGTTCTTGAAATTCCAAATGGTCTTTATGGAAATGAAAAAACATTAAACCTTATGCAGGATTTCATCGTTTCTGAATTGGATGGAACAACAGGATTACCAACAGGTTTAACAAGACTTGGTTATCCAGCTATGAGATATGCAGATTGTTCATTCGTTGGATCAAGTGATTTGACTAATGACAAAATTAGGTTCTCTGTTGCTGTTCAATCATTCTCTCCTAACACTAATGGAGAAGATCCTGATGGATATACTGGAGCAATAGTTGATGGTAAAATGGGCGTATCTATGGATTATTCCACCGGATTTTTGACACTTAATTTTACCAATCTTTATGAAGATGCAGTAATGCAAACCTTAAGTACTAAGGTACAGGTGAGTGTATATCTTAAGAAGGGTGGATTTAACAACACTCCTTTGTTTGTTCAATCTGAGCAAGTAAGAAATATGTTAAGTCTTATTTCAATCTTTAACGGACCAGTTTCTGGTGGACCATCTGCTCTTGTTGATTTAGAGGCAGAAACAACTGGTATTCTTCCAATAGTAAATGGAGGCACTGGATTGAATGCTGCTGGAACTTATGGAACAGTTTTGATGAGCAGCGGAAGTGCTTTGAGTTATCAGTTTATTTACGATCTTCCTGGAGTTATTTCTTCATCCACTGGAGTTTTTGATGCTGGTAAAATGGTCAAAACAGATAGTGCTGGAAAATTAGATCCTTCATTTATCTACATGAACCCAGTGTATGTATATGGTGTTGCCGGCGTATTTACAGCAACAACAGCTACAGATATTGGTGCTTTTGAGTTTACTTTTGATGATTTTGTTCAGACTGGATTATCAAGTGTTAAGTTTGAAGCTATTATAGAAACTACTGCTGGTACTGCTGAAATTAGATTGTATAATTTGACTGGTACTCCAGGTTATATTTTGCTTGATGGTGTAAATCAAGAACTTTCAACAACTGCAACATCTGAGACTTATGTAGAATCTGATGATATTTCTACTGATTTAGATGATGGAACGACAAGTCATATTTATAAAATTGAATTGACAGGATCTGGTGGAACAGCTACATGTAAAATGGCAAGATTAGTTTTAATTTATACATGACGTGAAGTATTGATATAGTACTTCACATGAAAATATGTTGGTACGGATTTCTTTCCAAAAATTTTTCGTGGAGTATTGTAGCACAAAATATTTCCCGAGAATTAGTAAAAATGGGTCATAAAGTTGATCTTTTTTCAACTAATGGAAATTCTTATTTTCCAGAAGATTTGCTTCCAAATTTAAAGGGGTTTGTTGAGGAGGGAACTCCTCTTATCCAAGATAATTATGAAGCTCTTGTTGGATCTAAACTTGAAAAAAATTATGATATGCAGTTATCATATACTGCTATGAAGAATTTCAGACATTATTTCATAAGGGGAGATAAGAATAGATTTGGTATTTGGAATTATGAGACAGATTATCTTCCAAAAGCATTTGCTAAGCATGCTAAATACATAGATAAAATGCTACCATCATCTGAGTTTTCTAAAGATATTTTTGCTAAAAATGGAGTATCAAGGGATAAACAAGTTGTTATTCCTCATGGTATTTATTTGGATAGATTTGAAAAACTTGGCAAGTATCCGTTAAAGACAAAGAAAAAATATAAGATACTTGTAAATATTGCTCAGCCGCATTTAAGAAAGAATATTCCAAATGTTCTAGCAGCATATGGAAAGGCGTTTACAAGCAAAGATGATGTTTGTTTGGTTTTGAAAGTATCTAAGAAGAGTCCCCAAGTAACAGCTGATAGTGTTCCATTCAATCAGATATTAAAAGATTTTTATCATGAATTTAAGAAACATGGAGAGATTGAGATAATAGATCATTTTGTGGTTGATATTGAAACTCTGTATAATGCTTGTGATATTGTGTTTTCAATGTCTCGTGCTGAATGTTTTTGGATGCCTGGTTTGGAGGGATTTGGAGGAGATTGCATTGTTGTTGCCCCTAAATATGGTGGTCAATTAGATTTCATGAATGATGATAATTCCGTATTAATTGAAGGTAAAACAATAAGAGCAGATGCTAGACTTCAATATTGGGAACCTTCCCCATATGCAAGAGTGTTTGATCCAAGTGTTGATAAAGCTGCGGCAGCATTAAAAGATGTCGTAAATAATTATGGAGATTATCATGCAAAGTTCTCTCCAAAAATAAAAGAAATACTTCCAAATTATACCTGGGAAGCTGTTACAAGAAAAATTATTGATATGTGCATATAATTTCATATTTATATGAGTAGAAAAATAGGAATAAGTAAGATTAAAGATATAGTTGAGAACCAAGGTGGTGTATTATTAACTAATGAGTATAATGATGTAAAAACAAAACTCAAAATAAAATGTTCTAAAAATCATATCTGGGATACCACATATGATTCTATTAGGAAAGGTAGTTGGTGTTCTGTTTGTGCAGGAAATAATAAAAAATCTATGATGCATGCACAAGAAATAGCGAGTAATAAAAAGGGAAAATGTATTGGTGGAAAATATATAAATAATAAATCAAAACTATTATGGCAATGTGAAATTGGACATATATGGAGTGCCTCATATGCAGAAATTATAAGTAATCGTTGGTGTCCATATTGTTCAAGCGGGTTATATGAAAAGATATGCAGATTGTATTTTGAAACTATTTTTGGTAAATCATTTGTCAAAACAAGACCTTCTTGGTTGATAAATGAAAATGGGAATAGGTTAGAATTAGATGGTTATTGTATAGAGCTTGGTATTGCTTTTGAACATAATGGAATGCAACATTATAGAGATGTAGAATGGTTTGGTGGTGATTGTAATAAACAAAAAGAACATGATTTAATAAAGAAAAAAATTTGTTATGATAGAGGAATATCACTTATTATAATACCATCACTACAAGAAAAAATAAAAATCAGTGATCTAAAATTATTTATTAAGAATGAGTGTTTAAATATTGGTATCAAATTACCAAAAGATTATGACGACATAAATATTGATTTTTCTTGTATTTATAGCCAAGAATTCATGAATATAAAAAAAGATATAAAAAACGCATATAATGTCAATTGTTTATCTGATTTTTATGCCGGGTCATCTTTTAAATTAAAATGGCAATGTGAATGTGGTTATAAATGGAAAGAGGACTTAGCTAATATTAAACATAAATTAGTAAAAAATAAAGATATTTGTAAAATGTGCCGTATTAAAAATTATAAAATCAAAAAATTTTATGAAATCTTGAAAATTTCACAATCTCATGGTGGTAAGTGTTTATCAGAATATTATATTAGATCTGATAAATATATGTTATTTCAGTGTAAAAATGGGCATATTTGGCAGGCTTTGCCAGCAAATATTAAGAGGGGCAATTGGTGCCAAAAATGTCATTTAGAAAGTTTATGTGAATGAACAATTGTAAATCAAAATTTAAACATAATTTTTTGATAATATCTTCTGAAAACAAGATGTATATTAGAATTAATCTTCTTAGATGGAAAGTAAAAGAAACAATTGGGGTTGCTATTATTAATCCTAAAGGTGTAGCCAAAGGGCGTTTGAAAGAAATCAAACACATAGATATTGAAGAGGACATTATTAGAAATGAAAACTAGAGTTGTAATAACCTCTAAAAATGAAATGAGGATATTGGAAAAAGGTTGGATTATTATCGGTATTAATTATGAATCAGGAAATAGTAATACATTTATAGAGTTAGGAAAGGTAAAGATTGACTCTAATTTTGAAAAGAGTTTTACTATAGAAAAAAATCATAATGGGTCGTAAATTAATAATAAACTCAAATAATGAAATGACATACAATACTGTTGATGCAGAAAACAGAAAATTTAGAGAATTAATAAAAAGGATATTAGACGAATTAAAAGGAAATTTTGATAATGAAGAAAATGTCGATAGTAATTCCGGTATTCAACAAGTGGAACTTTTCGAAGAGTTGTCTTAAGGATTTAGTACAATTACCGGACGACCATGAAATAATCATAGTAGATAATGGTAGTACAGATGAAACTCAAAAATCACTTGAGGGTTCTAAAGAGATAAAATACATAAGAATGACATCAAATCAGGGGTTTGCTTGTGGATGTAATATGGGTTACACTGTTTCTGAAGGTGAAAATGTATTATTTCTTAATAATGATATCAGGGTAAAATCCGATCATGCAACCTGGACACAAAAGATTATAGATAAATGTGATAATGCTCTTGTTGGTCCAACTATGGGTCAATTAGATAGTTCTCTTAATTTTGTTCAAGAGGCAAATAAAGTATTACCTGGGAAATCATATATGTCTGGTTGGTGTTTAGCTTCATCTAAACAAGTTTGGGATAAATTAGAGGTGCCACGAAAAGGTATCATTTCAGATGATTATCATATTGTACAGATTTTCTCAACTGAATATGGATTAGCATATTTTGAGGATACTGACCTTTCTTTTAGGGCTAGGGAACTTGGAATTCAATTTGAAGTAGTGGATATCCCTGTTGTACATTTTGGTAAACAAACGAGTAAACAGCTCAATACTTATCAACTATATAAAAATGCAAGGAAGATATTTGTAGAAAAGTGGGGCAAAAAATAATACTGCTGATATAGTCGTATCAAACATAAGTTATTTTTTAGCTATGTTCATATTGTAAGGTGTAAGTTATGTCATTATCAACGAAGATTTTAATTGCGATATCAGCAATGGTCGCCATATGTGCTGCAGGTTTTATTATTTACAAGCAGATTGAAATCTCAAACCGTCAAATGGTTATTGAGAGAAGTATGGTAACTCAAAAACAACTTGAAGATAATATAACTAGAAGTATGGGACAATATGCTTCGAAAGAAGATATTGAAAAGTATATAAAAGAAAATGGTTTAGCAATTGAGGCTATAAAAGATGATTTAAAAACTCTTGGAGCAGAGATAAAATTAATAAATAGAATTATTGTTATTAGTAATGGTCAGCAAGGAAACAATATACCTAGTACAAATACTGGACCAAATAATCCAAATCCTCCTGATACTAGTTGTAAAGAATGCGATCGATTTGGTTATTTAAGCGAGCAACAAAATCTTAGATTAGATGAGAGTTTCCCAAACACTAAGGTACCAATTGGTACCGTTGGTTTTTCTGCATGGCAAGAGAAACCATGGTCAATAGATATTAGACCAAGGGAATATAGAGTTACAAATGTGGTAGGCACAGATGATAATCAAAGGCATTATGTGTATAATAAATTCTCTGTCGTAGTTGATGGCAAACCATATGATGTCAAGATAGATAAGGCGGAAATGGTTGAAGAATATCCAGAACCATCTTTTCATTGGTGGAATCCAAGATTATTTGTTGGTACAGATTCTGGTGTTAATTTGTCAAATATGAATGGAGAGTTAACGCCGAATATAAATATTGGTGTTATGTCTTATGGTATGTATAAGAACCAGCCGGATTTTTCTTTTTTGCAAGTTGGAGTTGGGTATGGTGCGATTAGTAGGAGAGCACAACTAGTTGTGACTCCTGTTGTGTATAACGTTGGTAAACATTTACCATTAATGAATAACATGTATGTTGGTCCATCTGTTCATATTAGTTCTAATGCAGAATTTTCTGTCATGGGTGGGTTTAGGACTGCGTGGTAATAGGATATATTAAACTATGAGTAAGCTGTATATATTTACACTAACATGGAATGGAATAGATAAACTATCAAAATTGAATGAGTCATTAATTCCTGCACTCAAAGAAATTGATTATGAGTGGTTTATAAAAGACAATGCGTCTACTGATTGTACAGTAGACGTTGTAAAATCTTGGGAAGGCAATATTAATGTTATTGCTTATAAGAACAATTTACAGAACTTTTCAAAAGGTATGAATTATCTTTTTAAAGAGGCAAATCCCAATGATGATGATTTTGTACTATTATTAAATAATGATGTGATATTTAAAGATACCAGATCAATTAAAAAAATGATTGAGCTAATGAATAATAAAGATATTGGAGTAGTTGGGGCTAGATTGTTATTTACAGACACTGATAAGCTACAACATGCCGGGGTTACATTTCATCCATCAACACATGCACCAATGCATTTTAGATTGAATGAAAAAACAGATAAACAGTCTCTTAAAAATAGACAATTTCAAGTTGTGACTGGTGCAGTCTTACTTACTAAGGCTGAATGTTTCAAATCCGTATTTAAGAATCAAAAATCTGGGCATCTAGGGATGGATGAGAATTATCATTGGGGTTTTGATGATGTTGACCTTTGTTTGGCTATAAAATACAATATGGATAAAAAGATTGTATATTGTGGCGAGACAGATATATACCATGAAGAAAGCGCATCATTGAAGAAAGTTCCCACGAACAGGCTGTTTCTAGCGCACAATTTGAACTATCTAAGAAATAAATGGAAACATAGATATTGTTTGGACCACGAAATGTATACTAAAGATCCTAATTTTAACGTCTATGATGGGTAAAATATGAAAAAGAAAGTATTATGTACCGGAACATGTGGGTTTATATTTAGTAACTTTATAAGGAGAGCTATATATACAAAACTTCCATATTCATTTGTTAGTATAGATAGGGTTAATTTTGATGATTTAAACTCTGTTTATTGGAATAAAAATCATATATTTTATATTGCTGATATTAGAGACCAACATATAATTGATACAATATTTAGGTTTGAAAAACCAGATATAGTTATTCATGGGGCAGCAGAAAGTGTTCGTGAAGATACTATAATTCCTTATATGGGTCCAACTAAAATCGAACACTTAGAAGTAAAAGAATTGTGGAATAGATTTTCAAAAAGAAATATCATAGAAACCAGAAATGATGGTGTTGAGATAATTAATCTAAATAGCGATCAGCAAAGAGCATTAACCATTAAAAACGGATTTGGTCAATGGAAAAAAATTAAACAAATATCACGTCATTGGTATAATGGTACTCTTATTAATATGAGACAAAAATGGGGAGAAATTGATGTGACTCCAAACCATTCTATTTACAATTCTAATATGGAGTTAACTAAACCAAATCCAGAAGTTGAATTGTTATCTATTAGATCAATACAACCAAGTCATAGTTTAAAACATAAGGTAGAAAAATTTGGAAATTATGAATGGAAAACCTCTATAGATGATTTACTATTTATGATTGCATTTTATGTGACTGAAGGTAGTGCTTTTTATAATAAAAAAAATGGAAGTTATATTCTGGATTTTCCACAAAATAATATTGAAGATATTTACAGAATACAACAAATATTCAATAATAATTTTGATGTAAAAGGTAATGTTATAGTTCGTAAATGTAGTAGTTTTAGAGTAGCAAATAAGAGATTATTCAATATTTTTGTTAAAGAATGCAAATATCATTCTGATAAGAAAATTATACCATCATTTATTTTTAAATTACAACCTTATTTACAAAAAGATTTTATAAAGTATTTAGTATATTTTGATGGTCACAAGTATAGTAATACTAATTCCAAATATTCAACTAATAGTAGATTGATGGCTTCACAATTATCAACTTTGTTTTCGTTAGTAAAACAAGATTACTCTTATGCACGAAAAGTTTTTAAAAATTCAAAGTGGAAAGATAGTTATTGTTTTAATCTTTCTGCTAGACAAAATAAATTAAATAAATCAATTTATGAAGAATATATGTATGATGGTTATGTTTATGATTTAGAAATCGATGATACACATAAATTTGTATGTGGGTTGGGAAATGTAATTGTTCATAATACACATGTTGATAATTCTTTGTCAGATGCTAATTCATTTGTAACATCAAATGTATTAGGTACACAAGTATTAATAAATGCTGCAGTAAAATATGGTGTTGAAAGATTTATATATATTTCAACTGATGAAGTATATGGTCATTTAGAGAATGAATCAGATCCTTCTTGGAAAGAAGAAGCATCACTAAATCCTAGAAATCCATACTCGTCAACAAAGGTTGCTGGTGAATTATTGGTAAAAGCCGCACATAATTCCCATGGCTTAAATTATAACATTACAAGATCAGCCAATAACTACGGACCCAGGCAGACCCCTGATAAGCTCATACCAAAGGTAATAAAAAACATAAAAGCCGGTCTACCAATACCTGTCTATGGGCAAGGACTTCAGGTTAGAGATTGGACACATGTGTATGATAATTGTGCTGGAATCATGACAGTTCTTGAAAAAGGTGCACCTAATGAGGTTTACAATATTTCTGCAAACCAAGAGTTCAGTAATATAGAAGTTGTTCAGAATATTTGTAATGTAATGAAGGATGGGCATAATCTGATTACTTTCGTAAAAGATAGACCAGGTCATGATTTCAGATATTCAATTGATTCATCTAAATTAAAGAAACTAGGTTGGTCTCCAACTATAAAGTTCAAAGATGGTATCATTAGTACAATAGATTGGTTTATGGATAATCAATGGTTCTTAAAGTGATATATTACTATTTAAGCATATAAAAGTGCTGTAAAATCAATAAGTTTAAGGAGAAAGTATGTCTGCGACATCGATTACAGAAGAAGAGAAGAATGAAAAATTAGAGGATGATATTTCTGGACAAGAAGTTGTAAAAGAAGAAAAACCTCAAGAAAATTCAATAGATATGGATAAATTAGCTGCATTAAAAGCTAAGAGTCAGAAAAAACAAGAGGAACAAGAGATGGCGTCGAAGATTGTTTCGAAAAAAGAGAGAAGTTTATCACTAGGAATTATAGGTTCAGGTCAAGCAGGTTCAAGAATTGCGGAAGCATTTTACAAGTTAGGATATGATGCTGTAGCAATAAATACAGCAATTCAAGATCTAAAGTATATTGAAATTCCGGACTCAAACAAATTATTATTGGAATATGGATTAGGAGGGGCGGCAAAGGAAACAGAGATAGGAAAATCGGCAGCAGAGGCTCATAGAGGGGAAATTGCTCAGTTAATTAATGATAAGCTATCATCAGTATTAGTAAATGTATTATGCCTTAGTTTAGGTGGAGGTTCTGGTGCTGGTTCTTGTGAAACTTTAGTTGATATGTTATCATCTACGGGTAAACCACTTGTTGTTATTACTGTATTACCAATGGATACAGAAGATGCTCAAACAAAGTATAATGCACTAGAGACATTATCTAAATTATCTTCACTTACCCAATCAAAACATGTTAATAATTTGATTGTTGTTGATAATGCAAAGCTAGAAACAATTTATCAATATGTCAGCCAGGTTGATTTTTATCCTGTTGCTAATAAAGCTATTGTTGATCCTATTGATGTATTTAATACATTATCATCAATGCCTTCCGCTGTTAAAGGACTTGACCCAATGGAATGGGGAAAGCTATTCACAGATGGTGAAGGCTTAACAGTTTACGGAGAATTAACTGTTGAGAATTTTGATGAAGAAACTGCAATTGCAGAGGCAGTTATTAATAACCTAAACGGAAACTTATTAGCTGGAGGATTTGATCTTAAGCAATCAAAATATGTTGGTGTTATAATCGCTGCTAACAAAAATGTTTGGTCTCAAATTCCTAGTGCAAGTGTAAACTATGCCATGGCAATTATTAATGATCAGTGTGGAACTCCAAAAGGAGTTTATAAGGGAATTTATACCATAGATACTCCAGAAGATGTTGTAAAGGTATATTCCGTATTTACTGGTCTTGGTTTGCCAGAGTCTCGCGTTACACAACTTAAAAAGGATGCTAAAGAGCATATGAGTGTTGCAAAAGGTAAAGATGACCAAAGAAATCTTACTCTTAAACTAGATACTGGCGTCAATGAAACTGTTTCTGAAGCCCAAAAGATTAAAGATAAAATTGCAAAGAAATCATCCGCATTTGGAAGATTGGTCGGCGGCACTGTATCAGACAGGAGAAAATAATGGAGGATATTGATAAGAACAGAAAAATCTGTGTTCCATCATTTAACATGGATAGTTTTGATAAAATTAAAGAAGAAGCTGGCGTTCTTTTAGAAGCATATGAAAAAACAGAAGATGAGATTCCAGATATGTTAATGATAGTTTATAGTCGTAAAAATGAAGACGGAACATATACTGTATACATGTGTGCTACTCCAGAAAATGAACTTTCAGAAGTTAAATTGTTTGATTCTGAATTAAGTTTGAAAATTAATAGGAAATAATAAATGAGTGAATATCTACTTGGGATCGATGTGTCCGACGTTCAGGGTTTTCCAAAGTGGGATCGTGTTAAAAATAATGGTGTTGAGTATGCTTTTTGTAAAGCAACAGAAGGAACTGATTTTACAGCAAAAAGGTTCAAATATAACTGGGATGGAATTAAAAACGCCGGAATAATTAGAGGCGCATACCATTTTGGAAGAACAAAGAATGACCCCGTAGTAGAAGCAACTCACTTTATTGATACTGTTGGTGAATTTGATGATACTGATATGCTTGTATTAGATATTGAAGATGAAAAGAATAAACTGTCTAAAACAGACTTTATTCAATGGAACTTATCATTTTTAGAAGAAGTAGAACGAAAAACAGGCGTAATTCCTATTGTATACACAGGTGGACCATATTTTGATAAGCATGGTGGACAGCCAGATAAAGAAACTGTTGACAAATTCTTAAAGTATCCATTATGGTTAGCAGCATATACCAAAACACCAAATAAATATGTTCCATATATTTGGAAGTCACAAGGATGGAAGATATGGCAGAGATCAGGAGATGTTGCAGCAAAAGGTGATACTATATTGCGTGTTGATGGTATTTATGCAGTTGTAGATAGAAATCAATTTGATGGAACAAGAGAAGACCTGCTTAATTTTGCTAAAAGCTTACGTGTAAACAATGGTAATCCGCCTGTTATAGAACCAAAAGCCTGGGACGTTATGTCTGAGGTTATAGGGAAACTATCTGGCGATAATGAATAAAATTGTAATTCGGAGTAACAAAGCCTGTCAGATTTTAACTGATGACCAGGATTTATTACGAGTATTAAGATCTACTATGTCTTATAAAATGACTGGTGTAGAATTTACCGAAGCTTATAAGAATGGATGGAATGGATACACATATCTTGTAAGCAAGAAAGGTATGTTCTACTTTGGTTTATTGGATAAGGTAAAAGATTTTCTAGATAATAGAAATGCTCAATATGAAATTATTGATGAGAGACCTCCATTGGTTGTTCAACAACCAATGGATATTTCTAAAAATCTCGAAAAAATAAAAAAAATTCCAAGAGATTATCAGCAAAAAATTACTGATGTTGCAACAGCGCGGCAGAATGGTATAATTAGAGCTTGTACAGGCTCAGGAAAAACGATTTGCCTTGCAACTATAACGGCAAAATTAAACAAACCAACAATAATATATGTAATTGGTCTCGATCTATTAAAACAATGTTATGATTTGTTTGTAGATCTTTTTGATGAACCAATTGGGTATATAGGTGATGGAATATGTAAAATTGAAAGAATTAATATTGCAAGTATATGGACAATTGGAAGAGCATTAGATATTGATAAAAAGAAAATTTGTTCGGATGATGAAATAAGTAGTGAAGAAAAGTTTAATAAAAATCAAACAAATGATATTGTTTCATTATTGAATAAAACTAAAGTTCATATATTTGACGAATGCCATGTAGTCACTTGTGATACAATACAATTAATTCATAAAAAGATAGATCCTGAACATATATACGGATTTAGTGGGACTCCATTTAGAGATGATAATACAGACCTTCTTATAAATGGAATACTTGGTGAGCAAATAATTAATGTATCTGCTTCTGAATTAATAGATAGAGGAATATTAGCCCAACCAATTATTAAGTTTTATACTGTTCCGAAGATGTCATTACCTATGGCACCATATCAAACTGTTTATAAAACTTATATTACTGATAATAATGTAAGAAACACTCTTGCTGTTAAATGTACAAAAGGTTTATTAGATAAGGGTTATACTCCACTAATTTTATTTAAAAATATCAATCATGGTAAAATACTATATGACATGATGATTGATGCTGATATAAAATGTGAGATGTTATATGGTAATGATTCTCTTAATAGGAGAACAGGGGTAAAAGAAGCTCTTGAAAAAGGTCATATTCAAGCCATTCTTGCGAGTACGATATTTGATCTTGGTGTTGATATTCCTTTATTGAATGGATTAGTATTATGTGGTGGCGGAAAAAGTAGTATTCGTGCCCTTCAAAGAATAGGTAGAGTTATAAGATTTTTTCCTAATAAGAAGTTTGCTGCAGTTGTTGATTTTTATGATCAGGTGAAATTCCTTAAGAAACATTCAAAAATTAGAGAACAAATTTATTCCTCAGAAAAAGGATTCCGAATTATTAAATCAAAGGAAATGTCAAAGGGTTGACGCCGATTTTTTCGTAATTATGTTCTTATTGGAATAATTTTCGGGCAAAGGAGTCCGTGTGAAGTTCTATTATGACAAAGAAGCTGAAGATATGATTAGTAGTTTTACTAATGATTTGATGGGTTTACCTAATATACCAACTTTAGAGATGGGTAAAAATATATTTTGGCAAATGACAGCTGTTGATAATGAAAAATTAGCATTAAAATCTGCAGATAAATTCTTTAAAGATACTTTTAATAATATCCACAAAACAAATGATATTGTTACTGTTATTAGGTTTAAATGGACCATGTCTAATATGTATTCGGCGGAAGATGTTTTGGTATTTTTTCTATTTCCACCGGATGAATTGAAAAAGAAGTTGAATTCAATATTTAAAATGAAAGCATTTTGGTGATATCATGGAAACATATACATATAATTGTATTTAACTTTGAGGAGATACTCAAATGAGTACACAAAAATGCAATAATTGTAATTTATTTTTAGATTTAACTTGTTTTTCTTTTAGGAAAGATGCAGGCTCATATAGGAAAGTTTGCAAGACATGTTATAATAAAAAAGTTAGAGAATATAAGAAAAAAAATAAAGATATTATTTTGGAAAAACAAAAAGAGTATTATATTCTGAATAAAGATAGTTTATTGGAATATAGAAAATATTATTATCAAAATAATAAAGAACATGAATTATCCAGAAATAAAATGTATAATGAATCACATTCTAAAGAGTTATCTGAGTATTATAAAAAATATTATAAAGAAAATAGAGATAAAATACGTGATTATTACAAAAAATATTCAGAAGAAAATTCAGAGAAAATAAAAATTAAAAAAGCAGAATATATGAAAAAACGTAGAGGTAATGATATTCTTTTTAAATTAAGAACAAGAGTTTCAGTTATAGTTTCTTCAGTTTTATCTAAAAATGGTTCATCAAAAAATAACAAATCAATACTTGAGTATTTACCTTATTCTATTGAAGAACTAAAGAATCATTTAGAATTTCAATTTGAAAATTGGATGACATGGGATAATTATGGTAAGTATAAAAAAGAAGAGTGGGATGATGAAGATAGTTCTACATGGACTTGGCAAATTGATCATATAATACCTCAAAGTAATCTTGTTTATACTTCAATGGATGATGAGAATTTTAAAAAATGTTGGAGTTTAGAAAATTTAAGACCATATTCTTCTAAACAAAATTTAATAAAAAGTAATAGGTGATTTTATGAGTTATGACTTAGATAGTGCACCAAATAATGCTTATGAAAAATTTTTTTGTAGATTTGATAATATTAATAATAAAGAGGTTAAAACATGGAAGGCTCCTGAATTAATAGGATATTTTATAAAAAAGTATTATGATCAATATAAAACTAAATACAAATTTAAGTTTAATAGCCCGGTTCCGTCAAAATGTTTTGAGGTTTTTCAGATTAAAAAACTTGCTAGTATGTTATCTTCTGATCCTGAAATATTAAAAGATTATATCGATTGGGTTTATGAAAACAGAGTTATAAAGGCTAAGAGAAGGCTAACTTCTATTTCATTCATGACAGTTGAAGGAATTGTGAATGAATATAAGTTTAAGGTATTGTTAGCTCAGCCTGACAATAAGATAGATAGAACAACTCCACTTCCAGATAAATATAAGAATGTTTTTGTTGGTAAGGGGTTTGATGTATCAACTTATGGAGATATTGCCTTTTTATATAATGTACCCAACAAAAATAAAGATATGATTTCTGCTTTTGATATGGCACAAATGTTGGGATTAGACTTAGATAAATTAAGCAAGGTGGTATGATGTTATTACTTAAAAACCAACATGTAAAGATAATTTTTAAAAACAGTATAACAATTGAAGGAATTGTTCTACAATGGGATCCAGAAGCTGAAGAATATAAATTCGTCCTAAAAGCATTGGAAGATAATAGTTTGTTTATCATTAATAATCAAGAGGATATTATGATTGTTAAAATTATTGATAATTCTGTGCACGAAAATATTCAGGAAGTTGTTCAAGAGGGGCTACAAAAAGAAGAAGAATTGCAAACAAATTTTGAAGAAATAAAAGAACAGATCGACGAGGTATATGAACAGCCAAGGCATGATCTGGGTGATATTCAGAACCTCGCAAACTTGAGAAAAAAGCTTGCAGAATCTGAAAGACAACTGATAGCAAACAAGCTGAGGCAACATCACATAAAAGATCCTAAAGGAGTTAAATATGAACATGGATTTTTCAAGAAGTGAGTCTCTCAATAATATTCCAAAAAAGAAGCTAAAGATAATACTTGACTCAATCGATGAAAGTGATGTTTATAAAAGGATTGCAATAAATAG